TATAGTTAAGAAAGGTTAATTTGATGATTTTTCTTTGTTTTGTTTGTTACTTATAAATGACTTTTCAATCAAAATATAAAGTAAAAACAAAACAATAGGGATAGATAAGATAACATGCAAAAAGTTCCTTTCATCAACAAATAGAACAATAAGAGCGATAACGAAAGAAATAAATACCACTTTCAACCCTTCCAGTATTACTTGTATAGCCTTCATTTTCATAACTTTGTTGTTTAACTGTTTATTAAAGTGTATTATTTACATTTATTTTATAGGACTTTCCAAAAGAGACACCGCGCTTTGTATTTTCAATAGGTGTAAAAGTTACATTATTTCCGTTCCTATCGGCTCCATAAATACCCGTTGCACTTGTTTTGTTTTCCCTACAAAATTGCTTTGCTTTTTGAAGGCTGGAGAACTCCAGCCTGTCAACTATCCATTTATACACCCTATTCATTGTATTTGCAAATTTGATAATAGTTCAATCGCTTTTTCGTTTCCTTTGTTTGCTTCTTGCTGCAATTTCTCCAAAGTAGTAAATTTTCTCCCACCATTTACACCAATTTTTCGACATAGAGAAATAAACGTACTGTGTAAAATTTCTTCACCCTTATAAATATACTTTGTTTTCATATCCTTATCGCTTTAAATCGTTAAAAATCAAATGTTTCTCGCAAATTGTTTGCAAGAAAATAAATATCAACGCCTTCAAACACTCTATTATATTTATTTTCATACTTGCACAATGCACTCCATAAAATAGGTGTATTTTCCTCTTCTTTGCAAAAATCGTTTTTATCCGAATATTCGTTTTTGCAAATAATATCCTGTAAAAACGAATAAAACATTTCAACAATTTCATTTCTATCCTTATCAATGACATCACAACGGAAATTTTGGAAGCTGTCAAACCAATCAAAAGATAATCTTTTGCCTTCATAGCTCACTGTTACTATATAGTGATTATGATTTTCCGGGTATTTTTTATCCCATTTGCAAGCCTTCGTATTTGAAAGCAAACATTTAATTTTTATTGCTTTACCTTCAAATAAAATAGAAGTTTCTTTGCTGTCGCCATTATCCGTTATTGCCGGCTGATCATTAAATTTTTCTTCTTCGTTGTTAAATAATTCTTGTTCTTGCTTTGCGCTAATTCTTGTTGCTTTCATGACTTTGTTGTTTAATTAGTTATTATTACTTGTTTTCTTTGATACAAATGTAACACTTTAATGTTACATACCAAAGGTTTTATAGTTAAGAAAGGTTAATTTGATGATTTTTCTTTGTTTTGTTTGTTACTTATATCAAAATTGAGGCGAAGCGAAAGCGCGCCGGCGCGGGCGGAACCTCAATTTTAAAGCAAATAGTTATAACCCAATACCAATAAAGAAAACCTTATTTAGAATGAATCTAAATAGCATGATACACAATTATTTGAATATCAACAAATTACACAAATACCTATCAAAATAAAAGAAAAAGAATAGAAAAAGCATGTCGAAAAACCTATAACTAAAAGTTATAACGAATAGGAAAAAGAGAAAAGAAGGAAATCAAAGGAATGTAAATATGAAAATGTTAGATAAGTAGGTAGGTATAAAAATGTGATTTGTGACTTTTTAGATTATGCTTCAAAATTTAGATTATATGATTTTATTAAATGCAGATATTTCTTTTTGTATGGTTTGTAAACTTTGGTATATCTCTATTAGGTACATATTTTAAAATTTAGTTTTGAAACTTAGAATTTATAATTTTAGAGGTGTTGTGTATGCAATAGTCCGCCTCGCCTGCCATCACCCTACACAAAACACCTTCCCTTCATTCCCTCTATTATCCTACCTCTTCCACTATTCAAGCGGTATTCGGAGTGTTTGCGATTGTGTTTGCTGTCTACTTTTCGCTTCTATTCCTATAGTTGTTGATCACCTTCTATATCTATTTTTATACTCTATACATTGCCTTTCTTTTTTACGGGAGTTATATATCTATTGTTTTTAAAAATGGCTCTATGGTGCTGCAACGCACCATGTACGACCCATTTTTAAGAGCTATACTAATACCAATTTGATTTTTCCTATATATATTATATATAATATATATAGGAACTTTTGTTTTTGGTGTAGACACTCTTGTACCCTTTCTTTTCTTCTTATACATGGAGTGTATAGGTAGGTGGGCACTCCTTCTATATCCTTTTTGCTTCTCCTTTTCCCGTTCCTGTACTCTAATCCTATGATTTCAAATAATCGTTTTTAAGGCTTTGTTTTTATCTGGGTGGTATTGGTATATTATTTTGAAAAGAAAGTACCAGAAATAAGCGGAAAAAGCAGGTAATCCGGGGTATTTTGTTTTAGTAGGGTATCTTTAGGGACTGTTTGAGGACTCTCCATATAAAGCCTGCGTGTCTAATACCTCACAAGACAAAATCTCTAAACAGTTCCCTTATAGGGATTTTTGTAAACAGATATATTTTATTGCATTGAAAATCAATAAGTTATACTATACGGAATTTTATTTTCTTGTTCTATATACGATTTTTGGTACATATACTGTTATTGTTAATGATTTTTGTTTATCTCTTTTTCTCACTTCCTTTTTTCTTTTCTCATGTAGTTTCTTTGTATTGAGGTTGCGTGTCTAACATGCCACAAGACAAATCCCTAAAATAGAATGTGTAGTGGGGATTTTATAAGATCAACATTATTTTTATCTCTTTTATTTTCAATACCTTATGTATATAAAATCTCAAAAACACACTCCTATTGGCAATTTTGCCATCCTACTTTTTCTTTTGTGGCAGGAATGTTATTCTGTTCACACTATCTTCTTTTTTTGAATGGAGGTAGGGGGCATTTCTTTTCTTTCCTATAGGTTTGACTTTCCTGTTTTTCTTTGTTGGTATGTACGAGAATATGGATTTGGACTTCTATTGGCGATTTTTGGTGGGTTGGTCTATCCTATTTTCTTTCGGAAGGGGAATCCTTGCGGATTCTTTCTCCCTTCCGAGGGACAATCGCTTTGCTCAATTCATAAAATCTTCCTATTTTGACAAAATGATATAGAAACAATTGATTTTTCTATCAAAATGAAAGTAGGAAAATCGGGTTTTCAAAACTTTTTTCGATATAAGGGGTTGGACAAAATTGGAAAATTTTAAATTCTTGATTTTCAGACTTATGTGATTTTTGATAGGTCTTACTCACCCTATTTTTCGGCTATTTTTGAATTTTGACTATTTGTAAAGTAAACAAAGACTGTTCCTATTAAAATGATACAAACAAAAGTTCAAAAACAGGCTAAAATGTAATAGTTTATTCTTACAAAATAGGAGGGATTTCCTACTTTCAGACAACAAAAATCACTACAGATAACATCAGAATAGAATAGATTTTGCCTTCCAACAGGGTGATTTCTCCTATTTAACCTTCTGTAACTATTTTCCTACTAAAATGTAACCGTTTATTATTACTTTTTCAGATTGGTTTTAACATTTGAGTTAAAATGAGACAAGAAAACAGTACTTGGACTTATTGTATATTTTTACAATAAGGGATAAAAGTGCATTTCTGATAAGATTTTGAGTTAAATTATTAAATATCAATGATTTATAAATTTTGAATTTTCGACTTCCCCTATAGGCGAAAATGAATTTACTTATTGTATATTTTTGACTCAAAATAGAGTAATTTTAAGGTCTAAAACATGGATTTTTGATTTTAACATTTAGGCAAGAAAGACGAAGGAAGCGTTTATAAGTAACAAACTTTTTGTGAATTTGTCATAATATAATGTGACAAGTTGGTTTTTAAGGCTAAAATGTAGTATTGTATTATGACAAATCGGGCGATTTTCATTTTCATTTTGAAATATATTCTTTCAAGAACTTGTTCACGAGGTACACTTGACCTTTACCGGTTACAAGAGGTGTGCTTACCGTAATCAGATCACCGTTCGGTTTTGTGATCGTTCTTTTCTTGATCTCGAACATTCCTGCTTCTACCCATCTTTGCATTGGTTGGTTGTAGTATTCGCCTTTCACTCCAAGATACCCTCTTTTGCGAAGCCACTTGAATAACCGGTTCTGCCCTACCTCCATTCCATTTTGGCAAATGATCTTGGTAAGCTCGGCAACAAGGCAGGAACGTTTGGATTCGGTTACAGCCATTGCAAAAATCACTTTAGGCAAATCTTCTTCTATTTGGTTCTCCAAGTTTTTGTTTTCTTCTGTGAGTTGCCTTGTCTGTTCTTTTAGAGCCTGTCTTTCTTTTTCTTCTTGAATCCATGTTTCGGCACGCTTGATTGGATTCTCTATTTGATAAGACGGTAAATTGTAGCTTCCGGTTTTTCTAATAGCAGGCAACACTTCGGAAGTTACCCATCTTTTAAAACTCTTTGCAGATTCTAATTTACTACCGAAAATCAAAGAGTAAAGCCCACTTTCGTTTATCAAAGTTGTTTGTTGAGTAAAACCTTGACTGTCAGGGACGCCCTGTTTTAAGTCGTCCTCACTATCAACATGTTGCAAAATTGCGTTTCTGGTGTTAGAATAACCCAAAACAGATGCAACATCTTTTCCCACAAAGTAAGGTTCGCCATTTACTAACATTGTTCTTACTTCTCCAAATTCTTCATTTTTGAAAATCTTTAATTCACTCATAACTTTGTATTTTAATTGTATTTGTAGGCAAAAAGAAAACGGCTTTGCCTTTCCCGGTTGCGAATCACATTAAGAAGCATGGTAAGATTTTCCTTAACGTTGGGAAGGCAAAAGCCGTTTAAATATGAATAGAACGGTTGTTGGTTTCTTGCATTATAAAAGCTTTACCATGTTTGTATTAATGTAATTCGCACCACAAATATAGCAAAGTTTTGCTTGATTTTTAGGCTTTCACCAAAAATATCGGAAACCGTTAATCCAATTTTCCTTCGGTGAGTTTGCATTCTTTGATGATTTTCTCGATCTCATCTCCTTCATAATCGTCTGTTTCACCTACAAGATGCGCTGTTTCTTCGTTGTAAGGAATGCAGTACCTTCTATTTAAACCACCTTCTATAGTGTAAATACACTCTTGATTGCGAGGATTGATATGAGAAAAGAATGCTACAGACCAAGCACTTTCTTTATTATTTCTTACAAGTACCTTGTCGAAAGGTTGGAAATAATAAACATATTTCTTTCTCGGAAGAGAATAATGCCGGTGCTTTTTGTGGTTTTCTTGATTCCAGATATCTATCTCTACTTCTGTAGCAAGACGATCAATAGGAGAGATTCTGCTACCATCTACATTTGTCATGAAAGAGCCATCATCAGATATTATTCCAAATTCATTCAGATGTTCATTGTAGCCTACCATTCCAGCTTCAAAGGGAGATTCTATTGTAGTCGCATAAGGATCAAAACCTTCCCATGTATTCCATATAGTAGGGAACAGTACACATGATCCTTTTTCATATAATCTCCCACATTCGTCCAGTTTTAATGTTAGATTTTTGTCTAAAGGCAAAACTTTCAAAAAGATATTGCCTTCTTTGTCTATTCTGTCCAAAAGGACATCTCCATGCGTGACAGAGTAAAGTTTAGTGTATTGTTTACACTCTTCGAGCAAACCCGCTATGTTTATTAATTTTTCCATGACCTTTATTGTTTGTTGTTGTTCCACTTCGCATTATCCGGTATTATATCTCTAAAACATTCTGGCACATCACCCTGATGCCACCAATCGTTAGATATCACCTTTTCTCCAGAGTTTTTAATGGCTTCCATCATCCTACCGCCAAAACCCATGAATCGTCTTGTCATGTTATTTGTATTAGGAACGAATGGGTTGGCAATGTATGAAACTCCATCTATAATTAGCCAATTGGGATCGTTTTTGTGTTGCTCATACATTCTTATCCAAAATGCACAATGGTAGCAAACACCGTCTCTTTCCATGATTGTACGGATATCACATTTTACAAAATGCTCTGGGTTCATGTCATGGATTTTATTTTGTCCCGACCCATCTTCTTGTCCACACTTAGGGCATATCTTTTTCTTCGTTTCCATATTCATTCTTTTTTTGTTTTTACCTTATTCTTCCCATTCTATTTTTACTGTTTTGTAATATAAACGATTTGACTTTTCACCTGATTCCATTCTATCCTTTGCTTCTTTTTCAGATTCAAAAAGATTAAGTCCTGGGAATAGTCGTTCATCTTTATCTTTGTACAAATTTATCCATGCTTCTCGTTTTACAGCTTTCATGAAAAGGTCACACATACATCCCCTTCCATCGTTACTGAATCTTCCTTTCTTGTTATAAGAAAAGATAGTTTCATCACCAGCCTCTTTTACTAAGGCCACAATAGGATGATGTCCTATTCTATCAAAACACAAGATTCTCGCTTCCTTACCATCTCTTGTGCACACCGGATGTCCGACTTTCGCTTTTTCTAAATCAAATTCCTTCATTTCAAAATTTCATTTTTTCGAGTTTGACAATCTGCTTTTTCAAAGACTCGATTTTCCTAAGTCTCATATCTTCCACCTTTTTCAAGACTTCTTCTTTTGTGTGAACATAATCTCTGTTTGTCCACATAATATTCATCTGATTTTTTGACTTAGCATACTCTCCATAAGTACTTTATTTTATTTCAGTATCTACCTCTATGATACCTTTTGTTAAAGCATACTTGAATACAAAAATTTTCTTTTCCATTTTGATTCTGTTTATTTTAAATGTTTTAATCTTTTAATGGCATCTTTTCTGGAATATGCCATTACTTTTATTCCTTTTATACAAAACTCTTTTTCCTGTTTCTTTTTCTCTGGCCTCCGGTAATTGGGGTTCATTCCGCTACCCGTTTTAAATGGATATGTACTTCCATTTACACCCAATGTGGACATCATTAACATAGCTGTCAGCATTCCTCTTTTCATGACTTGTTTTTATTATTTGTTTTTTACATATCCATTCTTAACACACCACACCAACATTTCATAGGCAGCCTCAATAATATCTTCTTTTTCGAAGATACTAAGAATAGACCGGGTATAGGTATCTTCATAAGAAATACTTACACCATTGGTATTCTTCCTAATAGTTAGAACATTATTGTCTATAGAGTTGGGAAGAATATCTATAACATCTTGCAAAGTAAATACTTTCTTTTTGCTTATATAACAAGTAAGGCAACCATCAACCGTTACTACCTCTCTTGAACGCCCACAATATATTTCGTCTTCTGAAACTTCATATTCATTTGCACTCGCATCGCTTGTATCAACACCCAACTCTTTAAGGCGTTGCATCTGGTCGATTGATAAAACTTGATTTTTCATGATTCAATCCTCCTTAAAATATTCAATTAATTCTTCAACAGTAGCTTTACGCCAATTAGGAGATACTTCTGACATATTTTCATTCTGTTTGTTAAAAGCAAAAAGTCCTTGTCGAGATATAAACCATTGATTTACATCTGTATCGTTTCTTATTGCGACAATAGCCAAGAAAAGTTCTTCATTGTCGTTGCAATCTATTCGTCCAGCACAATTCCATGTCGTATGTGGATTACAAGAATCAAAAGTTTCATTTTTAATGGTAGTGAATTTGTCCATTCCTGTAGCCAAACACAATTCATTATCATCAGATACCCATTCTGACGGTTCATATCCCAACTCTTTTAATTTGTTGCGAAGCTCTGGGGTATTTTTGCGTATAAAACACGTTTTAGTAAATGTCATAATTTCAATCCTCCATAATACCTAACAAATCATTTAAATATGCCCATTGTATTGTTTCACTGAAACAATACAGAATACACCCTGGACGGGACGATATAAAAACTTGATCTTCTTGAAGGATACCCATCAGTTTTCCTTTCTCATGGACACAAACAATAAACTCACCAACTTTAGGTTTTACTGTTTTATCATGCCATACAGAATCTATAAACCAATTAACACCTTCTCTAAAGGCAACCGCAACACTGTTTAGACTTATATCATTATGGAAGTACCCTATTTGTTCTTGCACTGTCTTTTTAAAGACAGAAGATACTTTTGTTATATCTTTTCTTTTCATATCTATTCTGCTAATTCAATTATTGCTTGTCTGAATGACATATATTCTCTTAATTTAGATATTGTTCCATCCTTCTTTGCTTTCATAAGAATAGGAACAACTTCATTTGCCACAATTTCATATCCAGTTACATAAGCAAATTTCTTTTCTTCTGGAACTATTCTTATTCTATTAATACCGAGACCTCGGAGTTCATAAGCGGGAATAGTCAAACAAACTTTACTCCCAATAGGGAATTTTTGATTAGAGACTATGTATTCATTCTCTAATTCTTTCATTTCTTTCTTACAACTATCAATCTTAGATTGAATTTCTTCTTTTCGTGTTTTAAAATATAATTTGTCCATGATGTTCAGTTACTTTAACAATTTTCATCTACTATAACAGCTACGACAATCATTTCAATAGCAAGAATGATCATTCCAACCCAAAATAAAGTTTAAAACCAATTGCAGGTAGCGATATGAATAACAACGCAATCCCGCATCTTCCCAAAAATTTACTCCAGTCTATCATAACTTTTCTTCATATTGTTTGTGATGAACTTTTTCTCTATCCGTATAGTAATCTCTTTCAATCAAATCCATAAGTTCCGACATGCTTTCTGAATTATCGTCAGAGGATTTACCTTTAAAGAAATACCGCATATATTCTGCGAGTTCTTTTGCAGTTTCATGAAATGCTTTTTCTTTAGCTTTCCATTCATCAGTAGGAACAAAGCCTCTTTCTTTGAAATGAAGCAAATACAAGTCCAGATAATATACAGACAAATCAGCCATATTGAGAGAAAGATTGAGTGTCTTTGCTGCCCAAGAAACAAGTGATTTTTCTAAATTTTGTTCTTGGTAATAGAACTTGTCTTTGGATTTTAAGTAATCCAGTTCTTCTTGCAGGCGTATTCTTTTTTGATTTAGAAAAGAAATTTTTGCCCAATTTCTTGTACTTCTTGCTTTACTGATTTCTCTTTGAACTTCCCTTAATTCAATAGAGACTTCTGTTTTTGTTCTATCTTTCGTTTCCATATTTTGTTGTTTTTGAGATGATTATATTATTCTGCATCGAAAAGTTGATCCATAGAAGCAGGTTCCTTTTTCAAATCTTCTTCATTATTGAATCGAACCTTTATGCTACCAAAAGAAGTTTTGAACAGGATGTAGTGTACATTTTCATCAGGACGGGAGACAGGTTTGTATTCCCGGAACATGGTCTTTTTGATATAACTGTTCCCTACTTTTACAAAATCCGGAAATGTTGATACTAAACGTTCTTTGACCAAAGCCATTTCCATATTGTCTTTGAAGGGAATAATTTCTTCTTTTCCTCTAATCTTTATAGAAATATAAGATGAAGTGTTTACTGTTCCTTCTTGGAATTTGAAACAAGAAACAGCTTGTTTGGGTAGTCTTCTGTTTTGTAAGATAAAATAAGCCATTGCGATACAGTATTTAAAAATGAGATAAAACCCGGCGGGAGCCAATCTTTGCGGGAAGATGATGAACTGTCCCGCCGGGGAACTTAAAAATATATGGAAACGTTGGTTATCGTTCTTTAGGATCGTCTTTTGTTCCTATCAAATGTTCGTTTCCTTCAAATGGAATACAGTTCTCCCACTCACCGGAAATAGTGAAATATTTACCTTTTTTTGAAATGTGAGAAAACAAATCACAATGCCAAACGCCAAATATTCCTTCTTCACAATCCTTTACAAGCACTTTCTGAAAAGGCTGGAATTTTGGTGCTTCCTGAACCTTTACCGCAACATATAAAGGTATTGAAATTACATGACAAACAGAAATAGATTTCTTTGCAGAATTGAAAATAAAAGGATTGTTAGTTGCAATAGAATTTTTAGTTATATCCAAAGGTTTCAATTCGTATTTTCCCAATTCAAGCATCCATTCATAAAACACATAAGGAAGATCATTTAAATAGATACCTTTGACTCCTGCTTCATCAATAACAAAGCATTCCCCACAATATTCACTTAATACTTTTGTGAACGAACAAGAGTAGCCGGTTACACTTACGTTCCCTTTTTCGTCTTTGTTATTGTTGTACCAATCAAGACTTTTGATCCGCACAATGTCACCTTTTTTAAATTTTGTTTCCATATTTTTCTTTTTAATATTGTTTGTTACTATCAATAAATCAATCCTTCTTCTCTTCGCCAAATAAGTCTTTTGGAGAAACATCAAGAATATCAGCTATTTCCTTTAACCGGTTCATGGTAGGATTTCCGTTCAGACACCTATAAAGAGATTGCCTTGTTACTCCCAATTTTTCTGACACCTGGGCTACGGAAATACCTTTTTCTTGCATGATCTCTTTAATTTTTAATCCATTTTTTTGCATTAAGTTTAAAATCGTTTTTCTTTATTCTGCCACAAATGTAACACTTTAATGTTACATGACAAAATATAATGTTACATTTTTGTCGAAATTCAGTCAAAAACCTTTAGTGTCAAAATAACACCAACTAAAATGACTGCGATAGGAACAACGATCATCTCATTGTCGGATACACATATCTTCGCTAATCCATCTGTTACAAGATACATCATCACCGACTTAACCAATCTGCTTTCTGTTTTCCTATCTTTTCTCATGTTGATGCAAAGATATATGTAACAGTATAATGTTACAACACTATTAACATTTGTTAAAGTATTTGTTTTTAAATAGGAGAGGACTTACTTTTGAAAACAAAAAGTATAGCTATGGCAACATATCAAGAAAGGCTGGAAGCAGCTAAAACAAAACTGCAAAAAATTTACCCAGACGCAACAATAGAACAGACTATTGATGATAACGGAAACGCTATCTGGAGAACAAACGTGCCGGGAGTGAAAATCATCGAAAGCATGAATGTAAATGCTTTGGAAATCGTAGTAGAAAATCTTCGACAGGCTTATAGAGCTAAGTTGGGAGTGAAAAGAAATTAACAATTGAATGATTTGATACTTTATCATTGGCGATAAACAGTAAATGATTGAAAGGTGTGCTTGTGAAAGTGCACCTTTTCTTCTATCTTTGACACGGTTAATTAACTCAAAATAAATATCATCATGAACAGAATTTTATTGACATTGACTTTTTTGTTCTCCTGCATTGCTTGCGTTTTTGCACAAGGAGAGTTGCCGGAAGAAACAGTTGACTATGCGGCTAATTTTGCAACATTCGCAGGTGTGGTAGGTGTTACAACAGTTGTAACGGAGTTCATCAAGAAACTATTCAAAACAGAACCGTCAGAATGGGTTCAAAGAATTATCTCTTGGGTAATCGGCATCGGACTTGGTATGTTCGCTTGGGGTTTCCGTTTGGGTATGTTTGAAGGATTGGATTGGTGGCAAGCATTATTGTGGGGATTTGGAGCAGGATTAGCATCGAACGGCGTTTTTGATTCCGGACTTATCGAATGGCTGTTTGGATTGTTTACCAAGAAAAAAGGATAATCTTCTTCATCACACTTTTTTTGTTTTTATTGGTTCAGGCGGGGCGAAAGTTCCGCCTTTACTATAATAGGTTTTATAACATGACAATAGACGAAAAATATACGAAGCTGAAAAGCATTTTCTTTAAAGATTTTGTAGTAGTGACAGAGAACTACAATTGCCGAGGAACTAATATCCCAGCAAGTAAAGTGACAAAGAGTAACACAACAGGGCTGAAAATCTTATATTGGGGAGACGGGACGATCAATATGGCGGAATACCTACATTATTTATATGTAGAAGCTGTGCTGGGGGATAAATCTTGTGTAGATAAAATTTACTGGTGTCTGAAATCAATAGAAAGACTTTCTTTGAGTGCCTATGAGGATGAAAAGATGAAGAATCCAAAAGTATATTTTAAATACGAGCCTGGATTCTTCCTTAGAGACGACATATCGGTAAATTCAAAAGACCTTTTTAATGCTTACAAAATAGAAAGCGGTTACTCGAACGGTATCGAACTTGAAAATGAAGACCCCTGCTTTTCTCCTTTTGTATCACAAGACCAAATTTGGAACTTACTTCCATCTCTTACATTAATAGCGGAGGGGATGGAAGATCACAAAACAGGCATTTTAGCAAAAGAAATACTGAAAAACATCCTTTCCTATGTTTCTGATCACGGACATACCATTTACAATCCCTATTTCAGTGCATTGAAACATTTTTGGACGTACCTTCCTTCTATGAACACAGAAAAAGTAAAACCATGGGATAGGGTGTATGATAGGAACATTCATTTGAAATACACAATCAAAGTAAAAAGAGGTGCTAACAACTGGTATTTTGCTTATGGATTCAGAAAAACGCTCAAAAAATTCATTCCAGAAGCAAAATTGAACGGTTTTCTGACTTTTTTGTACGGTTTATGGTATATTCCATTCATTTTTCTTGCTGATAGGGTATATTTCCCTATTGTTACCCGGTTCGGAGCAAAAAGAAAAGACAACTCCTATTACTGCATGTCGTCTGCCGGTGATGTTTGGTATTCCGGAAGGAAAAGTTATCTCAAAAGGGTATGCAAGAAATTCAATAAGGATAAGGAATATACCTTTCCCGCGCTTGCAGAGTGCATGAAACAGGGAAAATGGCAATATCTGAACCTGGAAGAAATGGAAAAATGGCTGAATGAGTATGAATTTGACGAAAAATCACTTGAATCACCAGTGAAATTTCTAACTTTGTACTGTTACTTGAAGTTGTCCAAACAATCAATTGCTTAAAATCTTAGCCATACAGTGTTTTGTCCCTGTCTTTCTTCGTGAGAGGCAGGGATTTTTATTTCCATTTACAAAAGTGTAAGAATATACTATTACATTTTCACGTAAATTAACCTATAAGGCTTCGTTTTTGTACAAAATGATGTTACTTTTGCGGCATATTCAAGTAACAAAAACAAATAGAATCATGAAACCTTTCAATTTAGAAGAAGCAAAAGTAGGCAAACCCGTCTGCACAAGAAATGGTAGGAGAGTGGAAATCATTTCTTTTGAAAATCCGAGCAACAACAACTATCCTATTTTGGCAAAAGTATTTTTCGGTAAAGATGATTATGAAGAATTTACCTTTACAGAAAGTGGAACGTTTTTCGTTGCTGATAAAGAAAGTGAAGCAGATTTAATGATGGCAGAAGGTGAAACGGAAATAAGAATCCCTTCACTCTGGACACAATCTTGTACAAAAGAAAACACAAAGATCAATTACATAATTAAAAACTAATAGGAGTATGGAAACTAAAATGACGGAAAGACAAGTATTGCTTTATGAGACAAGAAAGAAAAAGCCGTTTAGGGCTTTTATTATGACCTGTATGTGGGGAGGGTTTGGGCTTTATTACACCGGTAAACCCATTATCGCATCCATCCTAACTATTTGTACCTTGTACAATCTTTTAGGGGCTGTAATCACCTTATTTAAGGTCGATCTGGTAAATTGTGTAAGCCATCTCTTATGGCTACTGGGATGGTGGATACTCTGCATCATCATTGCAGTTCCTCTTGCTAACAGCACAAACGAGAAAATCAAAAGTGAAATTTTAAACAACAACAAATTATCATGAAAAGAATAGCATTAATTGTACTTTTTGCACTTATTTCAGTGTGTGGCTTCTGCCAGGACGATTTCAGACCTTTGAGAGTTTACGAGATAATGGATATCCATTTTAAAATACTGGATTGCAGTTCAAAAGATTCTTTGATAGAAAGAGCGGATTCCATTTTACCTAAAGGCAGTTACAATCAAAGAGTGGAATGGGGATTTGAAGGAAACTCTGTAAGATATAACCTTGTCACCGGATTCCAGATAAACGTAAACGAAAAGATAGGTGGTGAAGGCGATGCCGTTCCGGCGGTCGATTTAAGGATAAAGCGAAGCTCCTATGATACGGAAAGCATGATGTCCTTTATAAAGGATTTTACCGACTATCTGGAAGACAAGAAAGGCTACAAAGGTGAAAATATGACTACCTTGAATGAAGCCGACCGAAAAAAGATGATTTTTCTTTGGAAAGGAGGATTCAGTATGGTAGATGTTTCTGATGATGGATTCACTTGCGAGCTTATCATTACCAACTATTACAACATGAGCAAACAAAACAAAAAGTAGGGATATGGCAGATATTGTAAGATTTTTCGTAAGCAAGAAAGGCAATCTATACCTTCTATTTACATGGAATGGGAATGCCTCGGACACTTTCAAATCGGGATTCTTTACCGATAATGTATTAGTAGAAGCTACTCCTAAAGAAGAAAGTCTAACAGGAGAGAGTTATCTTGTGGTAAAAGGGACAAAGAAAAAGAACTATATCCTTAAAATAGGAGATGGACTTTTACGATCTTTGGATTGGACGGCAGAACAGAAAACATACAAAGGCATCCCTTTGAGAAATTACCTGTACTGCAAAGTCGGTTATACGATAGAATTGGGAAGCAAAGAAAAATTTGAAGAAATGATCTCTTTAAGTATAAAAGATAGAAGAACTTTTGTATCTTTGATGAGAGAGAGTAGAAAACATAAATTAGATCGTTTGTCATGTGAACAGCAAGGTGAGTGTGGTTGAGAAATTGTCCTCACCTAAAAACAACAACATAATATCCTAAAACAAACACCTTGACATTTTCTTCAAATTCTTATTTTACTATTCGATGGATGGGTGGCGGTCAGATTGATTTGCTACCCATTTTTGTTTTGACTGTTAGAAGTTCACTATCATTATTATCTTATGGGGTTCAGCAAAAAAAATACGACACGCAAGAAGATAAAACACACCTAAGACTTTCTCAACTTCCATACCACTCACACACCCAAATACCAGACTTCGCCTCCCCGCGCACCCACTGCGGGGCGCGCCTTTGTTGCCACTTGAAAATCGGTCACTTACGTGCTCGTCTCACTCCACTTTCGTTCGTTCACTTCCGATTTTGGCAACATAATATATATACTACGTATATAATAATTACTACTACATATAAAATGTAGAGTAATCCTACTTTTATAGGGAAAATTCGGAAGTAGGACTTCCTCATTCTTTCCCTATAGAAAGGATACCATTCCCAATTCCCATTAGTAGGAAGAGGGTTATATTAAGAGAAAGAAAAAAATACAGAAAAGGATAGTAGGAATATAATAGATGATGCTCCTACTAAGAAAAAGGAGAATAAAAACATGCGTACACGCGTAAGGGGAACTGGAATCAAGACAAAGGGATGGAGGGTGGGGAGGAAACCCTTCGGGCGCGCGTGTGCGTGTGAGGCACTTTTTCGCCCGAAAAATTTGGTTTTGCCAGATTTTGTTTTTACCTTTGCAGTAGAATTAATTCGTTGAGAATTAAAAACCCTTATCGTAAAAATAGTTTTAAGTCTTCTTTTTTAAGAAGACTTTTTTTGTTATATGAGATTTATCCCTTATATTTGCGAAAATTATTTTACGATAAGTATATGAAAAAAAAGTGCATAAATTTTGACCGAATCGGTTTTCTTCTGGTTAAAAGTGATCTTGAAAGAGAATCCAGAATGATGGACAAGAAAGCAAAAGCTCGTAAAAAGAGGAAATCCATTGCAAAAGACCGCGACTTTTCTACACGCAGAGTTTCCAAAAAGAAACGTCTTACGTCTAAAAAATTTGTTGCTTCTATGGAAAGCAACAGAAAATTTACTGATTTGATCTTCTCTTCTAAGAAAGAAATTGAATGTTTCCTTCGTCGTGCTTTAGGCGTAGGGTCAAGAAAAATAGCTGTCTCTACCTTTGAGAAGTATTCTGGAATGATAACTATTGAACGCAAGGAAATTGTAGCTCCGACAACGTATAGTTGGAATAAACCAAAAAAGAAGGTTTTTTATTGCTTTGCGATTAGTAACACTGGATTCTATAAAGATTCGTTCTATTTGCGCAAATGCCTTTTCAATAAATTAAAAGCGTTTGAATATACTCAAAATTTTAAGAACAGCGAACTTCGTCTTGGATACAACGAACGTGTGCTTTTGGTCTATCTTGAAAATAGAAGAATAAACTTTTATCATATTTGGGAGGAAGAAAAGGAGATGAACCCATCTTTAGAGTGGGAGCCTTCTTTATATTTAAGCCAGAAAACTATGGCAGAAGAATTGGGCTGGACGGTTAAGCAGGTTAGATATTCTATGGCGAAATTGAAACTTTATTTCGGTAAGGATTTTTTTAGAGAACCGACAAAGGAAGAGTTAAAAAAACGCAAGACAAAAGGTAGCTGGAACTTTCAGATAAACCTTCCTCCCATGCGAGAATGGAATGCTATCATAATGAAGAAGATTTATATGTTTATTATAAACTCTGGTGATTCCGTATTGAGAAGGCGTTTTAACCTTTTATCTTACCGTTATTTGAAAGCAGCAAGTAACATGACAAAGGGGTATGAATGCTATATGGAAAACTCAATGAATGCCAAAAACAAAGAGTATGATCGGTTATGCAAGCTCGGAAGAAGTATAAGGAGTGCACGACAAAGGGGTGATCTTACCGTTGTGGAATATTTATTCTCTCTTGTATTCGATCGTACACCTAATACATATAGAAAAAGAGTGCCGCAGCCTATAGTTAGAGAGTATTATCGAAAAATGTATAAAGCTGCCTAACCATGTATGATTCCAGTAAAGATCGTTTCTTAATAGTGTGCTTGGATGGAGAAGTAAGTTCTTTCCAGAAAATAAAAGAATGCGCGGAATATAAAAGAAAGATAGACGAGATGATATTAGGAAAGAAACTTGCAAAATCTAAATGGTCAAAAGTGAGATTCCCTTCCTCTCGATATTGCGAAACTTTACGCGACAAGGTTTCTATCGAGAAATATCTTATTGATTTGTGTTTGTATGGATACGATATAGAAAAAAGTTTTGAGATACGCCCTTATGATTATGTTTGTGGTGGTGTCAATTATAAAGAATTGTATGAGGTTCTGAAAAGTAAAAGAGACAAAGTTATGTCAAATTGTATATCCATTTAAAAATATGAAAAAGAAAACATTATCTATCAAAGATAGAAACAATCTATCGGAAGAAGAAAAGAAAGCAGTATTGGCTTTCTATAACGTTTCAGAAGAAGAAAAGAAAGCGATCGTAGAGAGTTATAACGGTAACCAGGAAGGATATAAGGCATCTCTTGAAAAGATGCCGGAAAAGGAACGTGAGGTGTCCCTACTAATAGCTTCTGCGTGTGAGATAGATATTAAGGATATTTAACATCAAAAATTGCAATTATTGAATACAAAAGTTGTATGTTTGCAGTCGAGATGAGATAGCTTAAAAAGTTGAAGTTGGGAGGTGATTCGCGATAGCTTCCCTCCTTCTTTTTGAAGGCTATGTGAGATTGATGGGGAATGACTTTAGGGTGTTTCCCAAAATTAAGGAGTTAAATTTCCCCTATAAGAATCGTTCCTAAAAAATAAGTCCCGAAGTAGGGCAAATGGCGGCTTATAGGATGGTTTACTCCTTTTTTGTTTTTAAATAGGAAATTTCAAATATTCTATTTAAATTTGCACCATGTATTTAGTAGAACAACATATTATTTCTGTAAATGATAAGAGGTATAAAGATTTAGATCGAATTTGCTTCTTATCCAAAAATTTGTACAATGCAGCTTTATATGAAATAAAGCAAGAGTTCCTTCGTACGGGTAAATGGATAAGATACACTTCTCTTGATAGAAAATTAAAAGATGAAGATAATTTTGATTATAGAGCTATAAGTGCGGCTTCATCTCAACAAATTCTTATGTCTTTAGACAAAAGTCTAAAATCTTATTTTTTTGCTATCAAAGCATGGAAAAGAGATAACAAGAAATTTACCGGTTGTCCTAAGTTTCCAAAATACAAACATAAGACTAAAGGTAGAAATGTGTTCCCTTACTCTTATGCACAGTTTAAGCACAGAGATAATTATATTTTCTTTCCTAAGAAAGAAGGTCTGTCGCCTTTGAAAACAAATTGTAAAGAAGGTTCTGTTAAACAAGTTCGATTTGTTCCTAAACCAGATTGTTATATTATAGAGGTTGTATATGAATCAAAAGTAAAAGAACAGCTTCCTGATAACAATAGGGTTATGTCTATTGATTTGGGCGTAAATAATCTTGCTTCTATTGTTACTAATGTAAGTAAGAAAGCTATTTTGATTGATGGAAGAAAATTGAAATCCATAAATCAGTATTACAACAAAAAGAAGTCAAAAATCCAACAACAGCTAAAAAAGACAAATGGAAAAGAAAATTCGAGGCGGTTAATGTCTCTAACAAGAAAAAGAAACAATAAAGTGAAAGATTATCTTCATAAAGCAAGTAAAGAAATTATCAATATTTGCTTGGAAGATAATATAACAACGTTGATAGTAGGACATAATGATGGATGGAAGCAAAATACCAATCTTGGTAAAAGAAACAATCAGAATTTTGTAAGTATTCCATTTGAAACGTTTATATCAATGTTGAGATATAAATCAGAAAGACAAGGACTAAGGTTTGTTGAAGTAAACGAATCTCATACGTCAAAATGCAGTTCTTTTGATTTAGAACCAGTGGAACATCATGATCCTTACGTTGGTAAAAGAGTAAAAAGAGGACTTTTTAAAACAAAAGATGGAATTTTGCTCAATGCAGATATCAACGGAAGTTACAATATCATGAGAAAAGTAAAAGGGGATGTAGCAATGCCACCCTATACAGGGTTTGGGTATAACCCAGTTAAGAAATTTATTAACTAATAAATACTTAGGATGTCGTGAGATGAATGGTTTTTCGTGAGAAAGGCTTCTTTTGAAGTAACACTGTTCACCGCGTCTTTGAACGTAGCTGTAAGCTCCTACTTTAAAGGCTCTGCCGTTACCTTTGATCCCTGTGCGGAGGGAGATCGGCACTTGTAAGCGATATGAGTACGGTTGCCGCACCAACATAGAAAGTATCGCTTACAAGTTTTTCTTTTTAAATTGTTCTTTTATAGGAAAAAAGTTATACTTTTGTATGTGTTGAATTATAAATAGGTGATTAGTATAACTTTGCACCAGTTTATGTTAATCATCAATTTTATTAACGATACCGGTGGTGCACCGGGAATTTAAGCATGTGGAGAGACCTCTTTAGAAATTATTACGGGTTGATGGTTTCAGCAATGTCCCTATGAAGCGTGAAAATATACTTTTGGTGCAAAGAAGTGTATAAGCACCCAATTACGTCCATGAGTGTACAAGAATTTCCTATAAATGAATTTTTAAGCCTTGCAGAAAAGAACAACTGGGAGGTTTATTCGTTGGAACAGGTGAAAAACTTTGCTTCTGACGTTGTAAAAAGTATTGATCCAATTGAACAGGAACATGGAGCTATTGATTTTGTGTCCCTGAATCGTGTTGTTGTGGTTGACGAAAACTTCAACAAATCTGTTGTATATTATAGAGAACCGCAGATTGAGTGGAAGGATGTCGACCAAGAAACAATCGAAAAAGCCGGAGCAACCGGACTTTCTGTAAAAAACAAAATAGGTTTCTATAAAGATACTCCTGCAAACAGAAGAAAAGGAATTGTGGGTATGCCTTATAAAAAAGATTCTGACTACAAGAAAAAGAAGGAGGAATCAGAATCCGATAAAAAAGACTGATTAGAGGATTGATGATGGAGAGCAGAAGATTATATCATTTTAAATCCTATTTAGGTAGCTTTTGCTATCCTATACTGATCGCTTTACCTTTGTCTCCTATTGTGGACTGGATAGAAAAATATATATTCAAAGATTGGGAGTTTTTGAAATTCCTTGTTGTCCTTATTATTGTGGACACTCTTATTAGTTGGGTATTCCATTTGAAGCAAAAAGACTTTTCATCGAAAGGTTTTGGAATGATCCTGACTAAAATTTTTGTATATGGGTGTTTGCTTATTGTAGCTCATGTTTTGGGGGAATATACTATAGATGGGCATACAACCACAACTTTCACATGGTTTCGGTCTCTCATGAGTACGGCGTTGATAGTAAGGGAATCCATCTCTATAGTGGAAAATTCAGGTAAGATAAACCCTAACCTTGTTCCTGTGTGGGTGAGAAAATATTTAAGGGAATTTGACGAAAATGGATTTTTAAGAAAGCCCGGAGAAAAAATGGGTGATTCCGAAAAAGATACAATCTAAATTTTTATACAAATGAGACTATATAGATTTACTGATACAGATAAGAAGATTGACGTAGTTGTCGTTACGGACGGTTCTTGTGAACAGAAAAGAGTGCTTATCACGGAATCACCTCGTGGTGTTGTAACTCCCGGTTCTGTTAACGCTACGGAAGATGAAAAGAAGGGAAGTGATGCTTTTCTTGCTTTGGGTTGGAGCTGGAATGTGGGTGAAACTGTTCAGCACGAAGAATTGGTTGCGTTTGCGGAAGATCATGCACTTACCTTGTCGATTGAACCGCAGGGACTGAATGAAATTGTTTCCGTAAAGGCTTCTTGGAACAGTAGCAACGTTTGTGTTTTGGAAATTGCTACGACTGTTCCAGCGGAGAAAGAAGTGGAAATTTATTTTCCCAATACAGTAACATTAAAGGATTCAGTAGGACGTTACGGAACAATCTGGGGAGACAAGAAAACTCTTGTTTCGAAAGTAAACGGTCGTACACCTATGGAATTTTCCTTAGCTGATCTTGGCTTGGCTAAAAAAGAAGATTTGAATCTTGTTATCATGTCTGACGATGGCGTTCAGAAGTTCGAAGTGGTAGCTCATTAATTTTTAGAAGCTATGTTAAGACTTCTTTTTACGACAAAGGATTTAAGCAAGCAAATGACTGTCATAACTGATGGAATTGACAATCAGATGAATGTCTTTGTAACAGAAAATACGGTAGGTGACGTTGAATATTACAAGTCTCTTGGTATTGTGATTGATGCTGGCGTTACTTACAATATCGGTAAGTTCAAAGAATGGTGTCTTGCTAATGGATTGGGTCTTATCGGTTATCCTGAAGGGCTGGAAGAAGAAAAGATCAATTATGTAAACGTTCTTGATAGAACGGAATATACGTTTACATTGCAGACAAAATCTCTTTCTTTCGTTAATACGGGTGAAAGCAAGAATTTTGTTGTTACTTCCAGTAAGCAGGAATATCGGGACGGTGCGCCTTACGGAAAGCCTATAGCCGTTGCTATTCAGATTAAAATTTCCGGTACAGGTTTTTCGGGTAATGCGGGAATAAGTCAAATTTCTGCTACAGAGAATCCTACTGACAAACAAAGAACTGGTACAGCTACAATCATTCAGAATGAGAGTGGGAAAACAGCAACCATTTCTTTAAGTCAAGCTGCATCCGTTATCACTTATGAAAATACGATTACAGCCAATAAAACAACTCTTACTTTTGCTGCAACGGCAGGCGATCAAGTAGTCACAATTACTTCTACCAGACAAAAGAAGCTGAATGGTAAGAATAGTGGCTCTCCGACTACTGTAAACACTACAGGGAAAGTAACTGGTACGGGGTTCTCTTTGAAAACCCAATCGGGAGCAAACTATACGGTTTCTGCTACTGAAAATACAAATGAGACTGTCGGAAGAACGGGAACTCTTGTCGTGACACAAGAAGGGTCGGGAGCAAAATCAATCACGATTAATTTAAGTCAACCGAAAGCAACCGTCGCTTATACTTATAATTTGACTTCAAACCCTTCAAGAGTGGAATTTGTTGCTACAGGTGAAACAAAAACTCTTTCTATTTCTTCCACAAAACAAAAGACGGTAAATGGAAAGAATAGTGGTAGTCCTGTGGCTGTGAATTATACTACGACAGTTTCCGGTACAGGTTTTTCGAAAGGAACAACGGAATATTCCGTTGTAGCAGCGGTCAATACTGGTACAGCAAGAGAAGGGTCAGCAGTTGTAAAACAATCGGAAGGAACAAAGCAAATAACAATTACGCTATCACAGGCAGCAGGCACTTCCGCTTAATTTTTATTGACGTGAGTAGGAAAAGAGACAAAAATAAAAATCAAGGAAAGTCAGACCTGTTAAAGGGTCTGACCAGCCTTTCTTTGGAAGATATTGTAGGATTGCAAAAAACTCTTCCTACTGTACTTCAATCCAAATTACAACAGATGTCCCGGTCTGATAACTTGGGGGATTTGGTGAAAGCCAACCTTTATATGGGGAACATCAATCAAAGACAGGATGATGTAAAGGCTGTATTTTTCAATCCAGATGAAGCGAGTGATACGGGCAGGGGTTATAAAGACCCTAACTTTTACGGTTCTATGCCCTTTGAGGTGCTTCGGAGAATGGGAGACATCTTTGTCGTTCGGGCCGTTGTCAACACTCGTGTTGAGCAGGTTCAGAATTTTCTTCATTTCAGCACTGATGAGCAGAAAGAGGGGTACACTATCAGAAGAAAACGGAATCCTTTTGAAAAGGTAAGTGCGGAGCGTTCAAGGGAAGACCAGATAAAAATCAATTATATCAGAAAGTTTTTGGAAGAAGGCGGTTTTCATGACAAGTGGGAATCGTTTGACACATTTCAAGACTTTGGGAGAAAGGTTGTGTTTGATAGCCTTACTCTTGATCAACTTGCTTTTGAAATAGTAAGGGACAGATCATGGAATCTGGCTCGTTATCGTGCTGTAGATGCTTCTTTGGTACGTTTTCTTGACAGTATCGATCCGAAGTTCCATGAAGAATTTGAACAGTACCGATTCAAAGGATACTTACCGAAATATTGTATGTGCTGGCAAGGTCAGATCATGCAGCATCCCGTTACGCATGAAAGCGTTATTTTTTATCCTTGGGAGCTTGGTATCGGTATCCGAAACAAATCGACCAACATCTATAAAAACGGGTATGGAACATCTGAACTGGAAACATTGTCCAGCGTTATGACATGGATTTTGTGGGGATTTGAATATAATGGTTCATATTTTTCTAAGGGGTCTAACCCTAAAGGAATTATCAATGTTAAGAATCCAAACATATCACAGGCTTCTTTGAGCGAATTTAGGCAGGCATGGCAACAGACAATGGTGGGGGTTCAAAATTCACATAGAACGCCGATTATAAACGGTTTAGACCTTCAATGGGTTGATCTGTCTAAAAACACCAACCGGGATATGGAGTTTAGCGAGTGGGTAAAATTCCTACTTGTTATGACTTGTGCGGTTTATCGTATTGATCCGTCAGAGCTTGGCTTCCAATTCAAAGATCAAACAAATATCTTTGGACAAGCTGGACAAAAGGAACGTTTGCAGCATTCAAAAGATAAAGGCTTGAAACCTATTCTTGTGTTCTTACAAGAAGTAATTAATTACTATCTTGTATCAGAACTGGACGAAGATTTTGAATTTGTCTTTACGGGTGTGGATGCGGAAGATGAAGGAAGGCAGGTTGAGATTGATGCTAAGAAAATTCAAAACGGTATGGTTTGTCTGGAAGATATTTTTGAAAAATACTCTGGACGTAAATTCAATCCCGAAACGGATACTATCCTGAATCAATCTTACCAGCTTCAAAAGCAAATGCAATTACAACAAGCTATGTATGGTGGAGAAGCGATGAATGAAGAAGTGGATCGTCAGATAGCTTCGGAAGAAAAGGAAGATACACAAAAATCATTCAGTTCAAATCCTATCATGGATGCTGCTATGTCTTACATTGAGAAGAACTGGGGGGAATCGTGAACGTTCGATATGTAAAGAACATAAAAGTCGAGAAAATGCCGTTGGTGTCAAATATACATCATCATGTTGACCCTATGCGCTATCCTAAAGTACAAGAAGGTTATGAAGGGATGGCGCAGGTCATTTTCTCGACACAGATAAACAATATGTTAATGGATTTGACTAAGAAAATGGTCAGTCAAAAATCGAAGTAGTCTATGCTATTCACACCGGAAGAAATACAGCAGTTGTTTTTCATTGTCGATTATCGTATTGCACGAGTGATCGTCGATGTATTGGGAAAAGATTATCTCTCCCCAGACGACATAGATGTACTTAAAAGGTTCGATTTTGACTTAAAGACAGAAATCCTTAAAATACCACCTTATTGGCAAGCATTCATATTTGGACGGTTAGCAGCCATACTTTCTCCTGCGCAGCTTTCTTCGCTTGATTTTAACGACTTAAAACAATATGTTGAAAAGGAACAATACCCGGCATTGACAACAAGGGAAAAGGCAGAATACAATGCGTCGGCTATGCGTTCTTATTCCTATATAAAGGGAATGGGAAATAAAATAAAGGATTCTCTTTCTTCTACTATATCGGAAGAAGAAATGAAAATAGCTGTTGCGGAACGAGAAATGGAAGTTGAAACAGCTATTAAAGAAGAACTTTCAGAAGGGGTTATAAAAAGGAAATCTGTTCAGTCTATAGTAAGTGCACTTGGACATAGATTGGATGAATGGAATCGTGACTGGGGACGTATAGTCGCCACCGAAATGGAGAACATTTTTCAGATAGGTACGGCTCAAATGATAATGAAAGAACATGGCATCCATGCTAAGGTGTATAAGCAAACAATGCCACAAGCCTGCCGGTATTGCTTAAATGCCTACACTACAAATGGCTATGGCTCTAAGCCCGTTATTTTTGATTTGTCCGAATTGATTGCCAACGGTACTAACATAGGTAAAAAGTCAAAAGACTGGAAGCCTGTTTTAACAAATATTCACCCTTTTTGCAGGTGTATGTTAAGACATGTTCCAGATGGATATGAATGGGATGACAAAACACAGTCATTTGAACCTAAAAAAGTAGATGAAAGTAAGCGGGTTCAGAGAAAATCAAAGGTAAAAATAACTGTAGGTACAAAATATTTCGAAGTGTAATGAAACAAAGAACGATTTTTAATTCCGGTTTTATCAGTATTCTTACTATAGATGGTTCAAAATGGATAAAGGACATCCAAGTAGGAAATGTGATAAAAACCGTTTCCGGTTACAGAAGGGTGACAAAGGTTATCCAGTCTGAACTGTCTTCTGTTCCTCGTATTTTTGATATATGCTACGTTACGGAAGATGAAACTCTTGAAAAGGGATACCGTGAAGATGCTTTACATAGAGTGGTAGACGGCTCTTACGTTTTGTGCCATAATAAAACAAAAAGAGTGGATAAGATAAAGCCGGGCGATGTTCTTATGCTTAAAAATGGATGTAAGGGCAAAGTAACCAACATTATACAGATACCTATTGCAAATGTTTCGCAATATTTCTATACCTTTGAACTTGACAAGCCGGACTTCTATTTTGCAGATAATGTCTGTGTACCGGATGCGACAATTTGATAAATAAAATTTTAAATTTTAATGACGTGGGTTTAAATTTGAAAGCGTTGCTCGGATTGCAGACGCAAAATGAAAAAATAGCTGAATATAAAAGACTTCTTAAAAAAGGAAAAGAGATAAGCCAAGAGATAAGTTCACTTGGTGAAATTTATTCTATTCAGAAGTCGCAGTATGATGAACTGAAAGGGAGTGAAGATGCTGATGCAGTTGCAAAGGCAGAAAGTTGTTTTAATGAGTTTTTGAAGCAACAGTCTAAAGATTTAATGGACGTATATAAAAGAAGAAGCTCTATCCAGAAATCCATTGCAAAGTTGGAAAATGACGAAGAATTTGCTGAAATGGCAAAAGACATTCGCCAGCTTGAAAACTGTCGTGAGTTATGGAGACAGGGTTTGATCAAGAAATCTGTTTACTTCGATTTATTTAAGGCGAAACAAGGTAAAGTTCAGTTTGCGGACGTGCTTGTTTTTAGAGGTGACAAACTTCTTATTTTGAATCGTGTGGGAGAAAAGGGTGCGGTTTCAAACGATTGGTGCATTCCAGGCGGACATGTTGATCCGGGAGAAACTTTTTTGCAAGCTGCAAAAAGAGAACTGTTTGAGGAAACAGGTATTGACATGTCGGAAGAACTTTTGATGCCGGTTGGCAAATACATCCCAAAGAGAAAGGGCATTGAAATTCATTATTTCATGTGCTACATTGACCCTGACGCGCCAGCAAACATTCTTGTGGACGGAGAAGAAGAAACAGGTAGTGAATGGATCAATCCTCACACTGAACTTGACCAATATAATTTCATTTTTGATATGAAAGATAATATCAAGCGTATTCTTGGTATCGAAGTGCCGGATGAATTTCAATTGGTGATGAAATCTTTCAAAGAGGGTAAAATTTCAAAGGACATATTCACCTCCTATTGTGAAAAGAATCCTGAAAAACTTGAAAAGTCGGCAAACAAAACTTCTTTTACGCATGAAGAAAGAAAGGATTTGGCAAAGAAAGGTGAAGCAATGCCCAATGGCAAATATCCTATTCGCAATCGGCAGGATTTGAAAGATGCTATTCGTTTGTCCGGTAGTTCTTCTATGTCGAAAGAAGAAGTAAAGAAATGGATCAAGAAACGGGCAAAGGAGCTTAATCTGGAAGACGAATTGCCGGAAGACTGGAAAGTAGAAAAAACTATGGATACAGCAGACGCACATGTATTGCAGCGTGAATCTTTGGATGGTGAAACCAAAAATATTGTTCGTACAGAGGATGGTGTAGGCGAAGGTATTGAAAAGGCTATTACTTTCAAGAGAACTATCTATGAAGAAAAAGAAGTCGAAGTGGTAGAAGAGCCGAACAAATACACTTACGGTGAGTTTCATATGAATTTCTCTGATAATGATGGTGGAAAAGGAGATAAGTTTGCTGATTTTTTAGGCATACTTCAAAAGGTAACTTGTCTTGGTAAACCTTTTTCTATTGTTATTAAGACAGAAGAAAATGGGGAACAAGAATGGAAATGGAATGGTAAGTTTCGCATTGAAGGCACTACCAAAACAGAAAACATCCGAAAATCGACAGAAGATGAATTGTCTGTTGAAAATGGAAATACCGAAGAAATCGAAAAGTCCAAAAAGACCGATAAGAGTATTTTCAACACTTATCTCAATTTTCTGGAAGGAACTAAAACACGTCTTAAAAATATTCATTGGGGTGAGGAAGATAATTCCAAGCATGTCTATCTCGATGAACTTTCAGAAGAAGTTTCAGAATTTGAGGATAAGATTGCGGAAGCCGGGCAATCGGGATTCGGACGATTCAAAGACGGGGAAATCCAAGGGGATGAAGTGAAAGAGGATGATCCGGTTGCTATTTGCCAAATGATATTCGACAAAACGATTGAGTTCAGAAAAGAACTTGCTGAAAAGGATGAATACATTGGCGAGGTAAGCTGGATTGATGATTTTCTTGCAACACTCAAACAGTCTAAATATAGATTGCAATTGCATTAAGGAGTTTGGAGATAAATTACGATAATAATTAATAAAAGTTAAAATATTGAGTTATTGTGATTTAATTCTAATTTTGCAGTATTTTTGAGTGTTATAAATACGTTTATTTCAATTTCAACCAATCAAAATGTTTGATAGTTTTAAATTATATGTAGATTTGGATTTGGAGAAAGCCAAAAGCGCGGTATCAGAGCAACAATCTCCATACGCAAACATGGTATTTTCCGGTGTCGCTTCCGATTCTTCAAAAGATGATGAAGAAGAAGTCTTAGAGCCGTCCGGGTTTATATATGATAGATTTTTGAAATCCGGTTTGTTTAACCTCGATCATTTGCCCACACGTTCACCTATTAACAAAAGTCGTTTTTGGATTGGTGAACCTATTGAAGCCTATGTGAAAGACAATAAGTTTTTTGTAAAAGGTAAATTGTGGGAAAAGTCGCCGGAAGCCCGTGCTTTTTGGGATAAGGCAATTGAAATGCAAGAATCGGGTTCGACAAGAAAACCGGGTATGAGCGTAGAAGGTAAGGCGTTGGAACGGGATAAGAAAAATCCCAAAAGAGTGACAAAAGCTCTTATTACAAACATTGCTCTTACAATGACACCGGTCAACACTAAGACCTATTTGGATATTGAAAAAAGTAAGGGTGGTAGTGTGAATGATTTATTGGAAATACAAAAATCAACTATTCTTTTTGAATATTGTACAGAAAACGGACTTGTCCAGATTGACAATAATTTCAAGGTGAATTTTCAAAAATCACATTCTTTTGATGTTGATTCTTTTTGGGAGATTTATCGTGCAGTTCAAGAAGGTAGGGTTGAAAAAAGTGTTTTAGATACATTCGTAGAAAAAGTTCGACAATAATTTTTATACATAATGTTATGGTAGACGTAAAAGAATTTAAAGATGATCCGTTATACAAGGCACTTGAAAATTCTGGTTTCAGTGCAGAAGATATTGCTACTATGGTAGCAAACGGAGATGTAACTTTTGAAAAATCGAAAAGTGTCGCCGAAATGAAAGAATCCGAAAAAAAGGAGGACAAGAATATCGGCAATGATGAAAAGCACATTGACGATTTGAAGAAGGACGAAAAAGAGGATAAAAAAGACAAGAAGGACTTGAAAGAAGATATCAAAGAAAAAGAGGATAAGGTTGAGAAATCTTTCTCTATGGATGATATGAAGGCTTTCGGTGCTTCTTTGGCTGCTAACATTGTTAAGGGCATGACAGAAGTCATGAACGAACGTTTTGGTAACATTGAAAAATCTTTGGAATCTTTTGGCGCACAGACACCTTCTTTCAAAGGAGTTCAGACTTCCGCTGTTTTGGAAAAAGCAATGAAGCCGGAAGTTGATGAAGAAGGCAAGACACTTCTTTCTGTTACAAAACAACGTCCTTTGGTGATGGCTGCTATCAACAAGGCTATTGAAAATGCCGGAGAGGAACTTGAAAAGTCGATTGGTGACGATGCTTTGGTTTTCTTGGCAAACACCGAAGCCGATACGGTAGGTAAGGATTTGGCAAAATTCATGTACGAAAAGTACAATATCAAGCTCCAGAAGTAAGGAATATTTCGATTGAAAAATATAAAACATTATAGAACAATGGATTTGTACAATTATAACGATTTGGCTGCTTTTGGCGGTGCTGGCAATACTGCTGATGTGCTGAAAGCAATGGAAGCCGGTTTGCAGACCGGTATGCAATATGACAATCAGATCAACAATGGTGGTGGTCTGAAAGTTGAATCTTTGGATGCTTATATCAAGGTTTTGGCTAACCGTTTGAACCAGCTGGTTGTTTATAATGAAATGCCGAAACAGAGAATCGAAAACACGGTTCACCAGTACAACCAGTTGTACAAATACGGTGAAGAAATCGGTATCTTCAATCTTGAAGGTGAAACACCGGAAGAAACCGATACTCAATACATCCGTAAATCAGCCATCTCTAAGTTTATGGGCGTTACAGGACAGGTAACTGATCCGGCTATGCTTGCTAAACTTGCCGGTGGTATGAACATGTACACTCGTGAGGTACAGAATAAGACCACTTTGCTTTTGACTTTGATTGACACTCGTTTGACGGATGCTGATTCTACTTGTATCGCAGAACAGTTTGATGGCATCTTCCGTCAGCACATGATGGGTGTAGCTGCTACTGACCGTGGTTCTACGGAAGGTATGAGCACAGAACAGATTTTGGATGCTTACTATGGCTCACAGGCTGTGATTGATGCACAGAATGGTATCTTGACTGATGCTTTGGTTGAAGATGCTGCTGATCGCGTTGTAAACGTTTACAACGGTTATATCGACCGTATCGTTTCTGCACCGGTTGTGTTCAACAACTATGTGAAGAAATTCCATGAATCAAAACGCGTTGTTGTTGGCATGTCTAACAGCGTTGTAGGCGCAACAATGGGACAGTCTGTAAACGACATCATGACGCAGTTCGGTAAGGTTGCTGTTAAAACAGACAAGTTCTTTGACGTTCGCCGTCCGATCAAGGCTTCTGCTACAGCTTCTTCTCCGAAGGCTCCGGGTATTCCTGTTGCTGGTGGAACTAAGTCTGCTGTTGTTGCCGATACAAAAACCAACTTCGTATTACATGCCGGCTCTTATGGCTACTTGGTAACAGCTAAGAACCGTTATGGTGAATCTGCTCCTTTGAAATTGACGGATACTGCTCTGGCAGTTGCAGCTAATCAGTCTGTAGATTTGCAGTGGACAGCTCCAGTTGGAGGTGCTTATGCTCCTACTTGCTACGTTGTTTATCGTACTAAGAAAGTAACTGCTTTGACAGATACGACAGAATACTATCCTATCTTCACTATTCCGGCTTCTATGTTGACTGCCGGTTATGATGGTGCGGCTGCTGCTAAGGTTCGTGACCGTAACCGTATCATTGCAGGAACGAAGTCTGCTTTGATTTACTACAATGACAGCCAGATCAACGAATACTTGCAGTTTGGTGACACTCGCAAACTTGACTTTGCAATCACCGCTCCGTCTCGCAGATTCGCTATCTTGAACTACGGTACTCCAGTTCTGTATCAGCCGGCTAAGATTTGCCGTATTATCAATATCGGTGATGAAGGTTTGGGTGCATAACTAAGACGTATTTAGTCTCGGAATTTTATAAAGGGAGGGAAAGGTTTTTGAAACACCTTCCTCTCCCTATTTTATTTATCAATAAATCATATTTCGTATGAAAAAGATTGTATCAACAGTATATAAAAACACTACCATTCAGTTTTTGAATGAGCTTGTGGAGTTTGAAAACGGGAAAGCCGAAGTAAAGGACGAAACTTGGGAATACATCAAAAATGGCGGTTTCTCCGGTATTGCTTTGGAAGAAGAAGCTAATACGCTTGAAAAGGAAAAATCTGAATCTGAAAAAGATACTGATGAAGCTCTGAAAGTTCTGAAAGAAGAATACGAGTTTGAAATTGCTCGTTTGAACGGTATTATCAAAGATAAGAACAAGAAAATCGAACAATTGGAGCAGTCTATTGACGTTTGGAAAAAAGAGGTTGAAAGACTGTCTAACGGTGGTCAGCCGAAAGAAACTGTGGAAGAACCGGTTAAAGAAGAAGCCGGCGCAACAGAAGAAGAAATTGCTTCTTTAAAGGAAGATATGTCTAAAATGACTTTTGAGGATTTGAAGGCACTTGCTATTGAAAACGGAATGAGCAAACAGAAAGCCGGAAGATTCAAAGAAGAAAGTCAGAAAGATGAACTGATTGATGCTATAATTGCGTTACCCAAAAAGTAAAAAAGACATTAAGTTATGCCGGGACAACTGATTTTTACAGTAAAGTACAAGAAAAATACGGGTTCTGTCATTTCCGTTGCGGAGATGTGGAACAATTACCTGTACGGTATCGCTATACAAGCCGGTACGGGGACTTCTTTTTCTGATGAATCACTTAGAACTTATTTGAGTGCTGCACAGAGAGAGATCGAGAATTATTTTAATCTCAAATTTGTAAAGCAATTAGTTGAATCGGAAACACATTCTTATTACAGAACAGATTATTTCCAACAATTTCCTATCATTCAAACTAACTGCCCGGTAAGAGTTCCACTTGCACTTACAGGTATGCTTAATAAGATGGAGCAGATTATTTACCCGCAAGGTTGGCTTAGTTGTGAGAAAGATATGGACGGGATAGGAAAACGAAGAATGAGTGTTGTTCCTACCGGTGCAAATTCGGTCAATGCGAACGCAGATGTTATCCTTACCGGAATGACAACTCAGATAGGCTTCCAGCGGTTTACAAACATACCAGATTATTGGGATATTCAATATATAACCGGTTTTGATTTGGATAAAATGCCTGCCGATTTGATTAATCTTGTTGGTAAACTTGCTTCGTTCGGCCCGCTTAATATTGCCGGAGATATGATATTCAGTTTACCCGGTATAGCTTCTATGCACTTGGAAATAGATGGATTAAGACAATCTATCAACTCTACCGCTTCTGCTGAAAATGCAGGGTATGGGGCACGTCTGAAACAGTATCAGAAAGAAATAGAGGAAACGGTAGGACGGATAAAACTTGTGTACGATCAGTTTAAATTTTTGGTATTATAAGGAGGACGTATCGTGGCAAAAAGCATTTTACAATCACCTATTCCGGCTTTAAGCAATGCAAGTCCTGAATTTATGCGTTCAGAGTTCGATTCTGCTGTGTATTTGAAAGGATATGAGGTGGTAATCGAAAAGGCTTTGAGATGTCCTTGTAACGCGCCAGATTCTCCTTTGACGGATTGTCAGAATTGTTTCGGCACAGGATATTTTTATGTGAACCCTGTAAGCACACATGCACTCATAACCGGAATAAACGGAAACAACGACTATAAACGTTGGTCGGAAGAACTGATAGGAACTATCAATGTAACGGTGACGGATACAGATAAACCGAATATGGGGTATTTTGACAGGATCACAATTCAAAAGGAATATTCTTATTTCAGTGAAAACCTTCCCGTTAGAACGGACGGGGAGAATTTCTTTGTGTTTACTACTTATAAGCCATTGTCTATATATAGTGTTCATGTGTTTGATGGTTCTGCAATGCCTTTAAGACAACTTTCAGTGGCAGATTACAAAGTAAGTGATGCGAATCCTTATTGCATAATTTTGACTGCTGATATGGCTTTAAACCCAGTTGTGAGCGTTTATTATCAGCATCAACTGGAGTTTCATGTATTGGATTTCCCACACGAAGTACGTGCTTCATGGAAAAAGAATAAGGAATCAGGACAATTGGAAAGAACAAGGCTTCCTATCCAGGCGGTAGCAAGAAGAACGCATTTGATAGTCTCTGAAAAGCCTAATTTTGACGGTTCTGGCGTTATTTTGAATGATAACGTACAAATAAAAGTGGTGGAATGATTTTACCGATAAACATAGATTTAGGTGATCTTGTGGAAGAATTTAATCTTTCAGGAGATCAATCTGTGTTTTTAGGTTCTTCCATTATTGACGCGGTTGTCTCGGAATATCAGCTTAGGTGGCAAAATCTTATATCAAGCGAACTTCATAAGACAAGGAATGAATATAAAAGGGGAGTTTTCATAGAAAGGGAATCCCCTTTGTCTGTTACATTTGGATTGACAAATAGAGAATCTTCTATTCCTTTGATGATAGAAGAAGGGCAACCACCTTTTGATGAAAAAGAAGGATTTAGAAATTCCCCAAAAAGAAAAGAAGCGGAAGGTGGAGGTTGGTACATTGATATTCCTTTCCGGCACGCAACTTCGGAAGCGGTAGCGGATTCTGGATTGTTTTCAACTATAATGCCTCAACAGATTTACGATGCAGTTCGAAAGACAGGAAGACTGGGAATTGGAAATTTACAAGGAAGGTTTGCCGAAAAAGGAGAGAGAAAAGAAATAAACAGGTTGGGAGTAAACAAACCATCTTACATGCACAAAGCACCTATTTATCAAGGTCTTATGAAAGTAAATATAGCTTCTACTGCAAATGAGACAAGAAGTGGCTATTTTACATGGAGAAGGGTAAGTGAAAATTCTGACCCCAACAGTTGGTGGAATGGTGGTATTATTCCATATAAGCTCATGGACAAGGCTCTTGAACAAGCTAAAATAGATGTTGTCGCGGATAGGGTTATAAACGAATTTTTAAAGGCTATTTAGTTATGATACAGATAGTTAAAATAAAAAAGATTGTAGAAAGTTGTTTGGAATATGTTCAGACTGACTTTGAAAGCAAAAATAATGAAAAGGATTCTTTCTTGTATAAGGTGTTGGGAGACACGCAGGATGGTTCTTACAACTTCTATGAGCAGGCAAAGAATTTGTTTTTGCGGAAAGAAACAAACCCTAACAACATAAAGGTATTGCTGGAATATCCGAAGGACAGAGCAGGACTTCCATCTTATGTGATTCGTGAACCGGGAAAGAAAAGTGGTATCGCTAATTCTATAGGTAAGATAGAATCTTTTATGGGTGGCGTTCCTATGTACAGAGATACAAGACAGTATGGACTGGAAATTATGTGTTTTTCTGTAAATATGAACGAATCAATTTTGATGTCAGAAATTTTGTATGCACTTTTACTTGGTTCTTGGGATTTATTGGCTTCTCAATTTCTTAAAATAGAGTTTTCCATGAAAGAACTGATGATGGAGAACCATTTGATGCCAACTCCTATTTTTATCCGTTCTATCGGATTGGAATTATCTTCGGAAGAAATAGCTCCAGGGCTTGTGGACACTACTTTACTTGGAAAGATCCTCTTTGGAAAGGTCAACCAAGTGGATAGTATTGCTCTTGGTGACCCGACTTCTATTGACGGACTTCCAGGTGTAGAATCAGAAATTGTGGGGTTCAGATAGTTCGTTGATTGAAAAATGATTACCTTTGAGGTAGTTTGATTTATGTGTAAGAATTAATTAATACATTTAATTATTAGATTTTTGTCGTAATTACTTAAAATAATTGTTTTGAAGTTTTTGGCAAATTAATTGATTTAATTTTTGAATGTGTTTTTAAATAAAATCAAATAATAATTCGATAACAAATTGAAAATCAATAAATTATGGCTACATCGTATATTTTTGGTAATAAACAAATAACCTTACCGGGTGCGTATAGTCGGATCGTATCTGGAGAAACAAGCCCAGCCAGAACATTAGATTATTCAAAGGTTTTGATCATAGATAGTGGCGTTTATGGTGCAAATTGGGGTGGCGGTTCTGGTATAGATGGAGAAAACTTTCAAGGATTAGATTCAGTCTATACGTTTGACACCCTTGCAGAATTTCGTTCTTTTGTAAAGGGAGGTATGTTCTGGAAGATTGCAGAAGGTCTTTTTACACCAGACTACACAAACCCGGCTTCTACAGGTATCTCTCAACTTTTGTATGTAAGGGTAGCTAAGACTACTTCTGCAACTATTACTTTTGCTACTACAGCAGGTGGTACGTTTGAAGTAAAGACTTTAGATGAAGGTTTGGGAGCAAACGGTAAACTATCCGAAGCTGGTAATTTGATTACCGGTTATGGTGTATCTATTGTGAAAGGCGTAGACGATCCAGCAAAGTGGATCATGAAATTCTATGTCGGTTCTTTCACGGGATATGCAGAAGATGGCTATCCTATTGGAGAGACACCGGAAGATCAAGCAGCACCTACATTGGTATTGCAGTCACCGGAATTTGACAAGATTGGGACTTTGCTTGAATGGGCTAAATCTGATTCCAATTTTGCTAACCTGTTTGTTCTGACAGAAAATGCGAGAGTACAAGGAGAAGGAACGGTATCTCAAAGTGACGTTACTACTGTATTGGCTGGTAAATCTTATTTCTTGGCAAAGGGAGCTACTGAAACTTATAATGCTGACAATATGACGAAAGTGATGGAAGCAATTGTAGGGTTAGATTATAGCTTTGCTCTCATGGATCAGTTTGGTGACAATGCAAACTCTGCATTGCAGAGCCAGTACATTTCCCACATGAACAGCCAAGCTAAGTACACCCACTTCTTGTTTGTGGGAGGTTATGACGATGCTGCCAATTTCTCTAAATCTCTTGGTTTGGCGAAAGGGTTCAATAGCGAGCTGGTTCAGTTGGTACATGGTGGTGCAGGCATGACTTCCGGTATTACAGGTATCAAAACACGCTGGTGGGGAGTAATGTATAACTTGTGTTGTATTTTGGGTAGAACGGCAGGAAAACCGCCTTATATTCCGGTTACAAACAAGACAATCGGTATTGACAAACTGAAGCACACTTTGAACGATACGGAAAAGACAAAGGCTTTGAATGCTGGTATGCTTGTGACGGTTTACAATGACTATACGAACAACTTTGTCGTATTGCAAGGTGTAAATACTTTACAGGACAACAAAGTGTTGTTCAATTCCAACGGTCAGAGCCACAGCATTCAGTTTATGCGTATCGTAGCCCAAATCAACAAGGAATTAGTTGTAAACGCTTCTATTGACTTGTTGGGACAGGAAAACGGTGTAAACGTAAATACATTGTCTGCCGGCGCAGTGAAAGACTGGACGGTTGCTTACTTGCAGTCGAGAGTGGCAAATGAGGCACAGGACAACCTATTGCTTTCGTTCAAAGACGTTCTTGTTACAAGACAGGAAGATGCTTGGTTCGTAACCTACAAGATCGTTGTGAACAATGAAATCAACAAGTTGTTCTTTACAGGCTTCTTAATTCGTGGATAATAATTCTAAAAAGTAGATATTATGCAGACATTCAGTGCACCTATGGCATATATCAAGATCGGCAACGAAACAGCCGGTTTTGTCAGAAATATAACTGTACAGGAACAAATCAATCGTGTGGACGTACAGGGATTGGGTAGTTTGCCTATTCAGGAAATTCCGCCTGTATCTTACAGATGTTCCGCAACTGTGGACCAGTTCTTTTTGTCTTTCAAAGCTCCGGTGGTAGAAGCAATGATTCATCGCTTGGGAACTTTACAGGAAGTACTGGACACTCTTACATTCGCAGAACAAGGTTTCTCTATCATGATCTATAAGAAATTGGTTCAGAACTTTGATGATGCCCGTAAGATGGTGACGCAGGTTGACCCGACAGGTCAGACGGTTGCTCTTTTAACTCCGTGTTTCGTTGAAAATCAGAATTGGCAGTTGCAAGAGCAATCTGTTTCAAGTTTTAATGTTAACATACGTTATCTTAACCCGATTGTAACTGCTGAATATTAACTACATTTAACAAGATAAGTTATAAAATTTGTTAATATAAGGGCTTTGGATTGATTTTGTAAGAATAAAATAAGTTGCTATATTTGCTTCGTTGCTGTGAAGCAATTACATTCAATCTTATTATTCATAATAAAGGAAGGTGGGCGTTTGTCCACCTTTTGTTTTTAGAAATTATTATTATTTTATTTGTTTGGATTGTAATTTTTACTATCTTTGTGGCGTGTATTAAAAATTCAAGGTGATTATGAGTAGTAGATTTAAAAGTTTAGCTGATCTTGATGCTGCTTTTCCTACAGAAGAAAGTTGCGTAAGATTTTTGGAAGCCCTTAGATGGGAAGATTCTTATCCTATTTCTCCTTATAGTAGAGGAGCTAAGATTAGGATTCGTGGTAATGAGTATATTTGTTGCGATACAAATAAGGCTTTTGATGTAAAAACGAAAACTATCTTTTTTAAGACATCAATTCCGCTTATAAAGTGGTTTAAGGCTTTGTGGCTGGTTTTGTACGATGATACAATAAATTCTGTTGAAATGGGCAGAAAATTGGAAGTAACTCAAAAAACAGCTTGGGAGATGATGAGACGAATAAAATTTTGTTTAACTAATTCAAATTGTAAATGATATGATTAATAAGATTGAGTGTAAAGGTGTTCTGCAATTAGGCGGTATGTCGATTTCTTGCTATGTTCTTGAAAACGGAATGAGGGTTTTGTCGGGGAGAGGTATGCAAGAAATTTTAAGAATAACGGACGAAAAACAAGGTGGGACGAAATTGCCTACTTTTTTAAACAATTCTACAGTTAAGCCTTTTATTTTTAGAGATTTAGAACCGGGACGATTTCAGCCTTTAGATTGCTATCTTGGGAATCAAAAGGTAAATGGATATGAAGCTACTGTGTTGGTGGATATTTGTGATGGAATGCTTGAAGCAAGAAAGCATATTGAATTGAGTGACAGACAAAAAATAATTGCAGATCAATGTGAAATTTTGGTTCGGTCTTTTGCCAAGGTTGGAATCATATCTTTGGTAGATGAAGCTACAGGTTATCAATATGACAGAGAGAGGTTTGAGCTTCAAAAAATCCTTAACGCCTATATATCGGACGAAATATTGAAATGGCAACTTACTTTTACAGATGATTTTTATAAAAATATATATCGTTTATGGGGGTTGCCATTTATCCCTAAATATATTAGAAACAAGCCTTCTTTTATTGGAAAGCTAACAAACAAATATATTTATGAATTGCTTCCGCAGGGTGTTGTAGATAGAATAAAAGAAAAAACGGGCAAAACTTCAAAGGGGAATTGGAAATATAAGTGGCATCAATCTTTGACACCAGAAATAGGGAGAGAACATTTGAAGAAGCAGATTATAGAAGTTACAACATTGATGTCTGTTTCTCAAACGAAAGAACAATTTGACGATCTGTTCCAATTGAAATACAAAACACCTCCTATTCAGTTACAGACAGAATTTGAAGAAAATTCAAAAGAAGAAATTTGTGATGAATTTGATTCTTCTATGAGTAAAATCATAAGGACTTCTTTTGAATCAAATAAAGAGAAAGGGAATGAGTAATTTTTTCAGAAAGCGGAATGAAAATTCCGCTTTTCTCTGTTTTATATGTATATTTGTGCGTATCAATCAATTAATCACAAAACAAAGTATGAGTACGAAAGAAATTACAGTAAAAGGAAGAAAGTACGAAATTCAATTTCCTAATGTAGGACAGTATTACCAGATTGAAGTAAATAAGCAGAGACTGGGAAAAGGAAGTTATAACTCGTTGATTGGCAACCCTACCATTACGGCACAGCGTGCTTTGGACATGATTGATGTTGAAGCAACTTTATCCGTTCTTTGTCCGCAGTTGGTGGCTGATTTGAAGGTAAAAAGTTTCTCGGAACTTGGATTGAAAGATTTTAAGGAGATCAGCGATATTTACATGAACGAGGTATTTCCTTTCTTGAAAGAGGCTGAAAAAATACTTTCTTCTGTGGATCGATGAACCGGGAAGAATATAGGAATTTCGTCATAAAATGGGATAACACTTTTCCTATTGACAGGTGGTTTAGGAACAAGCATAATATCCCTTTTCTTTCGGAAGAACATAAGAAGTGTGATTTTTTTGCTGAACTTATGGAGTTCGAAGAAGAAAAGGCATTTTATGAACTTAGTCAAGAAAAGAAAGAAAAAGAGGAAAGAGCGCAAGAATATATTCCCAATATCGGAGATTGGTTAAAAGCACCGGAAGGGGAAATTTCGGAACAAGATACCGCCTTCTATGAAGATCAGATGTTTAAAATGATCGAGATGGAACAGAAGGCAAAAGAAAATAAAGAGAAAGATGGCTGATAACGAAAAAAGACTTAGGGTGTCGGTGGATGTCTCTCAACTTAGGTCGGTCGGGAGAGATGTCGAGAATATGCAGCGAAGAATAGTCGAGAACAACAACGACATTATTCGCCAGCAGAACGATGCTCTTAACCAACTTAGGGAACAATTGAACCTTTTGGGACAGCAAAATTCCGAAAAGGGCAGACAGACTACAACACCCACACGTCCAGTTGTCCAGCCTACACCGCAACCAGAAGGAGAAGATCAAGAAACTGCAACACCTACACGAAGGAGAAGAAAAAAGCAACCGGAAGCGGACATTTCGGGAGAAAGAGGTGAATCCTATCAAGATAGAGGAACAAGAGCTATCGACTTGTCAGCTTTGCTTGGTGTAAATCAAGAAGGCTTTCGTGATATTGTGGAAGCCATTTCTTCCGGTAATAGTGATTTGTCTGATATAACAAAGCAAATTCTCCAAAACGTACAAGCAGGAGCACGTGCTTTAGAGGGAATACAAGAAGGTGTCTTTTCTATTGATGAAACTCTATACAATCAAAGAGGAACTTCTTCTGTGGGTGGATCGGGAATACAGCCTATTCCAGTGCCCACACCATCACCAGTGCCAGCAAGAGAAGAAACACCTATTACAAGAGAAAGAAGGAAAAATGTACAAAGAGGAAGTGACAGAAGTACAGCTACTAACATTGCCACAAGAGTGATTTCCGGTGTTGGAGCTACATTTCAAAGTCCTGCTGCTATGGGCGGAGGACTTATATCTTCTTTGGGCGGAATTGTAGGAGAAGGTCTTTCTTTGATACCTGGTGTAGGGGGATTTTTAGGCGGTGTAACCACTGCGGTCGCCAATGTCATGGCGGGAATTTTCACTACATCTGTTGAAAAGGCTATGGAAGCGCAAAAGAGAACCATACCTTATGCGCAGACAATGGGCGTTTCCGCAGGACAAGCCATGCGCACAGCCTTTGGAGAAGGTAGTTATGCTGCTGGTGCTCTTGGGATGAATGTAGGGGAGTACATTCAAAGACGTGCTGCGCTTATCCGTGCCGCCGGAGGAAAAGAGGGAACAGTTGCGCCCGTACCGGAAACACAAAGTTTGATGGCTGTACAGCGTTTGTATGGACTTAGTGATCGTACTGTAATGGGAATGCAAGGGGCGATGCGTTTTGCCCGTACAGAGGAAGGACAAACAGCTTCTTCATCTGCTATTATCCGTTCATTTGAGCAGACAATGAAACAGCTTCAAATTCCTCTTAGTGAGATTGCCTCTACAATGGATGAAAGTATGACTACCTTTATTCGTTCTGCTGACGATATTCTTTCCCGTACAGGTGAAATAGATGCAGCAAGCATAGCTTCTATCATGCGTGCTGTTCGTTTGCAGACTGGAATGGAAGGTAGGCAATTGGAGCGCGTACAGCAGGCTTTCATGGGACAAGGGATTTCACAAGATGATGTAACTCAAACTCTTTTGTTCCGTGCCGCTCAACAGGCTACAGGGGCAATGAATCCTTCCGAGGTTCTTGCTGCTATGGACGATTTATCAAGAGGCGAAGGGGATAAAAATATAATGAAGCGGTTTCTTGAATCATTAAAGGAGATATCGGGAGGAAGTCTTGAAATGCTTCGTCACTTGATGCGAGGTGCTTTCACAAATCTTTCTTATACGGACATCAACAAGATAACAGAGCGCAGGGATATTGATTTTGGAGAGTTCTTTGAGAGAATGGAAGAATCCAGGCAGGCACTTAGGGGACAGAATGATCCGGTAAACAGATATGAGCCTACTGCGGCCGAAAGAACTGTTACGTCTGGCGAAAAGATGATGTCTACTTATGAAAACAGAATGATTGGAATTGGTGAAGCAAATATAGACAGATTGGGTAAGATATTGAATGCCTTGAACGCCATGTACACGGCTACAGCTAATTTCCCTACAGCGTTGGAAAAATTTATATCAGAAAATAAAGAAAAAATTAAGGATGGTGGCATGGATTTATTATCATCCGCACCATATGGAATTGGCATGATTCCAGCAGCATTATATAAGATAGGGTTAAAAGAATTGGTTAAATCTTTAGCTTCGGAGGACAACAAATAATGGCAGAAAAAGATAACAATAAAACAAGCGTACCGCCAATATATCCACTTCCAGCGTATAGGTATTCCACCATACAGGATTTTATTGATGTATGGCAAAAGGTTGTTCCTACTGGGAAGAAAAAATATACTCCATCCGAATTATTGAAAGTAAAAAATGAAAAAGGGGTTTCCAATCTTGATATTATTTGGGGGACTTATGACAAAGAGGAACAGGTTAAATACAAAAGCGATTATGATTCCGGTACATTGCCTTATGTAAAGCAAGGGACAACTTTGTTCTGTCCAAAAGATGATACGCCATTGTCCCTTGCAAAAGCTGCAAAAGAAGGACAATTTGTATCACAAGGAAGTTTTAAGGCTTATTGGGGAGAAAATTATGAAAGCCTGATAAGTGATGAAGAATATTTGCCCGATACAAGTGTAACTTCCTCACTCAAAGGGACAGGAATAAATGCTAAGATAATTTCCATGAACGTAAGGGTATGGGTATATATTAAGGCTTTGGATAAGGTTATGGACTTATCCCCTTACGTTTTGCAGGTAGTAACGACAAAATCAAAACAGACGGGAGAATTTACCATTCTCCTATCACCTTTTTATGCCAATGAAAGTTCTTTTGCCTTTGGAGAATCTATTGTGGAACAGTTTAATCTTGTTTCTAATAGCGGAGCACAGGTCAAGTCTTTTCAAGAAAAGTTTATTCAAAACAATGATATAGTCTTTATCCGGTTTGAACGTTTAAAAAAAGAAAAATCAACGGGAGATTTGGATTTAGGAAAGCAAGTGAACTTGGAAATCCCTGTTTCTAAAATAGCTAAAAATAATATTTGGGATATGATAGGATTTGTAGATACCTGTATATCTTCTTTTGAAGCACAAGGAAACATAAAATCCATCACAATAGAAGGAAGGGATATAAGCAAACTCTTTATGGAGGACGGGTGCTATTTCATTCCTTTATTGAACGCTACTGATACGTTTTCCCATTGGTATGAGATGAGTGAGGATAGTATTTGGTTCAAAAGGAACGTTCTTACAGGAGCTTTTTCAAATCTTTTGTGGTCATACGCGGAAAAACCTATACGGGAGTGCTTATGGTTTATTGTAAATGTCATGTCAACAATAGGAATAGCCAAAAATAGCGTGTTTGATTCCTGGCAAGGCAAGAGAACAGAAGGGTATGATATTGGGACAAAAGAAAAACGTCCTGTTAATGGTGTTTGGCAGATAGTAAAAGTATTTGTGGAGGATATTCTCGAAAAAAGAGTTCTTATCGATTCTTCTATTGCCAATCCGAACGGCACGTTATTGGAGTATATGACAAGGGTATGCCAGTTCCCTTTGGTGGAATTTTACTTTGACACCTATATTAATACGATAGATATAGTTGTAAGACAGCCTCCATTCAATAAGGATGCTATTTTGGGAGCTTATAAGAACGGGCAGTATGTGACGATTACTTCTGGCAATTTACAAGGATATGATTTGTCTTATGATACAAGAAGTTATTCTTGGTATCAGTTAAGAGTGATGGATAATCATGCTGGACAAAGGAACACAACAAGTCTTGCTTTTGTTCCTATTGTGTATTTGGATGATTATGCCGAAGTGTTTGGTAATAAGAAAATGTCTTTTACAGACCAATATTTGAACTATAAGGAAACGGACGGAGTAAACAAGACGCAGACATTATCCAATTTTCAAGAAGCAGCATTGAATGATCTCATATATATTCTGGAATCAACAGCTTACCTTCCTTTCACAAGGACAGGTACAATTACAATAAATGGCGACAGACGGATAAAGGTTGGCACTTTCGTTTATTTTGAGCCAACAAATGAATTTTTTTATGTATCTTCTGTTGTCAATAATGTTTCTTTCTTAGATGGAAATTTACAAAGACAGACCATTATACAAGTAGAAAGGGGTATGTACGTGCCAATTCTTTCCAATTCTTTCTCTTCTGTAAAGGATAGACAGGATAATGCAGGGAAAGAAAGTAAAGATGTGAAACCGGATTATTTCAAATTGGTTGATTTGACTGAAATGAAAAATGCAGTCAAAGTAGCTCAAAAAGATCAGATCGCTACACTTGTTTCTCCAAAAGTGGATAGAGATCAGTTTGAATATTTTCTTAATCGTAAGATGTTCAGTTAGTTATGGCAGGAGGAAAAGTAAGAAAATTGAATGCGTCTCCCGAAGCGATTTCATTCGGATTTATTGTTATTCCTAATGGAGTGGACAGGGATTTGTATGTGGAAACTTGTTTAAGAAGAGGTCGTGTTTCTGTCATGGGAAATGGGGGAGCTTTCTTTCGGGATATTTACATAACAAATGAAGTTTTGGCTAATATCGAGTTCCCGGAGAAAGAAAATGAACAAGGGTCGGCTGTAGTGATAGCGAGCAACCCGTATGACGGTGTTCCTATTGTGATAGGGAGCTATCCGAGAAATGATCAGTCTCCTATGTGGAAAGAGAATACATTCCAGTTCAGAAAGACAGTAGGGAATGTGACTGCATCCTTATCGGTTGATCCGGCTAATAACGCAGTAATTGTTTCAATTAATTCTCCCGAAAAAGCATCCGTAAAGGTTCTTGCTACAGGATCAGAAGAATCGGAGGTAATTGTTGAATCCACTGGAAGCGTGAATGTGACTGGAGGAACAAATGTTTCCGTAAAGGGATACACACAGATAGAGGCAAAGGTTGTGAATCCAGAAAAACCGGAAGAAGAGGAAAGAAAAGTCTCTATGGATTTGGAAAAGGTTTATTTTCATTGGAAAACGGAGGAAATGGAACAATCTTTGCAAGTGGATAATTCTGGTGTATCGGTAAAGATTGGGGAAGATGTACAAAGCACGATAACGAAAGAACAGTTAGATTTGAAAACGGGAGCATCTACTTTGAAAATGAACAACGATATTATTGAGTTCAATGGTGGGGGATTGAAAGGTCTGGTTGAACTGGATAATCTTACAAGTAAATTGAATGGTTTTGTAAATACATTCAATTCCCATACCCACAATGTTCCGGCAGGTTCATTTCTTGTTGGAGCAACGGCTGGCGTGCCAAGTCCCGCTCCTGTTCCCGTTACATCTCCCATGCAATCGGCGCAAAGTTTTGTTGCTTCTGATTATGAGAATGAAAAGATAACACAGGGTTAGGATATTGGGAAGAAATTCGTACTTTTGAACAAGTTAAAATTATAAAGCCGTGGCAGTTTTGGATTCAGTGGTAAAAACAGCGAAATCGACACTTAAAAATTTGGGTCGCTCCATGATGGCAGCGCAGTTCCCGAATGATTTTGAAGTGTATATGTGTTCTTTGGAGTTGGCAGATTCCAAAGGGAACACAATTGATGTCTTTACTTTCCCTATCAGCCCGGAGAGTATAGATAAGAGTGAACCTAAAAGAACTACGGTAGTCAACACGGCAGGAGGCATAACAGTACTTACTTCTCCTGTTTTTATGCCGCAGACGATCACGATAAAGGGGAATTTTGGAAGGACATTCAAGATTCTTTTAAGCGGTTCTGATAGCGTTTCGTTGACAGGTGCAGCTTTTAGTATCTCGGCAGGAAAGCGTTATCTCTATCAATTACAGGGAAAATCTACAAGTTCTCTCACTATGCCTTCCTTTGATGCCGGCATCAAAACGGGATATGGTTGTATCAAGATATTACAATCTATCATAGATAAAAGCAACGGAGTGGACGAGAACGGGTTTCCCATGAAACTTTTCTTCTATAACATGGCACTTGGAGAAAGCTATCTTGTTACGATTCCACCGCGTGGCGTTAATTTCAGTCAGAGTATATCAAAGAATATGATATGGGAATACAATCTTGAAATGACTGTTATAGCTCCTTTAGAAGCGGTTTCGGGAACAAGTGGTAGTAAAGGTTCGCTTTTGGAAATGTGCGCCTCTAATGTGATACAAAAGGGCATAAATGAATTTGCAAGTTCAATCTCTAAAGGTTTGTTGGGCAATGGATGATGCTTTCGAAAAATTTTACAACGTAACGGGATATGATATAAAGTCATATTTCCAGAAGTTTGTTGATTTCTGTGCCAACGATTATCCTCTTATTGTGGACTATTATAGTAATGGTGGGGAGATGGACAAGGATTCTTTTTTGCGCCTTGTGGAACTTGTGAGAGAATCGGAAACGATTGAGCCTTTGTTTATTCTGCATGAAAATACTTTGGACGATATTTCCATGTGGGATATTCTGGACAACTTTACAGAGACACAGACAAAACTTTCCACTATTAAAAGTTCTGCAAGGTGGCTTAGAAGTTCTTCTTTAGACAGGAACAATACTTTGCAGATGGAAAAGACACTTCGGACAGGGGAACGGTTTGAAGATGTATCCAGACAGCTTAACAGTACCAACCCGGAAGATGATTGGATGAATATTACAATACCGCAGTATATAGAAGAAACTGATTATTCGTTCTCTGATGGAGGAAACAAGTTCTATATCAATCTAAAGAACGCTGGGAATAATTATCTTGATACTGTTGTGGATGTACTTGTGGGAGATAATATCTTGGGACGTGACATAGATGTGAATTTTGTCTTTGAGAATGACGATTTAAAGATAGTGATAGGCGATGATGCGATCCGACAGGCTTTGGATACTATTCTTTCTTCTCAAAAAGGTGCTATACCAGAGTTTAAGGATTATGGAATTGCAAATGAGTTCATAGGAACAACGGTGAACGCAATCCAGTACCCTTCTATTTTTAAGGATGTAATGAATATGTTCCAAAGGGATTCAAGATGGGATTCTGTGGAATTGATAGATGTAAAAAGAGAGGAAGATGCCGTGTTCCTTTCTTTGCAATGTAAAACGGTAACAAAGAAAGATTATTTAGTAAATGTTCCTATATAATTGATATTCAGATGATTACAAAAACAAGTGCAACAATAACCAATCTAAAGAATCTTTTTATAGAGATGTTTTTAGATAAGACAGCTAAGGTAAGTAATGTAGCTGACGGTTCGGTTGTGAATGCTACGGCATTCGGTGTAGCGAAAGTTGCTCAAAAGGCAATGAAGGATATTGCCATAAAGGAAGCGCAGATATTTCCAGATACAGCTACAGGCGTTTATCTGGATAAGGCTGCTGCTTTGTATGGTGTTAGTCCGCGTAAAGGTGCTTTGGGTTCTTCGACATATATAAGGGTATCTGCTGATCCAGGTACAGTATATGATACGTCTGTTACTTTTGTAAATAAAAATGGTATTCGTTTCCAAGTTGACGAAGCATTGACTGTAGGGGAAAGTGGTTACGGATATGTAAAGGTAAGAAGTATCAACGCAGGGTATTCCACAAACGTACCGCCTAATAGCATTACTAATGTTTCCCCGCAGCCACAAGGTCATATCGAATGTACGAATGAATATTATGCTATTGGAGGACGTGATAGTGAGGATGATGAAACGTTTAGAATCCGTATTAAGAACAATCTGAATATCCTTAGCAAGAATACAATAGAATACTGGACACAGACACTTAGCAACATAGACGATCGTGTCTTAAAAGTAATGAGTGCCGGTCTGGACGAAAAGGGCATATATAATCTCTATGTTGTTTCGCAGAACGGTATTTTCTTTACCGAAGAAGAACTTGACACACTTCTTGAAAGCGCACAAGGATATTTTGGTATTTCAGAACTGAATATTGAAGGGAAAGTAGTTGGTATTGGTATCAAGAATATTGATTGGTTCTATGTGGGTTCAGAAAGGGGGTTGGATTTCCGTGTTCAGCTTCAACCGGATTACGATGTGTCTACTGTGCGTCAGAACATACAAGTGAACCTTACTAAATATCTTGATTTCCGTTTTTGGACACCTGGGAAAATTGTGGAATGGGACGATCTGTTGGATATTGTAAAAAAGACTGAAGGCGTGAAATATGTGCCAGATGAGTATTTTTTCCCGTATTACGATCAGCAAGTCCCGGCAAATCAGCTTCCGCGTATAAGGGGGTTTGTGATGCGCGATCAAGACGGAAATATTTTGTACGATTCTGATAGCAACCTCTCTCCGTTGTTTTACCCGTCTGAACCGGAGGATTTGTTTGTAGGCATCAACGACAGCTCACTCAACCTTTATCAAGAGGTTTATTTCAATGTGACAGATTCGGAAGGTGGCACTGTGGAAGGTGCAAATATTTCTATAGGGAACAATGCTGTTATAACAAATGACAATGGGCAAGCTATTATCCAACTTGCAAACGGACAGTATGAATATATTGTTTCCGCTTCGGGATATATCCCCGTAGAAGGAATGTTTGTAGTGTTGAACGGTAGTGTTTCCATTGATGTACAAATGGTTTTAGCTCCTTATACGGTTACTTTCCATGTAACAGATGAAAAGGGTGCTGCTGTTCCCTATGCGAACGTTACAATGGACAAAAGAACAACTACTACTAATTTACAAGGTATAGCTACTTTGTCAGCAAGAAACGGGAATTATCCTTACACTATTGAAAAATTGGGGTACGATGAATATTCCGGTAGTGTAACAGTGCAAGGAAGTAACAAGGAAGTGTACCCAGAATTGGAATTTAAGGTATGGACGATTACTGTCATTGTAAAGGATAAGGAAAATCAGCTTATACCGAATGTCATTGTAAAGGCGAACAATGGAGAATATCTTACGAACCAGCATAGAGAGGCGGAAATACCACTTGTAAATGGTGAATATCCTGTAACAATCGAAAAGACAGGGTATGATACTTTACAGGGGGAAATTAAGGTCAACAACCAGAATGCGGACGTTACCTTTAAAATGGATTTTTTCTTGTATAATGTGGAGTTCAATATCTCACAAGTAAATCAAGGAAATCCCGCAGAAGGAGCTACAATCAAAATAGAAGGACAGCCGGGAGTATTGAATGTAAACGGTTCTGGACAAGCTACTATAAAATTAAAGAGTGGAAATTACAGCTACACCGTGCAGAAAAAGGGATATGATGATTTGACCGGATCGTTCAACGTAGAAGGACAGGATACATTTATTCAAAGAACCCTTGTATTGAAACATTATAATGTGGTTATCACTGTTCTTGACAGTGATAACAGTAGTCCGGCACAAGGAGCAGCAGTAAATATCAATGGCTCTTCTTATCCTACAAATGAAAGAGGTCAAGCTGTTGTAAGCCTTCAAAACGGGACATATCCTTATACCGTAACAAAGTCGGGATATTATGACGGCAGTTCTTCGGTTACTGTTCTTGACAGTGATAACAGTAGTGTAATAAGTTTAAAGGCAAGACTTTACAATGTCATAATGACGGTAAAAAATCCATTGAAAGAACCTATTAATGGTGCTACAGTGGAGATAAATGCAACATCTTATCAGACACAATCCAACGGACAGGTGTCTTTGCAATTAAAGAATGGTACTTATCCGTTTACAGTGACGTTTTCAGGAATGGACGATTATTCTGGTGAATTGGAAGTGGAAAGTGCGGATATTCCGTCTTTTCCTGTAAATATGGAGTACAAGAAGTACAATGTTGCATTTACTGTACAGACGGATGAAGGTGTTGCGATTGAAAATGCTAATATCCATATCAATGAAAACGATTATAAGACTTCCCAAGGTGGATTGGTAACAGTTCGTCTTTCTGATGGAGATTACCCTTACACTGTAACAAAAGACGGATATGTACAGACACAAGGTAGCATATCGGTTTCTGGCAGCAATAAAGATGTGCTGGTGCAGCTTGTTCCTATGTCTTACAATATTACGTTTATTGCAAAAGACAATATGAGTTCCCCCAATCTTTTGCAAGGCGTATCTATTGGGATTTCCGGTAAAGAAGAAGCTCTTGTTACCGGAACAAATGGTGAAGCTACTTTAAAATTGAAAGCAGGGCGATACACGGCTACATTTTCAAAAGAAGGGTATAAGGGTGAAGAACTACCTTTTGAAGTAATTGGAGAGGCTACGTTTACGCAGATATTGAAGAAGATATGGAATCTTACCTTTAAAGTGACTTCCGCAGGAAAATCGGGTTTAAAAGATGTAACTGTTAGTGTAAGTGGCGCAGCCATATTAAGTGGAAGTACTGTAAGTCTTAAAACAAAAGACGATGGCACAACTGACCCTGTGCAGGTAATAAACGGTGCTTATGATTGGAATGCGTCACTCACAGGATATTCGCCGGAAGAAGGAGTGGGAAGTGTTCAGGATGCCGATCAGGAGAAAGTGATAGAATTGACTTATGGATTTGAAACTACATTTACAACTTCACCAGCCACACAAGGCGTTGAAATTACTATTGATGGTAATGATACAATCACAACGGGGCAAGACGGTATAGCAACAATAAATCTTTCCACAGGAACGCATACTTACGCTTATTCAAAAACAGGTTTTTTAAACGGGACAGGAAATGTGCGAATCGAAGAAGCTGAAAAAAGTGTACAGATAACACTTGTTCCTGGAGCAACAGTTACATTCCATACAAAGGTAGGAAATTCTGCTTTGGCGGATGTAAAGATGATTGTAGGGCAAAGTAGCGCAAGGGCACTTCCTGAAACCATTGTAACAAACAGTCAGGGTATCGCGGCAATTGATCTTCCTACAGGGGATTATCAATATCAGATTCCTACTACAAGTACGGATAATCCTAATCTGGTGGAAGTGCCAAGCGGAACATTTAGTGTGGCAACCGCCGCAAGCGCCATTGAATTGGATTTGACTGATTATGTAAAATACAATGTTACTTTCCAGACTGTTCCATCCACACAAGATGTAGCTATAAGTTTTGCCAAGGCAGAATCTCCAGACACACCTGTTGCAAGTGGAGCTACTGCTTCTGATGGTATTCTTACTTTGACTTACAAGAACGGACAGTATATCTATACAGCAAAGAAATCCGGTTATAAAGATGTAACAGGTGAATTTACAATTGCAGGTGGAGATCAGAACATAACGGTCGAGATGCTTCAAACTTCAACGGTTACATTTACTGTAAAAAGTCAAAATGATAGTTCTCCTATTGAGAACGCTGTCGTTGAAATGGTGGATCAAAGCGATTCATCTAACAAATACAAAGGGACGACCAATTCGTCTGGTGTGGCTACTATGACGTTTAATGGCGGAGAGTTTGAATGGTCGCAAGACAGTGACGCGGACTTTTCCGGCTGCCCTGTATTCAAAGAGGATGAGAATTATCTTTTCCCAGACAATATTACAACAGATCAAATAAAAACTTATTTCCCCAATGGTGTAGTTGTTTCCCCGATAACAGTTAAACACAATGAAAGTGACCCCAGTCAAGTCGTTTCTTTCGCTTATATGTATAGCAGCCAAAAAATAAACGGTTGGAAAGGAAGTTGGGATGAAACAAAAAAGAATTTCATCTTAACGAGTGTAATCAAAGAATCAACACCCACACTTACAGAGGGTTATATTTTGTTTAATGTGGATGCTGGATTTTTGATGGTAGCACTTGGACTTCTTACATTCGGAACAGGAGGAACGGTGGATTACCATAAGTCTTTAGATTTTGGTTTCAAGGTAAGTGGCGTGCCGTCCAATTTGAAGATAGTCGTAAACTATGGTTCTGCAAATGAAGAATTTGCAGCGGAAATGGAGAATGATGTAATTCAAAGATTTCAGCTTTCTGACCTTTTATTGGAAGAAACAATGACTAATTCGACTTTATGGCAAGTAGCCGTACAATCTTCTGACGGAAGCACATTATCTACAGATGATTTGAAAAATCTGAATATTACATTTTCTTTTTATGGAAAGAAGGCAAAAAGTTCGGATATTCCAGTTAACAAGGTTCTTTATGGGAACTATGATTATACAGTTACCCCGCCTTCTCCTTTGGAAGCACAATCAGGCATGTTGAATGTAAACGCACCTGCCATCAACAAAGAAATTTTGATTGCAAATAATGTAGATGTAACATTTAAGGTAACTTCAAAACAAGATTCATCACTTATTTCCCGTCCCAAAGTTGGTGATTTTGTGTATGGTGACAAAACATGGTCAACTGAATTGGATAGTGCTAAAACTTGTGTTGGTGTTATTACCGATGTAAGAAGTAAGGATTTTGACTTCATAGGTTTGGAAAATCTGACTGCCGGTTTTTGGACAAATTCATTAGGCACTATTTCTGATGTAGTAACTGAAACAAATAAATCTTTAGTCATGTGTGACTTCGCAGGTAAGACAAATTCTCAAAATATCATACTTGCGAAACCAACGGAAAGCACGGCGGCACATCAGTGTGCAGCTTATTCTACAGAAGGATTCGGTACAAATTCTTGGTTCTTGCCTTCTTGTGGACAGTGGAGTGTAGCTCAATTAAACAGAGTTAAGATCGACACTTCAATAAGTGCGACAATCGGTTCAGATCCATTGAGTAGTGTTTCATATTGGACTTCGACACAATATAATTCAAATGATGCTTGGATTTTTGGTTGGGCTAATGGCGCAAAAAGGGGAACGACCAAAAGTAGTTCATATACAGTTCGTCCTTTCTGTACCTATGAATACAATCCTGTTCCAAATGGTGTGTACATCTATGATAAAGATAATAATCGTTACACAAAAGAAGAATGGGTATCGTCTGGTAAAGGAGTGTCTGCTGTATGTGGTATAGGTATTTCAACCGATACTAATTCGTTTATGGTGTCGACAAGTAAAAGTGCTGCAAGTTATACTTTTGGAGGTCAAGGTACTTTGATCTCTAATGTACCAATGTCAACTACCAGTGTGGCATCCTCAAACTTAAGTAAAGCAACGCATGGTTTCATTTATACCGACACGATAATATCTCAATTGAGAACTGGCAATGCACCTGCGGCAGAATACGCCAAGACATATATGTTTGGGAATGGACAGAATGGCTATTTACCTTCATATGGCGAGGCGACCACTCTGTATTCTTACAAAACACAAGTGGAAGAGATTTTGCGCATGTTGGGTCTTTCTTTATGGGGAAGTGCATCTATTCAAACTTGCACCCAGTATGGGACTTCAAATAATGCAAATCTTAATTGGGCAAACGGGATTTATTTTGAACCAGGTAAAGGTGACGGGTATCTAGTTTTACCTTTTACTCTTCTTCCTTTGCCTAATCCAGCAATTCCTATCGAGAACGCTCTTGTAAAAATGACATCTGCATCAAACAATTATCAGCAGAATACAAATAACAATGGAGAAGCTGTTATTTCTGCTGCATTAGGCGTTGATTATGATTATGAGGTCAGTGCTGATGGTTATACAACGCAGAACGGGAAAGTCGGTGTATTAAATGAAGCGAAAACAATTGAGGTTACTTTGCAACCTGTAAGTGAGCTTACAGTAGTTGTCCATAGGAACACATTAGACGGGGCAACTGACATTTCCGGCGTACAGGTTGTTGTGACTGAAAATAAGGAAGGAGGGGTGCAGATGGCTTCCGGTACAACTTCACAAAACGGGACAGTCGTTTTATTTGTACCAGACGGAAGCTATAAAGTAGCTTTTTCTAAAGATGGATTTGAAAGCAAAGAGGAAACGGTTGAAGTAAGCGGGAAAACTGCGCTTAACACCTTCCTTTTGCAGATATACAATACTATTAATGTTCAGGTAAGAAGAGTTGGACAAATGCAAGGTATACCAAGCCAAATCCAACTAAAGGACAGTGCGGGGCTAGAGGTGATTCAGACTAAAAATATAACCACTACCGTAACGTTCGCCAATGTCGCATACGGACAGTATATCTTGTATGTACCGGAAGGGGATTTTTCCAAAGAAACATCCCAAAGCATTACTGTGAACAGTGAAGGAATGCAGGTGCAAGTAAATCTTACTCCGCTGTATATGGTGCAAGTAAAAGTAAACCCTACTGGTGGTAATGTGGAATTTACAGATTCAGAAGGGCAGAAGCATACAGGTTCGGCAGGACCAGCAACATACACGGCACGGTTTGACAAAATTCCTGCGGGAAATTATCAGATTAAGATTACATCTTCCGGTTTCAGTGATTTTTCAACGACAGGAAGTATAAGTGGGGTTTATCAAACAAGTGTGAATTTGGAATACACCTTATCCAAACCGAATAAGTTGGTGCAGATAACAAGTAACCAATCCAATTACCAATTAGATACATCGTACAAATACGTTTCCCTTTTGATAGTTGGAAGAGGAGGTGAAAAATTTGAGTATTGGGGTTCTTGGGATAGTTTTGTATTGCTGGGCGGAACAACTGGACAAATTGTATATATTCCTAATATATTGATATCGGATATTTCAGATGGTCGAATAGCTAAAATTACATTTAGCAATGTTCCAAATGCGGGTAGCTGGACATACGGCACAAAATATTCCATAAAATTAAGAAGAACAACTTATGAATATACAGCTTACAATGGGGTAAGCGAGGCTCGTAATGATGCTGATCTTACTATGCCACAAGAAAGCAGACTATCTAATTATTCTGTATATAACGCAAAAAGTTCCGGTGCTATAGCTGCTCACATGGCAGGTAGATTTTATTGTAGTGGAAGTTTCGGAAGCCAAAACGCAAAAGAAGAAACTTATTCTTCTACAGGCCCAAGAATGCAACCGGATGGTGCGCCAGGTGGAGACGGTAGATATGGATTTAAAAGCACTTACGAAAGTCCTGTTTTGGGAAACGCAACCAAGCCTGTTCAATCCTCAGTTGTTATCCCTGTCCAGTCTATTTTTGGAGGTACAAGTAAAGGTGAAGCAGGATATTTAAACACTAAAAGTGGGAAAAGAACCGGTGCGTCTTCATGGGGAGGTGCAGGCTATGGAGGTTCTTATTTTACTTCTCCGGACGGAGGTAAAACAAGAATTGCTGGGTATGGCTCTGGACAAGAATGTTCTCCGGCAGATGATGATGCCGGAAATATTACAAAGCCGGGAGAAGGTATATTTTGTATATACTACCACAATGAACCTATTTGATAAACTAAAAGGAGAGTTTAATTGCTCTCCTTTTTTTTGCTTTGATTATAAAAGAAGTGCAAGTTTATCATGTTTGTTGAGAAAAGATTATCTTTGTGACAAGTAATTACTTAGATAAATCAAATTTAAAAATTTTCATTGCAATGGATATAATCAAAAGAACAGTAACAGCTAATTCCAATAAGCTGATAACTACTAACGGTGAGGCTGCGCCTTCTTTAATCAGTAGTGCATGGAACTTTGCAACAATTGACAAGGATATAACACTTACCGATCAAAACGGTCAACCGGTTTCTTTTATTATCATTCCTCTTTCAGAAGGAACAATTAAAGTAATCTTGACAGGTGGAATGGAATACACCATTTCAGAAGCGGAAGTGAGTGCAAATTTGGGATCACCTCTTATGTACATGGTTCAGAAGATTTTGAAAGAAGGGACAACGGCAACCAATCTTAGTATAGGTTTTTAAGGAAAGGAACCAGCAATGAATTTAATAGGAAATATTAATGCAATTCCTTTTAGGAGATTTAGGGGAGGGGGTGGAGTAGCTCCTTTTCCATCTATTCCTGGTATGATAGCCAGATATTCAGCATTAGGTCTCACTAATGAACAAATGGCAGAGAACCCTGTATGGAAAGACCTTACAGGCAATGGACATGATTTACAGATGAAGAATTTAGCTTGGAAGGGGATGTCCGGGGTTGGCGGATATACCGAGAACTATGATAGCAATAGATGGAGTAAGGTAAAATCAAGAATTGATGTCACTTGGATTTATAAGTCTTTTAATGCAAGATCAATAAAGGAGAATAGAGCTGCTCAATTATTTTATCAATCACTATCAAGTGATACTGGATTTAGGGTTTTATCATGTACTATCAAAGTTTCTGGTTTAACAGACGGACAAGGAATTGAATATGTTTCGAATGGGGCACAACAATTTGTTATAATGAGAATTGAAAATGATGGTATATATCATCTACCAAGTTTTGATTTTGGAGCTAAAAATGCTTATTACGGATTCAAGTTCTTAAAATTACAGGAATCTTGCAATATCACCATCGAACAACTACCCCTCTACCCCGGTGCACTCGTCTTTGACGGAGTGGATGATTATGGTGTCTGTGATAACTTCCCCATTCTGACTAAAGAAAAGGGATATACGGTTGTGGCGTTGAGACAGTGGATTACAAGGGGTGAAATAGCCCAAGGATTAGTATCTAATGTAAAGAATTGGCTCAAGGATGGTGCCTTCTTGTTAGAATATAGAAATATACAAGCCGAGCATCTTAATAAGCCTATATCTTTTGGAGCAATAGGGAGTGAAATGGATTTACCACACATCCTTACTTATCAGACATCTAAAAGTTATAATGGTGTTTCGATTACAACTGGTAATTTTAAAGGAACGGATGTGCTACATGTTGGGAAATTAGCTCCAACTAATGTAGGAACTTGTATTAACGCTGCTATCTGGGAACTTGTATTTCTCGATCACGATGCCACCGAAGAAGAACTGACCAAGATCAAAGACTACTTCGTTAAAACCTATCCCTGGCTCTTCCCCGACCAAGCATGGACTGTCACCGGCAAAACCAACGAGGACGAAGATCGTGCTACTATTGCCAACATTACGGGCAATGGTAATGATCTTGTACTGAGTAATTTGGGTTTTGCAGAAGGGAGTGGCTACAATGAAGAAGGTGAATATGCTGGCTATCTGGTTACTGATGGGGTGGATGATAAGATAGAAAGCAAGCAATCTTTCCAACTTCCTATTAAATTTTCTATGATAGGTAGTTGGGTTTTTATAAAAAAAGAGGACAAGAGAGCTGGTATTTCAAAAGAAAACAATCTTATTGTTTATGATAAAATAACGGGACTAACTTTATTTCTCAATAGTGTAGAATCTTATGAAGAAATAGATATAGACAGTTTTCATGCTATTTCTTCTGATGGGAAATTGTATGATGAAAACTGGAATATGCTTCCTATTACGGTAGGTTCTCTTTTAAGCGATTCGTCTACACTTAAAATAGCGTATGACGGAAATAATTTTGTCCAATTCGCTTTTAATTGCATGGGATTCTATGACAAGATACTGAAAAAGGATGATCTTTTGAAAGGATGGATTTATTTGAAAGGATTAAAAGCACAAAGAATACCACCTTCTAAGAATTATATCTTAAAAGAAGATGGAGGATATGTCCTTCAAGAAGATGGAAACAAGATTTTGACAGAACAACAATAATACGTAATAATTATGGCAGATCAAAAAATATCACAGTTTACAAGACTTTCTTCTTTGGATGGTAAAGAAGAAATCCCTGTTGCTAAAGGTGGAAAGAATTACAGTTTCCTTTCTGGTTTACTTGCAAAACAGGAAGATTTAGATAAGACAAATGAAAATATAACAAGTCTACAAGAAGAAGTGAACAAATTGAAGTATGGTGTTGGATATGCTGTAAGTGGCTATAAAGAAGATGATCTTGATCCTGTACCGTATGTTTCATTGGGAGATGTTTCTTTTTTGGAAAAGGGATGGGATTTTTATCTTATTGACACAACTCAAAATACAGGAGAGGAAGTTGTGCCTGTTGGAAAATTGAAACGTAACAATCTATTGAGATTTGAGGATGGTTCTTTTGCACCAACAGTAGGAATTACAGAAGCTATGCGAGCAGAATGTGACGTAGAACTGTATTTGGATGCTGGGCATCAGCAAAAGTATTGTGATGCTGGCGCTTTTAATGCAGAGACGTTCTATAATGAACATGGCATGGCAAAATTGTATAATTTACAAGGGAATGAAGTAAGAGTCCTTCGGCCATGGGAAACAGTGGAAACAAAATATACTATTGTAAAAGGGTGGATGGATGAAGCCTATTTTATAGATAAAGTAAAAGGTAATTCTGGTATTGAATGGAGTGGCTTTTTAAAAGAAAAAACTGTATGGGACGGTGTTGAAATAACTGATGATAACAGACTTGTCCCTGTAGGTATTTCCCCATGTCCTATTACTACAGTAGGTGGAAAGGCAAGAAATTTCTTTTATTTATATGAAGGAGAAACTAATTGTAAATCTTCAAATGGACAAGCGAATCTTTGTACTTTGTTTTTGAATGATCGAACTTATCCAAGAACAAACGATGTAAATCAAAATTCAAACCGTACTTACGCAAGATCAAACAACCCTAATGTAAACCAGTCTTATCCTTTTGCAGAAGGAGGATATAGGGCTTACAATGCTTTTATAACTTGTCAAGAAGTAATTTATAAGACAAAATATTTACATAACAATGCTTTATTTTCAAGCGGAATATCTTCTAATGATACTTGTAACAATGAAACGAATTGGAAGAATAATGGAGGGGTAAGATATAAATTATCTTCTTCTGGAGAATGGAAGTATGGTACATGGAGTTCGTCTGGGGATGTTTATTATTCAGCAACACAACAAAGAACGAATTGGTCTATAATGGCAAATGAAGAGAATCCTAAAGAGCAATGTATGGAATCTCAAATGGCAGCTTCTTTTGCTGTTGAGACGGGTGTTGCAGAAAAAGCCAATTTTGAATTTTATGGGAGTGTGTATTGGTATGTCAATATTCCTAATGTAAAAGGGCTGAATGATGGAGAAATGAATTGTAAGGTGTTTAAGCAGATGTCTCAAACTTTTGCTGCTTATGATTCGGCAGGAGAAGTTAAAGATTGGGACATAGAAGTTATTTTAAGATTTTCTCTTTTTGATGGACTTTCTCTAAGTGGAGATATTTTTGCTTATTGGGGAGGCGGAGTAGAAGTCGTAGGAACTTGTAAATATTTGCAAACGGTACAAAGAGATGGAAATCCTGTTGAATTTTATGTGGAAAATGATCAGAGGAAGTGGCATAACGACAATACGGTAAGCAAAAACGATTTGGGTTCTTTTGATTGGGAATCCACCTATAAGAAGATAGGAGAATCTGAAAATATTTCTGATGGTTATTCTTTGAAAAGACAAAAGGAAACTCCTTATTCTGTTTTAAGGGGAGGAAGTCTGTCTACTGGGGGATGTTTCTATCAATTTGGGAATAATTATTGGAGTAATGTTTTGGATCAAAGAGCAAGAATTGGTCTTCGTTCTCGTGGTGCTGCCACTTATGGTTATTGTTCCCCTCGGTCTTTGTATGCGAGCTACGCTGCTTCTACTTCGACTCGTCTTTATGGTGGCTCTGCTCAAGTTTTGCTAAAACGCAGTTAGGCGCAGCCGTGCAAAACTTGAAGCCACTTTAGGCGATATAAGATATAAAATCCTAAAAGTCTTACGACAAGTTCAGCATTGGGACTGAAATCTCTGAAACGTAAAATTTTAGGTTGAAATAATGGGTTGAGACTTTTCGTTTCTTCGTTCTCGTGGTAATGCCAATAATGGTAATTGTTCACCTCGGAATTTGAATGCGAACAACGATGCTTCTAATTCGAATCGTAATTATGGTGGATCTGCTAAAGTTTAGAGCTTTATGAAATTGACGAAGAAACAGTCTCATACTCATGTTTAGAAATAACAATTTATAAGACAAGGCTTATATAAATAGAAATTAATCATAGAGATAAGCTACAGTGTCATGTGACATTGTTTTACTGCTCAAACTTGATTTTGTGATGAGAAAAATTGATAATTTGTATGAAAATATTTCTGTAGAAAGCATTAGGGGTGCTGCTATACATGCTTTTAAAGGGCATTCTCACAAAAGAGAAATAAAGAAATTCAAAAAGGATTTTGATAAGAATTGCGAAATGCTCTTTGAAGATTTGGTTACTTGTAATTGGGAAAAGCATATATCGTATCGTTCTCTTGTGAAAGTCAATAAGAACGGGAAGATAAGACACATTGAAAGTCCTTCCTTAAAGACGAGAATATATCAGCACCTTTTACTTGATATTTTAACACCTGTTTATACCAAGAAGGATAATAGAAATGGTTTGAACTGCAAAAAGAAATGCGGGCTTAATTCTAATTTTAAAAATGGTTCTTTACTTCACAAAATAAAGGCTATTTTTTATGATAGGCTTGATTTAAACTATTATTTTTTGATAGATCAGAGAAAATGTTATGAGCATATTCTTGAAAAAACATTTCGCAAACAACTGAAAAAGATTGTATCAGACAAAAGATTAATAGATTATGCCGTTAGGATTTGTTTTGTGAACGGCAAACTACCTATTGGTACGCCTACAAGTCCATTAGTGCATCATATAGTAATGCTTTCTTTTGATTATTTCATCAAAGATATTGCTCCTGCATGTATTAGATATGCGGACGATAATCTTGTGTTTGCAAGAACAAAACAGGAAGCAAATTCTTTAAAATGGAGAATTAAGAATTATTGGTGGTATGAATTGGGAATAAGGAGCAAGAGACAAACAGGAACTATTTATCCTATTCACAGAAAATGTGATTTTTGTGGGTTTATATTCAATTCTAATAGAAAGGGAAAGAATAAGCATAACAAAGGTTTTGTGATAGGAAGGAAAAGGATTGTAAAAAATGCCTTAAAATCAAACAAAAAGAATTATCCGTCTTATTTTGGGATTTTAAAAAATACGGATCAATATAACTTATTAACTTACATTGAGAAAAAGATGAAATTATCCGAGCTAACCTCTAAAATTCGCATTGATAGAAAGATGGATGCAGATAACATATCTATAAAAGATTTAAAAGATATCATATTTAACATTTATGACTATGAAATAAGGTGTGACTCGTCTGGACAGCCTAATTGGATAAAATGCCTGATAGGAATTAAGGAAATAAGAAAGGGCAAACCAACAGGGAAAATGTTGGCAAGAGAATTTCATGGCAATTATGGTTCTATTATCCAATTTCTTTATAAATGCGAAAAAGAAGTGGGAAGAGAAAATTTCCTACCTTTGGAGTGTGTAGAAATAGAAGACAGGTGTGGTTATGTATTTCGAGACAGTACAAATTTAATAGATTATATAAATGAAAATGAATATTGATTACATTGAAGTCCCTTCTACTGAAAGGGATGATTCTAATAGAAATCATTCTGCGTGGAGAAACGGAAAGATTGTACAATTGGATTTAGGTCGGAAGGTGCAAGTGTATCTTTCCCATAAGTCAGAGAAAATTCAAGACGAAAATGGAGAGAAAACTATAACAAGAGCCTTTTGTGTGGAATTGGAAAAGCCGGCTACAAGAGGGCGTATTATTAATGCTGCGGAGATGATGGTATATAGACTTTTTACTCCATTGGATGTGGCTTCTTTTGCAGCTTCTCTTTCAAGAAAGTTTAGAGATGATCCCAATAATGAAGATGTAAAGGAGCATGATGATTTTATTGCATGGGTAAAAAGGGAGTTGGATGCTATAGGTATAGGGTCTACGGATGCTCCTGAAAACAGAGAGACACCTGCATATAGTTTTTATGATATGACAGAATCCATCATAAATAAGATAGGGCTTTCTGATAAGGATGCTTTAAAATTTAAGAAATTCCATCCAAAATGGAAGGTTAATATTGATGTGGTAAAAAAAGAACGTTATCAATATGGAGATGATCTTTGGGAAGTTTTGCAAGATCATAAGACACAAGAAAACTGGAAGCCATCTTTGGAAACAGCTTCTCTTTGGAAACGAGTTGATGAAAGTCATTCTGGTACAGAAGATGATTCGATCCCTTATGCACCTCCTATGGAATTATTTGAGGGGAAATATTACTTACAGAATAAAGTGATATATAAATGCACAAGAAGCAGTGGAATACCTCTTTCTCATAATTTAGTTGATCTTGTAGGCTTATATGTTGAAAAATTTTGAGTATGGAGTTTATAGTAATACCAAGAGAAGTCTTTAATTTAACTTCGATAGACAGATTAAAGGAATTGGGGATAGATAGTCCTCGAGCCAGTGCAGACGGGAAACAAGTATTGCTTCACATTGAACATTACAATAGTATTGAAGAATTTCCTTCTCCTATCTCTACTTTGGAGGATGGGGAAATAGAAACAATTCAATATCCTTATCCAGTGTATAATAATCCTTCAGATGAATTAAGCGCTTTGTTAAATTCTGATGAATGGACTTCGAAAGAAGAAAGTAACATTTAAAGAGCATGTCACAAGAAATCTACAATAAGACCGTGTTCAAACGGTTCTTCGAAGAAAACGATCCTGCTGTAATGGAATGGGCGGAGAATGTACTTGAAAAGGTATCTTCTCCCGGCATTCTTCCTACTTTTATAAAGAAGGACGGAGAGGATTTTAAGGCGTATTGGGAAACAGTCTGTCATATCTTTGCGCTTGTTGTCTTGTATGCAAAGCAATATAACGAGATTGATACGAACAAGATTCTGTTTGAACTTTTTATTGAAAACAGAGGACTTGTGACAGACGAAGTGGACACACTTGAACAGATGAAATATCTGTTCAATAATTATGTGAAGGAATATAGAAAAAGAGGAACACTTGATATTGTAAACAAGGAAGGCGTGATACTTGGGGAGCTTCTCCGTCTTATTAGATATAAGACGGAGGATGAGTTTATATTTGCTCTTTTGATGTCTCGTGATACTGGATGGACAATGGGGCATAGCTCTCCTACATGGAACAGGACAGACACAGTTCTAAACGTTACAAAAGGGTATGAGACAACGGAAAGCGTAAAAGATTTGAATGCCTATCCACTTGTGAACCCTACAGGTGTTGTTATTGTGGATGATATAGACAACAATGGCACTCCTATACAGGTAATGACTTTCGTTGGAAATGCTTTGGTGGGTATTTCTTCTGAAATTGACAAAACGAAGCTCCTTCCTATTTCAGAAAATCTTTCTTATCAGATTTCTTTTAAGGTTAAAACATCTTCCACAAGCAACCAAAATTTGAAATTCGGTGTGGAAGTGTTTAACGAAGCCGTTCAACCTATGATATGTAAGGAATCTTATGGAAGTGCAGAGAGCAACAATTTTGTTTCCGGCAGTAAAGGAATCCTGGAACTTCCTGTAGCTGGAGTGTATTATGAATGCCGGGCAATTCTATCGAGAAAGAACAGGGCATACGCGAAGCAGTTAGAGCTTAATTTCTCGAAAGGGAGAGGGCTTCAAATGAAAGACGGAATGAAATTCTTGTCATTAAGTCTTACACAAGACAGGTCAAATTCTTCCGCTCTTGTGTACATTTACGATATAAAGATAAAACCGCTTTTCCTTCCGTTCTATCAAGGTAATTTAGGGGAAAAGGACGTGATAGCTGCTTATTATCTTAATAATTCCCTTACAAGTGAGAAAGGAGTAAAAAAATTTACAGAAGATTACCTTGTTACCTACAAAAACATAATGGGTAGTGAGGATATTCAGCCTTTGAAAGAGAAGAATGTTATTTTCAAAGTATTGTCGGATAGGGGAGCTTACATAGAAGGAGCTTCTATTTCCATTTTAGACAAACGTCTTGTGACGGACAGAAACGGGGAAGCATCTATTGTACTTTATCCTGGTGATTATTCTATTGATGTGGAGAAGTCTTTGTTCATGAATATAGAAGATAGATTGTTTCAGGTATTGGAAGACGATGAAGAAACGCAGGTGGAATATATTCAAATGCAAGGAGATGTGTATGAAAGAAAAGTCACGTTCGTTGTAAGGGACGAAAATGAAAGACCTATACAAAATGCCCTTGTTACTTTTAATGGTGAATTTAAATATACGGATTCTTCTGGTAATGCCATATTTATGGCTTTTCTTGGCTTATACCCTTATACTGTAAGCAAGACGGATTATTATACCATAAGTAAGAACATCAATGTACAAGACGATCAATCCGAACCTGTAACGCTTATATTGATACCAAGATATACGATTACATTTACGGTGACAAATTCATCTACTGGCGCAGTGGAAGGTGCAAATGTGACACTTACCGCAAAGGACAGACTGGCAACAGAGGATACTGTCGCTTATTCGGAAAGCAAAAGAACGGGCACGAATGGGAAAGTGACATTCACGAATATATTGGGAGGTGATTACACTTATCTTGTTGAAAAGCAAAACTGGATTCCTGTAAATGGGGATGTTGTTGTGGACAGTAATAAGGATATACAAGTGAGCTTCAATCCTATGCCTACTTTTAACATGACGTTTACTGTAAATGATTACAACACCTTTACGGGAGAGAAAAAGCCTTTAAATGGGGCTACTGTGAAATTTGCCGGTTTGACAAAACAGACTTCTGACAATGGACAGGCTGTTTTTGAAGGAGTGTTGGGAGGAAAATATTCTTATGATGTATTTTACGACAACAATCATCAACGGGTATATGTGGAAAACTATGAGTTTTACAATAATTCAAACCTTACGATAGACTTGAAACAACTTACCTATAAGACTACTATCAAGGTGTACGGCGCAGGAGGAACAGTCGTTGAGGGCGCGAAAGTGAAAGTAAACGATAAGGATTTTGTGCAGGAAGATTCTTCTGGTGTTGTGTTGGAACTTCCTAATGGAGTATATACCGCTATTGCTTCTTATGAGGAATACGAGGACAGGGAACAACAGTTTACTGTGAACGGAGCTGTACAGGTGGTGAGCATTTATATGGATCAAACCTTGTATGATCTTACATTTGTTGTAACAGAGGATAACGGTATTATTTCCAACGGTACAAGGATAACGCTTAACAGGGGAGGTGCAGGAGAACAAACAGGTCTGACTAATAACGGACAAATCAAATTCTCTGTTCCGAGAATGCGTTATGATTGGGTGGCCTCGAAGCAATATTTCAGTGATCAGACAGGGGTTGTGCAACCAAATGACCTTCCAAAGACGGTGAATGTTGCAATGCCAAGAAAAGAAACGAGAGTGCAGTTCTATGTTTATAATTCCGATACAGGGCTTCCAGTTTCAGGAGCTTCTGTAAAACCAGAAGGACTTAGTACGCAAAATACAGGGTCGGACGGTACAACGACCTTTATGATGCAGATGGGGAAAACTTACAGATATGAAGTTTCCGTTTATGACTATCAGCCTACGGAAGGTTCTGTTACAGTTAATCAGGAATCAATGCCACAACAAAGGGTAGGTGTTTCCAATAAGACTTACAGTGCTCATATTACAGTGAAATCCCGAAATGGATATAACATTAATCGAGCTTACGTAACTTATGGAGGAAAGAGTGGATACACCAATTCACAAGGACAGCTTACACTTACTGGAATACAATCAGGGTCGTATAATGCCACTTGTACGGCAGACAATTATCAATCCCAAACGAAAAACAATATTGCAATATCGGGAGCTGACACGTATATAGATTTCACTCTTGACTATGAGCTTACGACAACTTATATTTATCTTAGAAAGGAAAATGTATTGCAACCTTATGCTTCCGTGAATATAAGAACTACCGCGCCTGACGGATCGTCTTATTACAGTGGTACAGATCAGACAAATGGAAGTGGGAGGATAACGGTTTCTTCTCCTTCTGGAGGTTATGTGTATGCTTCCGCTACGGATTCGGAATGTGTAGGGACAGGGGATGAATCAACGAACGCAGGAGGGAGCAGTATTTACCTTTATCTTTGGAAAGCTCTTATCGTTTCTTATAGCGGATCGCCTCAAACGCCATCTGTATCAAATGGCGTTTATGAAATAGTGGGGAGAGAAGTAAGGGTTCAGGGTGGAAGCAGAAATACAAGCAACCCTTCTACTGTGTATGCCAATTTCAGAAATCATACAAGAGCTACTGCAATCAAACAGTGGCCCGAATCATTTTCTATTCAGGGAAGTTCTGGCACTTATAATGTGGACGCTGCCGGCGGCAACCATTCTGCCTTTAGAGGATGTACAAGTCTTTCATCGATTGCAACAAACACAATTCCTTCTATTTCAGGGGGTGTTATCTGTTGGTTTAGAGATTGCACAAGTCTTAGGTCTATTCCTTCTGGTTTGTTTACCAAAATGACAGGCAATTCTTGTGCGGGTGCTTTCTGGGGTAGTGGGGTTACAAGCCTTCCAAGTGGTCAACTTGTTCCTACTTCATGTGTTTATCATTCTTCCTTGTTTAGAAGTTGTAAGAGTTTGACTTCATGCGTTGGCAATGGTACTTTTGGAAGGGGAGGTGGCACAGAAGATTTCCATGCTGTATTTTTTGAATGTACGGCTTTGAAAAATACAGGAGGTCAATCAGCTACAAGTTCTCCATTTAGCAATTCAACGAACGCACAGTATATGCAATATACATTTCAAGGTTGCACAGTCATAACCGAACTTCCAGTATTATGGTTCAGATATTGCACAAACATTGTTTCTTTTGTTGGTTGCTTTGTTGGTTGTACAAGTCTTGTTGACGGTTGGTCTACCGCTATGTTCTCTTACCCTTCGAAGGCAACAAATATGCAGTCATTGTTTGAGAATTGTACTTATTTGTCTATTCCTTATGGACAAGGGCTTCCGTCAAGTGTAACAAACGCTTCAAGAATGTTTGCGAATTGTAGGAATTTATCTGACATATCTTCTTTTGATATGAAGAATGGAAAGCTACAGAATGCAGAAAGTATGTTTGAGAACACGGGTGTGAAACAAATTCCCGCTAAGTTCTTCAATGATCTTACGACACTTACTAATCTTAGGAGATGCTTTGCAGGATGCACGTCACTCACTTCTTTTGGAAGAACAGGGAATTATGTAGGACAACCAGGAACATCTGCACGACCTGTGAATGTGGATATAGGAAATCAGTTTAATAATACCAATTTTGAGAATATCAGCGGTAATTTGAATTGTACTGAAATGTTTGCAAACTGTACAAATCTTTCTTTAGGAACAGAACAAACCTATGCAGTTTCATACACATCCCTATATGATAGGTCAGTGGCAGGCGTAGGAAAGGTTAATATGGACAGAATGTTTTATGGTTGTTCGAAACTTGGAACTGTCCCTGTTATTCAAATTCTTTCCGGATCGTCTAATTATGTGAAGATAACGGAATCTGGGAACAACAACGTAACAAGTCATAGTCAGACTTTCACAGGTACAAACTGTGAGGGTGTTCCGAGTGGATGGAAATAGTAAGTCAAAAATAATTAAAATATTGAGTATGAGCAAGTTAAATGTTAGCAGAAATGTTTTTTTAGAGAAAGAAGAACTTTCAAATATGATTTCTTTCTTTGCTACAGCACCGCTTATGAAGGCGGTGCTACAGGCATCTTATTCTTTTGGGATGATTACGAATGACCCGTCTAAGATCAATCCTAATACAGTTAACAAACCAGTAGAAGATGAAAATCTTATAGAACCTTTTAAAGTGGAAACAGGAACAAACTCTGGCACTATTAAGGTACTTCCTGGAATGGCTCTTACCAGTGCCGGGAACTTTATAGATATCAATGTAGAAGACAACATCGTTGTGCCGAATGACAGCAATTTCTATTGGGTGAAGATTGCTTACAAAACAAGAAATTACGAAAAGGGGTATGTAAGCGTAAACTCACAAGGTATCGTTTCCGGTTCTGTGGATTTTACAGGTAAGGTAAGAGGTCAATCTTCATCGACCCCCGTCTCTATCCGGTTTGAAAAACAAGACGGTTCTGTTCCTTTGAATAATGGCGTTTATCAGATTGTAAACATAATTGACAGCCAAAACTTACTTCTTACATCCGCAACTACATTTGTAGCGGAATCGAATTTAAGAGCTATTGTGCTTGGGACACTTCCTTTGGGAGGTGTATTGACTTCCGAGCAGCGAAACGGTTTATACACTTATGATGATTATGTCATTTCTTTAGTACCGGAAGTTAGCATAAGCACTCCGCCGGAAAAAGAACCGGACGAGTATTATATTGCACGTGTTCAAAATTCTGGCGGCACGGTATCTGTTTACAATGAAGTGAAAAGCGAATATTGGTCGCTTGGGAATATATTCATGTCAACTTCTAAAAGTTAAGGCTTATGTTACGGTTTTATTATACGGTCAGTTCAGGATATAACAGTCCGCAGTCCAAAGTTTCAGATTCGTTGGGTGGATATAAATCTTCCACTCTTGTGCCTAATGATGTATTTGGCAATTTATTTGATGAAATAAGCCTTAATTTGGCTTCAAATCCTCATAGCCAATACGTTGCTCTTGTTTTGAAAAATGAGGGCACAGAAACGCTTAAAAATGTCGAATTATGGTTTTCTTCTGTAACGGATAACCCCTACGGGACAATCACGGTAGGAGCTATAGGGATGGGAAAGGATGAAGAAGAAAATCCGGTTACTTCGCGCACATCTTCCATGAACGAAAAACCTTATTGGATTCAATTTTATGAAGCAAAAGAGGAAGAACCGGTATCGCTTGGTGATATGGAAGCAGGAAAAGAAATCTGTTTGTGGTTTTGTCGGTCGCTTGATAAGGAAATTATAAAAAATGACTATGATCTTGTGGCAGAGAGAGATATGAATACACAGAACCGCTATAAAAAGGTGGAAAAGCAAACGGAAGAAATATTTAACATTAATTTGCTTTGGGAATAATTACAATAATTGTATTTTTGTCGGTGTAAGGGGAGAGAAATTTCCCCTTCTTTTAACTTCAAAAATATTAAGTTTTTGTATGCAATAATTGTAATTTCGATATGACAAGAAAAGAGGAATTTAAACAGATTTACAGCTATTTACAAGGAAAGTTGACAAGCAATCCGGCTTACGAGTTCCGTCTAAAAAGAAAGGACAGAGAGAAACTGGACGAGTTTCTATCTAATGATAAAGTAGGGAATCTTTGGGAATACCTTACATTTCAGTTCAACCGGCAGATGTTTGTTCTTTCTTTATCTAACCTTCCGATAGTTCCTCTTATGAATGTCATAGGGAGAACAGCCATAGATAGATGGAGAAAAAGAACAAAAAGGGACATATACTTCACTTCTAAATTTGTGATGGAAAATGAACTTTTTAATCCTATAGAAAGTGAAGAAGGTATTTCAGAAAGTTACTTGGACAAGCAAAGGAAACTCTATTTTGATTCTCCTGAAGGATATATCCTATGCGATAGCTTCGATGGCTATTTGCTTGATGAAGAAAAATGCAAAGGTTGCAGATATATACGGTTATGTAAAGAAAAAGAGAATGAAAAGAAAGAAAGAACTTGAAGTAAAGATTGTTCCTTGTTTTTATGACACAAAAAGAGCAGAGCTTTTGATTGTAAGGTATGGGTGGTTTGGGAATCCTAAGTTTGTAAGGAGTTTCGGGTTTGTCTATCTTTCGAGTAAGGAAAGTGAGAAAAAGATGGACTATGTGTGTGAATTAATAGATAGGTTTAACAGAATACAAAGTTTAAATTGTTGTGGAAGAAAAAGTAATGTATGACGTGCGCTCAGCACTTATGACAGGTGAAATTAAAGAAGTAAAAAAATGGGAAACAACTACTTTCAGAGGTCTGGAGTATATCATCCCGGAAGGAGAACGTGAAATGGCTAAAATTGGCAGAGATGTGTTTTTCACAAAAGAAGAAGCAAAGAAAGCTATTAACGCAACGGTTGATAAGAGAGTTCAGTATCTTGAAAATCAGATTGAAAGAATTAAAAGCTATAAGTTTGAGTAACGTGCTGAAAAAGAAGGAGAAATACGAATATCGTCCTTGTAAAAGATGTGGTGAAAATCATTACATCTACAATAGGATGAAGTGGCTCTGTAAAGATTGTGACACAGAAACAACCAAAGAACGCAGGGGCGACCTTCAATCCCTATTTATGGAGATATGGGAAGAAAGACCACATGTTTGCGCGAAATGTGGAAAGCCTTTGGGAGATGAACCGAAAGCCATTTTCTTTTCACACATACGATCACGCGGAGCAAGACCGGATTTGAAAATGGACAAAAGCAACATTGAACTTCTTTGTTCCGCTTGTCACAGATTACATGAATTTAACGAAAGGGAAATCGTATGAAAAAGATTCTTGTATTGACGGTATTGTCGTTTATTCCCCTTCTTGTTTCTGACGCAAAAGTTCTTTCCACTACGAAAGAAGATAGAGATAAGGTTGTATGGGAAAGGTTGGTTCATGCCATTTGCATGGTTGAATCCGGTTGCGATGATAAAGCGAAAAACAAGGTAAGCTCCGCTTCTGGTAGGTTTCAGATGTTGAAGGTTTATGTGGACGAAGTGAACCGGATAAAAGGGAGACATCTCTATTCCTATAAAGACAGATTTGATCCTGTAAAGTCAAGAGAAATGTTTGAAATATACCAATCCCACCACAACCCTACCAAAGATATAGACAAGGCGATCGTTTTCCACAGAGGAAAGAAAGTCAAGTCTTATATTAGGAAAGTAAAACAGGAAATGTATAATCTTTAATTTTTAATTTTTAATGCTATGACAGTATGCTGGACAGAAGGATGCTATTACTTTGAAGGCGAAGTGACTAGTTCCTACCAAGTGGAAGATGGCACTATGCTGGTAGTGGAAATTCAGAACGGACGAACAAGGGAAGTTCTTAGAGAAAATGATCATTTAATTGAGTTGGATGTATGCGAATAGATGAAAACATGGAGGTATTACTTCAATCCGTTGCAAATTTATTCGGGGATTTGAAACTGAACGTTTTCAAAGAGAAACTGGAGAAGGTGATTGCTCTTCCAAGTGACACAAGTGTAGCGGATTTCATAGAAGAATATACGAAATGGAACGAAAAGAACTATTTCAAGAAAGAGAGACTGTTTGTCTTTTCAAACGGGAAACTGGCGCTTACAAGGATATACATAGTCTCTGCTGAAATGAAATATACGGATGAGGGGATACCGGAAATAATCATAAATGAAATGCCGGATGCTGTCAATTTAAAAGACAACCCCTATAAAAATATCCATATACGATATGAAAACGAGGATGATTGTTCTCGTGATTTTGATAGACTGAAATTAGTTTTAAACTGATAGAGCGTGGAAATATTAACAAAAAATTTGAATCTTACAGGGATGACAGAGTATTTCAATCAACATTTCTCGAAAAGAAATGGTAAGAAATTCACTCTGTGGGATATTAGAGCTTATAGTATGACAGGGAATGTTCCTGCTTATATAGGTGGAGGAAATCTGTATATCGATCCATGTGTACCGGAAGGAGGAAATGTGAGGTTATGGCAGCTTGTAAGAGATACAAACAGACAAAAATTTAGAAGATGAAAACAAAAGTGTATGTTAGCTTGCCTATAACAGGGCATGATTTGGAAGAAACAAAGAAATATGCAAATCAAGTTAAGAAATGGCTTGAAGAAAAAGGGCATGAAGTGATAACGCCTTTTGATGCTTGCAGTGAACCGGATAAACCCTATTCCTATTACATGGGAGAGAGCGTTAAGGCTCTTTTGGAGTGTGATGCCGTTTATTTTGTTTTTGATTGGGCAACATCAAAAGGCTGTATGGCAGAGTTTGAGATAGCAAGAGTTTACGGGAAACAAATAATGATGTAGCGTTTAACCCTATTAGAGTAAACATTTTGTAATACGAATGTGAATTTAATTAATAAAATTTAAAATTTTTAATAACGTGAAAAGTGCAAGTAAATATATAATATGCTACGACATTGAGTCAGGTGGTATTCCTTCCGCAGAAAAACCGGCTTTTGATGTTATTGCGGCGATAGAGGTTGCCTTTGTTGTCATAGATATGGAAAAATTGGAAGTATGCGAAGAATTGTCTATGATATTTCCGCGTGACTATAAAGAAGGTCTTGTCTATTCTTCGGAAGCAGAAGCGGTACACGGGATAACGGAAACAATTCAAAAGGAAAAGGCTATGTCTCTGAAGGATATATTCAAGAAATGCCAGGCACTTTTTAAGAAGTACAAGAACCCCAGACAAATGTGTACATTATGCGGGCATAACATAGTAGGGTTTGATAATGCCTTTTTGGAGAACTTCTTCAAGTTTATGGGGGATGATCTAAAGAAGTATGTAAAGTTTTCCATTGACACTATGCAAATGGCACACATGTCTTACCCGGAATTGGAAAACTATCAGCTTCATACTGTTTGCGAAAAAGAAGGCATTGATTTGGTGAACGCTCACCGTGCAGGTGATGATACCTATGCTAATGCGCTTTTGATGATCAATTTTGTAAAAAAGTTAAGGGGAGAAGGTGTGTCTGACAGTGGAACTTCATCTGCACGAAATCCTTTCCGAGAAAAATTTGCTTTATAGGGATGGCTGTCATATACAATTCAAAAGGAGGAATACTTACTGAACTACAGTCAAAAAGGTTGTTTACGACAGTGGACGACATTATAGACCGACTTCCTTCCACTACTGTGCGATCCTTGTTTTCGGGCGGCAGCAGAAAGGATTTGGACAAAATGTTAGACACTATAATCAACCAGACCGAGTATGCCATGAATTTCGGTCGTTCGCTTGACACGGAAAAGCTGGGGTATGTGGACAATCTGTTTGCTTCAATGGATGAAAATCTAAGGATTCTGTCTTTTAATTATTTCAAGGCGACAGTCCTTTCTAATTTCAATATGGGATGGCGAAACTTGGAATGGGGGAATCTTACGCAGCTATTTCCTTGGAGTAGTTATTTGTGTTCGCGAAGTAGTGGAAAGTGCGAAGCTCCTGATACTTTGATAGTTATGGCAGATGGTTCGTTAAAAAAAGTCCAGGATATAAGAGTAGGTGACAAGGTGATGGGACAAGACTTGAAATGTCGCAATGTCTTGGAACTGCATCACGGAGAAACCTATATGTACGAAGTAAGACAGAAAGGTGGAGATAGCTATATAGTAAGCGAAGGACACATTCTTTGTCTTGCTGACGGCACTTATATTCCTGTTGAAATCGCCGAAATGAACCAAAGGAGGGGCACTAAATATGAAGGTTATAGAGTTTCAAGGGATGGGAAACCCAAGAAAACGGAAATCTTTATAACCTTACTGGATGAAGGTGAGTATTACGGTTTTGCTTGTGACGGAGATCATAAGTTCTTGCTTGCTGATGGTACAGTAACTCACAACAGCTTCGAGTGGTGCTATGCGTTCCCCTTATGGAGGTTGTATTCCTATACACGTCCTATGCTGTATGGAGGGGATACGATAGACAATAAGAACCGGAAGGAAACCGCTATGATCACAAATACAATGACACTTGCAAAAGTGCATGTGAACAAAATCATAGAGGAAATATCCACCAATGATATATTAAAAGAAAAACTTGATCCGAACGGTAAGGCTAAACTTGGAGAGACGGCAATAGAAGGTGAAAATGGTGCAATTCTTCATGTTCGTGGCAAGGATGGGTTTATTCGTGGTTTGCACGTTGGAGCAGCAATCATAGATGATATGCCAGATGAAAGTTCTCTTTACAGTGATGAGCAAAGAGAAAAGCTAAAGGAAACATTTAGAGGGACTATTACTCCTATTGTTGAGCCTTACGGATATCTGATTGTGTCTGGTACGCCTTATTCTACTGCTCCTAACGAATTGTACAATGTCATTAAGGGAGATAAGCGTTTTTATCTGTTCGAATATCCTATCATATTCCCGGATGGACGACCTCTTGCTCCTGACAGGTATATGTTTGAAGATATAAAAAGGAAAAGAACAGAGCTTGGTTCTATTGTGTTTGCACGAGAATACCTTGTGATTCCTATTTCGGACAACTCAACTATTTTTCCGTATGAATATCTTAGAAGGGCAACTACCGGCATGGATAAGGTTTCCTTTGCGGACAGCATAGAGTTTTATCCGTTCGAACTTAGACGGGTGATTGTGGGGTGCGACTTTGCTGTTTCCGGTAATATCGGTGCTGACTATACTGTTTATTCCGTATGGGGTGTTGATTTCTCCGGTAATTACCACCTTGTGAATTATTTCAGGGCAAAAGGTATGTCTCACAATGAGCAGGTGGACAAGATTGTTCTTTTCAATCGTTTGTTTAAGCCTGATAAGATCGTGTGCGAAGCTAACGGATTTCAAGGGATATTGTCAGCACTTGCAAGAGAAAGAGGACTTACCAATATCGAACAATTTACCACTACGGAAGGAAACAAAAAGGACTTGTACACCGGACTTCCGTCTTTGTCTGCCATGTTTGAAAGAGGACAGATCAGAACGCCTTACAAGGAAGGTGAAACAAGGGAAAAGGTGGAATTGATGTTCAGTGAGTTTTCTTCTATCACTTTTAGAAGCGATAAAGGAAAACTGGAAGCAAGTTCGGGACATGATGATTTATGCCTTTCAAGCTGGTTTGCAATAAACACCTTACGAGAAGAAGGCGAAAGTAGTGGTTTTAGTATCAATTTGGTTTAAATTTTGGTATCGTGAATAAACTGAATCCTGGTTTTATGTCCGAAATATTTAAATTGATGTTTTCGGATGAAGTCATAATGTGTATAGCTTCGGAGCATCTGAAATATGAATTGATCCCTAAAGAATGGTCTGGATACAAATTCATACTAAGAGAAGCTGTCGAGCAATATAGAGAAAAGGGGAAACTCCCCGCGCTTGGTGCTATCTGTCAAAAATTTTCTGACAATGACTTTGTGTTGGATGCTGCAAAGGAAATAAAGAAAGCCAATCTGATAGACAGAGAAATAGCAATAGACCAACTTCAATCGTTTGTGAAAGAGACGGAGTTCGAGCTTCTTTCCAAAAGGGTACATGACCTTTACGAAGAAGGAAAGAAGGAAGAAGCTATCCGTGTGAACGCGGAAGAATCGCAAAGGATTGTGGAGATGTCTTTTCGTTCCAAATCAGGGGGTTTTCAGTCTGTTTTCGGAGGTTTCCAACAACGTATGCTTGAAAGACGCATGGAAGCTGCTACGATAACGGAAAAGCCAGTAAAAATTCCTTTTGGAATTGACAGGTTGGACGATGTATCTTTCGGTGGTATGGAAATAGGTGACACAACGCTTTGGATTGCTCGCAGCGGCACAGGAAAAACGACCGTATTAAAATGGCACGGCTATTCTGCTGCCCTTAGAGGCGTTCCGGTTCTTCATATTCAGTTGGAAGGCGGTGTGAAAGCCTGTATGCAGATATATGATCAGCTTTGGTCAAACCAGTCCTATTCCAATATCAAGTCAGGTAACATTGATCCCAACGATAAGAAAAAGATTGAAAAGGCGATTGAAGAAATTAAAGAATCTGGTTCAGATATAGAGGTGTATGGTTTCAAGAAGTTCGGGCAGGCTTCTATGAGCGATGTAAGACAGCTATGTTATGATTATTTCAATACACACGGGCGTTTTCCTGGGTTGGTAGTTTTGGATTCTTTGGACTTGGTAAAGACCGGCATTTCCAAAAAAATAGATAGCGATCCGGATCACAAGAAAGAAAAGCTACAGACTTGTGCGCAGCTTCTAAAGAACCTTGCCGACGAGATTGAAGCTCCTATTATCACAGCAACACAAACAAGTGATGTGCCTTTTGAAGTATGGAACAATCCTGACAAAGTAATAGACCGTTCCTATACGGAAGGAGACAAGACACTTGTAAAACCTTTTTCCTTTGTGTTCACACTAAATATGACAATAGAGGAAAAGTCCAACGGCACGGCACGTATTTATGTGGACAAATTGCGTGACTACAAAGAAAGTCAAGAAGTGATAACGATTGCCACCAATTACGACAAGCGTAGGTTTTATCATAGGGGGCGGACAATGGAGATGTACAACCAAATATCTGAAAGGAAGGAAGCGAAAAAGGCGACAAGGAAGAAAAAGTCTGACGAACAAAAGATGGAAAGCATTTAAAAAGAATAAACTAAAATTTTAGTGATGTGATACGGATTGACGAAGAAGAAGTAAAGGCTGTGTTCGGACTTAGAATATTCGGTTCGCAAGGGTGGCTTTCAAATAAAGGGATGCCTTGTCCCTATTGTGGAAAGGAAAAGAAATGGGGTGTCAAGATAGATGTGCATGGGGGAGTTTTCCATTGTTGGAAATGTGGAACAAAAACATCTTTCAAGAATTTTCTGGAAAAGGTAGGAAGAAAAGACCTTATACGGATGGAGTATCAAAATTCTATAAACATAAAACTTACTCCTTTGAAAGATGAGAAAGAGGAAAACGACGAAGAAGAACTTCCTGTTCCGAAACTTCCTTTCCGTCTTGAAAGAATAGTATCAGACAGTTATCTTGATGGAAGGGGTTTTAAGAAATACCATTACGATCTTTTTGAACCTTCCGAAACAAATTCCGTTCTTGAAAAGAACTTGCGAAACTATATCATTTTCAAAATGAAGATGGATGGTAAGCTGGTAGGATGGCTTGGAAGGAGTAGGTATTCTAAAGAATGGCATAAAAAGGATTTGGAAAGAGCAAAGGAAACAGGGACTAAACCTCATTTAAGATACGAAAACAGCATAGGAACGAACTTCACGAAGATACTGGGAGGCTTTGACGAGCTTTCTTCTTCGGTCAAAGATGTTATCATAGTGGAAGGGTTGTTTGACAAGGTAGGAATAGACAATCTTTTGCAGCTTTGGGATTGCAACAGTTTGAAATGTGTTTTTACGTTTGGAAACAGCATCAGCAAGGAACAAATCTCCTACTTGGAAAGAAAAGGTATCAAGAATGTGATCCTTATGTATGATGATGCAACTGTGGAAGAATCGAAAAGCGCAGGACTTATGTTGGGAAAGAAATTCAACACAAAGATAGCCTATCTTTATAAGCCAGGGGTTGATCCAGGAGATATGGATATAGATTATTTGGACGATGTGCTAAGCAATCTCTATGATCCTATTAATTTTTATGTATCTAAAATTAAAAAGTTGTGGTAGTAAGAATTAACTTTGTCGAAAATCATATATCATCATGGAAAAAAGCAGAGAATTGTCGGTAGACGAATATTTGAAGGTACTTCAACTGGAATACCTTACAAACAAAGTAAGAAGCCTTATTTTTGATCGTCCGGAATTTGTCAAGATGGCTTCTGATATAGCAGAGTTCAAAAAGGAAAGGATAGAGCTTCTTTCCAAACGTCACTTCAAATCTTCTATTTTTATGTCAACGGAAGAGTTTTTGAACTTTTATGAGAGCGAGTTCTTGAATCCTTTCGGACTTCCCAATTTTCAGTATAGTAATGATAATAAAAAGCGTGCTTCACAGTGGTATTGGGATGTTGTTCATTTGCTTAAAAAAGGTCAGGTAGTGATCTATGAAGGAGAGGAATGTCCTATATTAGGAAATAATATGAAGGATCAGACGGTTTGCATTCAGATAGGCAAAAAGAAGAAAAATGTAAAATATTCAGAAATCAAGATACAGAAACTTGTGATGTGTTTTGATGGTAAATTATTATAAATCAATAAATTATTTCGAACTATGAATTTTAAAGAGTATGAAGCGCACGCGGCTTCAACAGCGTGTTATGCAAAAGAGGTAGCTATTCCGTATGTGATAATGGGTCTTACCAATGAACTGGCAGAAGTTTACGAGAAAGTAGATTGCGCAGCCGAAGCAAAGGAAATTATAAAGGAAATAGGAGATGTCCTTTGGTATGTTGCCATGATAAGACAGGAACTTGATTTGCCGGAATTGGAATTTCCCGAAATCATTTTAAAACTGAATGACGAGGATGTTTATCGTTTAAGTCCTTCTTATTTGCTACAACAAGTAGGCATTATCAACGGACATGTAAAGAAATTCTTCCGGGATGATGATTACAAAGCTGGATTCCCGGAAAAAAGAAAAGAGGCGTGTCACAAGGCTTTGGAACAAATTTTACAAGGCTTGCAGAACCTTGCCGTTTACATTGAAGGAGATAAAGGTGACTATTCTTTAATGTCTATTGCAAAGGGGAATGTGGAAAAGTTGGCTAAAAGAAAAGCCGAGAATAAAATACATGGGGACGGTGACAACCGGTAACGATTATGGTACGTGCTGTTACTTTTTTAGGAGCTTCTTGCGTTGGAAAGACATCTGTTTTTGATCTTATCGAAAAGGATAGGTCGTTTGCCAGATTCGCCAAAATAGGCAGCATATCAAGACAACTTGTAAAGGAAGGGGGAATAGACCCTTCCTTTAATTCTGTCCCCAGTCAAAGGGCGATATTCGACAAGTATCTTGAAGTGCTGCACGGTGAAAACTATATTTCCGATAGAAGCGTTATTGATGTTCATACATTCACAAGGACACTCCCCTATTCGATTTCGTTAGATAATGAATTAAGACGGCAGTCAGACTTGATAAGTCTTAATGAATACTATCTTCCCGTTATCTTTTATTTTCCTATCTATTGGAATGTTGAAAGTGATGGAGAAAGATTGAGTGACGAAAACAGGAGAAGAAAATGGGACAGTGAGATAAGGAGATTCTTAATAGACAAGAGATTGCCCTACGAAGTTATACCAAACGACACTCCTTTTAATAGGGTAAGGTTTATAAAAGGTGTACTTTCTACAAGAATGAATTTACGTTAAATTCATTGTTAAAATCGGCAAAACTTCAATTATTGTATGCAATAGTTGTATATTTGCCGATAGAAAACGAAAAGAAGACAATATGGAGACTTTATTTAATGAGTTGGAAGAATATCTTTCTTCCAATACAATACAATACACTTCTGACAGGGAAAACTATACTGTGTCATTTGATGGAAAGACATATGAGCTTTTTTCTTCAAATGACGATGGGTATTTCTTTGATGAAGATTTTCGGTGGGATAATGAAGCTACCGAATACGATGGATATGTCTTTCGTTTTGGTGGCGTATGGTACACTATAGAGAAAGGACAGGAACGTGACCCTAAGTTGAATCGTGTAAAATGGAGAGGGCAAAGCGAAGTGGCAGGCCTTTCTTCCAATTTCTTGGGTGTACATGGTTCATTTGAACTTCTGAATGGAACAAGTCTATACTCCGATTGGGTAAAGAAAGCCAAATTCTTAGGGATCGAACGTCTTGGTATAGTGGAAAAAGGGACACTTGCAGGGGCATTGAAATTTCAGAATGCTTGCAAATCCGTAGGAATTATCCCTGTGTTTGGGCTGGAAGTTCCTGTAAAAGATGAAAAAAAAGACATTTCATTTACCTACAAAATCTATGCTCAAAATGAAAAGGGGTGGCAGCATCTTCTTGCATTGAACAAAGTTATCAATTGCGATTCTTCCGGGAAATTCATAACTCCTAAAGACATATCGGAACATACGGAGGATGTGTTTATTGTTTTTGATCCAAAAACAATTGATTATACTGATGTTCCTATTCTTTTAAGAAACAAGCATAACGTATTTTGGCAAGCCGATACAGTGGAATATGCAAAGTTCAACAGAGATACAGAATATCTTACAAACTTTGAAGCCTTTTACAAGTCGAAAATGAAACCTGTAGCACTTTGCGATGCCTTCTATATCGAACCGGAATATTACATTTTAAGGGAAACTGTAAATAAGATAGGAAAGAAGGTCAACCATAAATCCTACAATCAGTATTTCAAGGATGAGGTGACCTATATGGAAGAGCTTCTTTCTCTTTTTGGGGATCAGTCTGTAGGGGAAGCCTTTTATTTAAAGGCACGAAAAAACATGGATATGATTGCAGAAAGTTGCAACTTTGAAATTCCTACTGACAGCAGGCATCTTCCTCGTTACGAAATGACGAAAGAGGAAAAAGAAAAGTATGAATCCAACGAAGATATGTTTGATTCCCTTATTTATGAAGGCCTGGAGAATAAGCCGGAACTTTTAGAAGATTATTCGGAAGATGTACTGGTAGAACGGATTGAAAGGGAATCCGATACGATCAAATTTGGAGATGTAGTGGATTATTTTCTGATCTTACGTGATATCGTCAATTGGTGTAAGGGGAACGATATTTTATTAGGTGGAGGAAGAGGTTCGTCAGCAGGTTGTTTGATTTCTTACCTTTTTGGTGTTGTAAATACAAATGCCTTAAAGTTTAACTTACTTTTTGAAAGATTTTTGAACAAAGGACGTGTCAAAGTGTCACTTCCTGATGTGGATACAGACGTTCCAGGAGAGAAAAGGCCATTAGTAAAACGATATATGGAAGAACGTTTTGGAGAAACACAGGTTTGTTCTGTAGGTACATACACTACCTTGCAGATAAAACAAGCTATAAATGACGTAGGAAAGATTTATGGAGCTTCCATTCCTACGCTTAGAAGAATTTCCAAAATGATAGAAGATGTGAAGACGGAAGAAGATTTTCTAAGACTTGCCTGTAGAAAGGAAGAAATAGCACAATTCGTGAACAAATATCCCGAAATGATGAATGTCGTTTTCCTTCTTCTTGGGCAACAAAAGGCAGCTTCCATTCATGCTTGTGCCATGATGATTTTCCCAAAGGAAAAGACAATGTATGAGTGGTGTCCTGTAAGAAAAGTGGACAATCTTGTCGTTAGTGAATGGGAAGGTGGAGAAATGGATGAGGCAGGTTTTTTGAAAGAAGATATTCTGGGGATTGAACAGCTTGATAAATTTACCGATATTCTTGTATTGATAGAAAAGAATACTGGAAAGAGAATCAATCTCTATGCAGATATAGAATATAATGATCCAGAAGTGTACCGCTATTTTGCAAACGGTTGGCTTAGCGACATATTCCAATTCTCTGCAAAGGGACTTTCTTCTTACACGCAGAAAATGAAGCCTAAAAATATGGATGATGTAATTGCTGCACTCTCCTTGTTTCGTCCTGGGCCAATGGAAAACGGTTTTCACATGGATTATATTGCATTGAAAAATGGCGAGAAAGAGCCTGAATATCCTATTGGCACAGAAGAAATACTGAAAGATACTTACGGGCTTCTTGTCACACAGGAACAGATCATGAATATTTGCAATCAACTTGCTGGCTTTGACTTAGTTACGTGTGATAAAGTACGCAAGGCATTGGGGAAGAAAAAGTTAGATGTTCTTCTTCCGTTGAAGGCAAAGTTCATAGAAGGGTATGTGAACAAATTCGGAAGCAAAGGTGCAACTAAAGAGAGCGCAGAACATCTTTGGGATCAGATGGAAGAATTTGCTAAGTATTCGTTCAATCGCTGTATTTCAGGTAGTTGCAAGTTTTTAAGGAACGCTTGCTCTAAAAGTAAAAGACAACCAACCATTGAAGAAATGTATTCGATCCGAAACGATATTGAATTTGCGAAAGCAAATAATTGGTTACCACTTAGAAGTAAATATATGAGATTGGGGTATGGAGAATGTCTTACTATGTGTGAAGATGGTAGAATTAGAACACGTAAGATTAAAGATATTCGATTTGCTGGCGTAAAACAAACTTATAAAATTACTTTAGAAGACGGCCGATATATTTCTGTTACCGATAATCACAAATTTCCTACTCAAAGAGGAAAAATGATGTGTAAAGATTTAATAGTAGGGGAAGATAGCTTGTTTGTTCAATTGCCGTATGAAAAAACGGATAGTCAAAGATATAATTTTACTGATTTTAGAGGCAAAAATTGGAGTAAGGGTTATCCTGAATGCCTTAATTCAAAAAAAGGACACATAGGCTTTGTAAAGACAAATGGAGAATCTGCTAAATTTGAATCTTTTAGAGAGCAAAACGGAGGGTTTGGTATTTGTAAAATTTGTGGGAAAGAATGTCGATTAGAGATACATCATGTTGATGGGAATAGACGTAATAATGAAAATGAAAACCTTATCTCTATTTGTGCTTCTTGTCATAAGAAAATTCATTATCGAGAATTTAATAGGATGAAACGAGGGGAGAAAGGCTATCCTTCTAAACTAATGAGAATTGTTAGTATTGAGCCTGATAAGATAGAAAATGTATATGATGTTGAAGTGGACGATCCAAACCATAATTTTTGTACGGAACAAGGCGTTATTACTTGTAATAGTCACGCTGCTGCTTACGCTATCAATGCTTACAATTCTTTGTGGCTGAAAGTACATTATCCGTTGGAGTTTTGGTCAGTTGCCTTGTCTCGTGCAAGTAAAGATGATTTTCCCCGTTATATTAATGAGATGAATCAAACGGAAGGGATCGAAATCAAGCCCGTTAATATCAACAAATCTGATGTTGGTATCGTAGGCGACAAAAAGAGCAACAGTGTTTACTGGGCACTTAACGCCACCCAACAAGTCGGAGAAAAGGCACAACAACAGATCATTGAGGAACGAGAAAGAAATGGAGAGTATTTTTCTTTGGAAGAGTTTGTAGACCGTCATTCCTTTAAAGGTTCTTCTGTTAATAAGTCCACTGTTGAAAACCTTATTTATTCAGGTGCTTTTGACGAAATGGACGAAACGAGAGAGTTTTCCAATATCTTCTCTGCAAGGGAATATATGCTTGGGAAATACCGAGAAAAGAACCGTATCAAGATAGATAATGAAAAGGACGAATACAGTGTTGCTTTCAACAAAAACAAGATAGGCAAGGACTGGTGGTGGCTTTTGCAACAGAAAAACAAGTCTGGTTTCGCTTTCTTTGATTACAAGAAATTGGCAGAGGAATATCTTCGTCCGAAAGCAAAGACTGCGGAATATTACGATGCGGACGATTTGCAGAACTATGATGGTTCTATCTATAAAATGGCAATGGTGGGAGGGTATGTGTTGGAAGTGGAAGAAAAGGAATCAAAAACAGGAGCATTTGCCAGCCTTCTACTTGAAAACAACTACAAATTCCTTCGTGTGGTGATATTCCCTGCCGACTATATGGACAAAGAAGAATATATCCAAAGTTGCAAGAAGAACATCTTACTACTTACTGGAAAGGTTTCTTTTGATAGGTTTAAAGAGGAATATGTGATACAAGCAAATGGAAACAGTCAATTTGTAAAATTGGGAGTGTGATAATATGAAACTTACGAGATGTTTTGGTGACAAGGCTATAGTCTTGATTTCAAACGACCTTAAAAATGAACTGGATATGGATGCTGTAACTTCTATAGACCATTCCAATCTGTACGGGGAGATAGCTACAAGTTCAGTCTTATTGAACAAAGTAGGACTTCTTCGTGCGCAGGCTGAATCTGAATATGAAGCAGCAAAGTTGGAATTTTCTGTACATAAAGCACAGCTTTCTACAGAGATAAGACGGGAATCTATTGTGAATGCCGGAAAGGTCAAAGTGGAAGATATAGGACTTGTGAAACTTACAGAAAGTTCTTTAGAAGATATTCTTACTATCAATCCAGAGCTTAATGCAATGCAAAAGACACTTGTCAAGAAGAAAAAGCATTTGGCGGAAATAGATAGTCTCTATTGGGCGTTGCAGTCGAAAGACCGAAAATTGAACAATTTAGTTCCAAAAGTTACGCCGGAAGAGTTTCTGGATAATTTAGTGGAAGGAGAAATAAATACATTCATAATCAAAAAAGAAAAGTAAGGTATGAGAATTAAATTGACAGAAAATTATTTTATCGAACAGAGTACGAATGCACCACATTTATGGGATTTGTACCGTAAAAGAACAGCAAAAGAAACTGGAAAGCAATATGAAACAGCAGAGGCTTATGGATTAGATTTAAAGCAAGTGGCGGGAAAAGTCCCCTATTTTGAAATTCTTTCAAAAGAAGGGGAGGTTGCTACATTCGAAGAATTTGTAAAAGAATTTGAGAGTAAGCAAAAAGAGATTATTTCAGAGTTTATAAAGCAAGTGAAAGAATCAAAATAATTTAATTATCAACATTTTAAAACATTATAGTTATGAAATTTGACAGATCGAAGTTCAAAAAACAGTCTGTAGAAGATTTGGATTCAGAAGTAAAACAGGCAGAAAAGACAATGCGAAAGGGTGGTAAATCTTATACCGGATTTGCTACCGTCCAAAAAGGAAAGAATACATTCCGTGTAGCTCCTTCAATGGGTAAAGCCTATGTCGCTTGCAAAATGTCAAAGCTTCGCGTGGAAGTTCCTACTTATGACGAGAACGGTAATGTAACAGGAAAGGAAGTAAAAGACAAGAACATTTTTTGCGCGGACGTACATGGACGCAACCTTCTTAAAGGGAAAGACCCTATCGTCCTTTATTGCGACTATGTGAGAAAGAAAGCATCCGAAGAATATCAAGATGATACGGAAAGACGTAAGTACCTCAATCCTATCATGGGTTACAAGAAAGGCAACAAGTTTGTATGGGGTATCAATCCTACGCTGGCTTATGTTTGCTATGTGTATCAAGGGAATAAAGATTTTGCCCGTTTGCAGCTTTATGGAACATGGATGAACCGTATAAAGGAAATTTCTGTAGAACAATCTGATGATGATACGGTTTCATTTGATATCTTTTCACAGATGGAAGGTGCTTATCCTCTTGTAATCACGATGGGGGAAGATGATAAAGGCAAAAAGACTTATTCTTTATCTGCCGGCATACCGAAGAAAGGTCAGTCATGGGATGAATTTTTTGAAGAAACTGCTATCCCGGACGAAGACATGGAGTATTTCTTGAATGAAGTTCCTTCGCTTGAAGAGATTTACAAAGATTCTTACAGAACAAAGGATTTTGAAATGGCTTTGGATGGATTGAAACGCTTCGATGAAGAAAACAATTATGATATCTTTTCCGACGATGAGTTCTTGAATGAAATTGAAGAAATGGCAGCAATGCTTCCAGACGACAGTCAGCCAGAGGAAGATAAGAAAACCCCATTTAACGAGGACGAAGATGAAGAAGAAAAACCCAAAAAGAAAACTGTAGCAAAGAAACAGGTTGTAAAAGCTCCAGCTTCGGAAAAGGCAGCAAAAGTCGCTTCCTATCCTCCGCTTTCTAAGATGAAAGCCTTTTTGTCGCAATATATTGATGAAGAATATCCTGGCATGGAAATTCCATCCGATCTTACAATCACAGAACTTCGTGAATGGTACGATCTGGCACAAAAGGGAGAAGCGTTGCCTTTCCCGGAAGGCGAAGAAGAGGATACAGAACAGGAACATGAAACTGAATATGACGATGATCGGGCAAAAGACGAACCGGAAAAGGAAGATGGGGAAGATGAACATCCCGCAGGGGAGGAAGAGGAATCTCCTATTGACGAAGAACAGACGGACAATGATGAAAAGTTATTGGAAGCCAAAAAGCGTTTGCAGGCTTTGAAAGCTAAGATGAAAAAGAAATAATTTTCTTTTCGTTTTCCTAATATATTAATCAGAAAGGGGATGGAGAATTTTGTGTTCCCCCCCCCTTTTTCCCAACAATTTCGATCATGAGCAGCAAATATTTAGCTATAATTTCAACGGATCATCATCTTACTGCCGATAATGCTACTATTATAAAAGATATTCTTTTGGAAGAACTTGACTTGGCAGAAAAGAAAAAGATACAAACCCATATATGGTTGGGTGATGTTTTTGATAACAGGGTATCACAAAGAGAAGTGTGCCTTTCCACATTGAATGATGTCCTGGAAGAATACGATAAACGTGAGCACCATGTGATCTGCATTCCCGGCAATCACGATAAAACATCCTACACAAGCAAGAAATCGTTTCTTACTCCTTTTAAATACCACCCTTCTTTTACTTTGGTAGAAGAACTGGACGGAATGCAAGTAGAAGGTGTGTATTGTTTTTTTCTTCCGTTTTTTACAGATGATATTCTTTTGGATGAACTGGAAGAAATAGGGGACAAAAGAAAGAAGAATATCCTCTTTGGACATTTTGCGGTCACAGGAAGCAAGAACATGGACGGATCGGAAGTGTCCAACCTTTTAAAACCTTCCATGTTCCAGATGTTCAAAAAAGTGTACTTGGGGCACTATCATAACTATCAACGGGTAGGAGAGAATATCTATCATTTAGGAAGTGTCCAACAAAACAACTTCGGGGAAGATGAAAAGAAGGGTTTCTGGCTTTTGGATTCGGATTTGAATGTAGATCTTGTTTCTTCTACAAAAGGACAAGTATTTAAGAAACTGGAAATTGATTTGGGGGAAACTCCCCACAAACAGGCGGTGTCACTTATCAAGAAATTCAAAAAGGAGAACCCTACTGCCCGTGTAAGGGTGGAAATCTGGGGAGAACAATCTTCACTTGATGCCTTTGATAAGGATGCCTTTACAAAAGAAGGCATAGATATCAAGAAAAAGTTTAAGGAAGTGGAAGAAAAACATTCTATGTTGACAGAAGTAAAGGCACTTGACAAAAGGGACATAGAAGAAAGGTTTTCTGCTTTTTGTAAGGAAAACGAATATGACGAAAAAGAAGGAAAAGAAATTTTAGACAAGTTGATGTATGGCGAAGAAAAAGGAAACTAAAAAAACGGAAGAAGCGGTAACTGGGGAAGTGCAGCAACCTAAAGAAGAAAAGAAACCGAACCGTCTCGGTGATCTTATAAGCCGGATTGAAAGTAGGTTTGGAAAGGAAGCCATAGCGGGAAAGAAACAAGATATAGAGTTCGTGCATTCAGGTTCTTTCCTGCTGGATGAAATACTTGGTGGAGGATGGGCAAAAGGACGTATTGTGGAAGCTTACGGAGGCTTTTCTTCCGGTAAGACAAGCATAGCTTTCCATCTTGCTACCGAAATCCAAAAACAAGGAATGGCGGTAGGGTATCTTGATACAGAAAATGCAGTTGATCCGAAATACATGGGAGCTATTGGCGTAGACCTTTCTCCTGACAAGTTTATCCTTTCTCAACCTTCCACAGCAGAGGAAACGTTAGAAATAGCAAAGGAAATGTGCAATGAACCTTCTATTGGACTTGTTGTGATTGATTCCATTGCAGGACTTGTCCCGACCGCTCTTTTGAACGGGGAAGCCGGAGATGCTCACATAGGACTTACAGCAAGGCTTTTAAGCTCACAGGTAAATATCTTGAAAAACATCTGCAAGCAAACAGGGTGCATTCTATTCTGCATCAATCAGATAAGATCGAATATAGGCGGATATGGCAATGCCACTACTACGCCGGGAGGATTTGCAATACCTTTTTATGCAAGTCAAAGAGTTGAACTTGCCCGTGTAGGTTCTGATAAGGAAGGTGAAGTGTCCGTTGCAAACAAAGTGAAGATCACATGCAGGAAAAACAAAGTTGCTCCGCCTATGAAAACTTGCAATATTGTTATCCGTTTCGGTGTAGGCATTGACAAGGTGATGGAAATGCTTAACATGGGATTGGACTTAGGTGTACTTACAAAGAAAGGAACGTATATCTATTACGGGGAAGAAAAGATAGGATTCGGCTTTCCTGCTGCAAGGAAGAAGCTGATCAAAGAAACGGAACTTTTTGACAAGATTAAAAAAGATGTCCTTTCAGAGTTCAGAAAGAAAGAAGTAACATTTGAAAACAAGGAGGTGGAAGATGAAGCCGGTCAAGATTGAAGCAACAAATTTTGTGTCATTCGAGCATTTTGAATACACATTCCAAGATGGAGTAACCGCACTTGTGGGATTGAATAAAACAGACGACAATCAAGGCAGTAACGGTAGCGGTAAAGCGTTGACGATGGATTCCGATATTCTTACCCCTAATGGGTTTGTAAAAATGAGGAATATCAAAGTAGGAGACATTATCCTTCATCCTTCCGGTGCTTATCAGGTGGTGAGAGCGATTCCGTTTCATGATACAGATATTGCATACAAGATTACTTTTTCTGACGGTACGGAAGTAAAATGCAATAAAGAGCATTTATGGAAAGTACGAACAAACCAAAGCGAAGAATGGTCTGTAATTTCGCTTGGCAAAATCATGGAAAGAAGCAAAGATGAAGAAGTGTTTTTTGAAGTTCCTGGGTGTTTCGGCAGATCGTCTAAAAAGATGGTTTCTTTTACCTGTATGGGTGCGGAAGAGCAACAATGTATTACCGTTTCGGGAGAGGACGGAATGTTTATCACGAACAACTACACACCTACTCACAATTCTTCTATGCAACAGGCAGTTTATTTTGCCATAACAGGTAACAATTATCGGAGCAGTATTGACAAGAAACTGATTAGAAACGGTGAGAAGGAAGCGAAAGTATTACTTGATATAGAATGTCCCATAAGGAAAGAAACTCTCCATATTGAGCGCATTTTACCCTTAAAAGGAAGCAGTAAACTTAATGTGTCTATGAATGGTGAGCCAGTCAGTCTTGCTACTGTAAAAGACGGCAACAACTATATCCTTTCATGGATGGGTATTTCACCGGAAGATTTGAAAAGTTATTTTCTTATCTGCAAGGAATACTACAAGTCGTTCTTTAAAAGTTCCAATACGGACAAATTGGCTCTCATAAGTCGTTTTATCAATTATGACTTCTTGGATGGCAGTAAGGATATTATACAAAAGGAACTGGACGAAATTTCATCTAAGAAATCAGTTACCCAAAGCAAAAGAGATCGTGCGGAAGGGAGTGTAGAAGCATTGCAGCAAATGATAGAAGATGCTGTTAATTTCGACTTCGAAGCGGATCGAAAGGAAAGGATCGAAAGGATGGAAAGTAAAATCAAGTCTTTAAAAGAAGATATTGATTCTGCCAAATACAATATTGACTATAACAAGAAAAATATTGATAAAGCAAAGAAAACACTTGAAGTCTTGGAAGAAGAACTTCGCGAAGCCGAAGAAAAGAAAAAGAAACTTCCTTCTACTAAGGAAATAGAAGATGTGATTGAATCCGTCAAAAAAGAACTTGGAAAAGCCAAAGAAGATCAGAATGAGATTTTGGAAACAAAAGAAGAGCTTTTGAAAATCCATGACGAACTGAAAGTGTCTCTTCGGAAAGTTCTTGTAAACCTTTCTGGGACGATTACGTGTCCTAAATGCAAGCATAAGTTCTTGACACTTCAAGACACTACGCTTGAAAAGGAAGAGAAGAAAAAAGAGAAAATAGGGAAACAGGAAAAGGAAGTTGTCGGGGAAATAACATCTTTGGATGAATCCCTAAAGGAATACGAAGACCTTATTTCTTCTTTCATTCAAGTGAAAAACGAACAGGAGGATGAACTTGACAAAATCCGGGAAGCAGGAAAAGAAATTTCATCTGCTGTCTATAAGATCACAAGTGAAATAGAATCTCAAAAGTCCAATATTTCCATTCTTGAAAAGCGAAACAAAGGGCTTTTAGAAAACATAGCTGCCGGAAAAGAAGATGTAAAACGTCTGGAAAAACAGATAAAGGAAATCGAAAAGGAAACGCCTTCTTCTATTGATACTTCTTCACAGGAAAAGCAAATAGAAGAAATGATGCTTGCTATCGCAGGGTATGACAAGGAAATGACGGAATTGGAAAACGAAATGTTTCGCAAGAAAGAGTGGATAGGAAGATTCAAATCATTCAAGATGTATCTTGCGATAGAACAGTTAAAGAATATCCAGCTTCGGGCAAACAATATTCTGAAAGCAGAAAACAGCGATCTTAGAATTGTCATAGAAGGATTTAAGACGAAAGCAGACGGAGACATAAAAGAAGAGATAACGCCTTATGTTGTTAGGGACGAACCGGAAAATTTCTGGTATTATAGTGGTGGAGAACGCGCAAGGGTGGAAATCGCTTTGATTATAGCCATACAAGGAATGATAAACGAGACGAACAAATGGGGAGGATTGCAATTCCTATCCATTGATGAAATCACAGAAGGACTATCGAAAGAAAGCCTATATGACGTGATAGAAGCATTGGAGTTCATTCAGTTTCCTATACTTGTTACAACTCATATTTCGAATGAAAACGCTTCATGCAAAACGCTTAAAATAGTAAAGGAGAACGGCATAAGCCGTATTGAACAATGAACAAGAAAACAGAATCGAAGTTTTATATAGGGATAGATAATGGTGTGACCGGTTCTATAGGCATAGTAGGGAAAGAACTGACCTATTATGAGTTCATGGAAACACCTATCACATTCGGGCAGGATTACACAAAAGCAAAGAAGAATGTGTCAAGGGTGAACGTAACGGCACTTGCCGAAGTAATTCATACTCTAAAGGGATATGGTCTGTGTGTAGCCGTCTTGGAACGTCCCATGAAGAACCCGGCAAGATTTGATGCTACATGTTCTGCTATGCGTGCTTTGGAAGCGGAACTTACCGTATTGGAGCTTTATGATGTTCCTTATATGTTCATAGACTCTAAAGAGTGGCAAAAGGAAATGCTACCTAAAGGAGTTGTAGGTACTAAAGAATTGAAAAAGGCATCTCTTGACATAGGCAAAAGGTTATTCCCGGAAATCAAGAACAAACACCCCGATAGAGACGGAATTTTGATAGCGGAATATGCAAGAAGGAAATGCCTTCTCTAAACAACCAATAGAAGGAAAGTGAGAAAATGTAAGAATATATTTTGACATGTAAGAATAAACTATTACATTTGCCACATCAAAAAGTAACAAACAAAAACTATAAAACAATGGCTAATCAGAAGTATTTTAACATTTTTGTACTTTCCTTCCTTGATAGGATTGAAGGGATTGAACACGATTTGAGCTACTTGAAAAAGAGTGTGAAAGACATTAACAGCATTGAATCTGTGGAAGAATCCCTTCGTATTTTGAAAGATAAAATCAAAGATTTACAACATGATAAGAATTTTTTGCGAGAACGATAATTGCTCCCGAAAAGGAGTAAGGTCACCAATTGCTAATCCTAAGTATGTGTTTCGTGACGGAAAACTTGTTCCTATGAACATTCCAGTTTGTCCTGAATGCGGAAAGCAAATGTCTTATGAGGAAGAAAAGAGCACAGAAATGCCTAATCTTTCAATAGGCGAGTTTAAAATGATGTCTGATTCTGACAAGAAAAAGGTGTTGAAGGAAAGGTCTAAGGCACTTTCTAAAAAGGACAACAGCGAAGACAAGATACGTCACTACAAGGAAAAAGCAATCAGAAACATGTTGAACGTAAAATTATGAGGTATGGAAAATTTATTGTATGAAAATGTGAAATACATCTATAGGGTGACAAAAAGGAACACTCTCGTGCTTGTCAACTCAAAAGGAGAAATGGAAAGATGTATATCTCTTACTAACTTCAAAGGAAAAACAAGAGACTTTTTTATGAATGAAGCGGAGGGTTACGACATTACAAATACTGTAAACAAAGTGAACCTTACTAATTACTCGGAAGCTACTGTAGAGAAATTTATCGAAGAAAGTGATTTTGTGTCTGTAGCGTTTGGACACGATAACTTTATAACTTACAGAAATGTATTGAAGCCTCATGAACTCAGCAAATGATTGTATTCTTGATAAAGCAGTAGGAAAGATGCTTGTTCTTCCTACCGGTGAAGAAGCGGAAGTGAGGTCTGTTCGCGTAGGAAGAGATTACCGAAGTATAGAGATAGACATTCTGAAAAGCGGAAAGTTGAAATCTATCCGAATGGGTATCACAGGGTTTTTGAAAACAGCAATTTTAAAGGACAAATGAAAAAGAATGTATTGTTAATCACCTGTCTTTCTATTTGTCTTTCCATAGGACTGGGAGGTTGCAAAAGCCGTGTTTCCTCAAAGATGGATTACACTTTTACCTTAAAGGACTCTTTGGTCTGGGAAAGAGAAATGACGGACAGCCTTGTAAAAGTTCCCCACTCTATCGTCAATATGGTAGTCAACCCTTCGAAAATGGAAGATGGGGAAAAGAGGGAAACAAGCAAGGGACAAGCAAATGTGATTGTTCAGAAAGTAGGTGACACCATTATTGTAACAGCTTCTTGCGATAGTCTGGAATTGGTTGTAAAAAGCCTCAAAGAAAGACTGTCCAAGATAAGTGAAGAAAACGGAAACTTGAAAGAAGAGGTAAAGACATCTCCCAACAGATTACTTTCTTTTTTGGGAGGGATGGGGATAGGTGCTTTTACAATTTTGATTGCATTATTCATATTACTAAAAATAACGAAAAGAAATTGAGATTATGGCTAAACTATTAGTAGCGGACAAAGAAATGATTAGAGATCAATTTGTCCAAAAAGTAGAAAAGAAATTGAGTGATTATTTGGCGACAATTGGAGCACAATTGCAAGATAGAGTGGATGATATTCTTCCGCCAGAAATGAAATCCATTGTAGACAGATATCCGTCCATGCAACCACTTTTGTTTTACAAAAATATCCCGACAAACGAACTTCTAAAAACAAAGAATGTAACCATCTATAAGGCTATTCCTTTGGATGGAATAGGGATGCCCAAAATGTTCTATAATGAATACATGGACGATTTAAAACGCTATTTCGAAAAAGATATTTTGGAATGGAGCAAGAAAGCGTATGAGCTTAAAAAGCTGAAAAACGAAACCAAAAACAGAGTTGCTTGTGCTCTCGACCATATCAACACAGAAAAGCAATTACAAGACAACTTCCCGGAAGCCTATAAGATTTTGATAGAAATCAAAGGCAAGCAAAAAGAAGAAAACAAGTGTGATTCTGTAGAGAATACCAGAGCATTTCTTTCATCCTTAGACAAATAAAATCATGACGAAGAAACAAAAAGAATTGGAAGGCAAAATAATAGATGCCAACCAGAAATACAGAGAAGGCACTCCTATTATGAGCGATAAGGAGTATGATCTTTTGATCGACCAGTTGAAAAAGGAATATCCTGATAGTGAAATCCTGACAAAGCCTATCATTGAGGAAAATAAAAAGGGTGACAGGATGGGAAAGTTACCGTATCCTATGTTTTCTTTGGAAAAGGTCAAGACGGTGGACGAGATTGTAAGATGGGCAAAGGACGTATGGGGATTGTCGTCTAACGACCGTGTGGTTATTACGCCTAAATATGATGGTATTTCTTTGCTGGTTGATGAAACAACAAATGATTGCTGGACAAGGGGAGATGGCACGGAAGGACAGAATAGCCGGGATCATTACCGTTATGTAAATCATGGAAATCCTATGAATAAGAAAGGGTGTTTTACTTTCGGGGAAGCGATCATCCCTATCGGCATGTTCCTTAAAAACGTAAAACCTCTTGGGTATAAGAGTGCAAGAAACGCTGTTGCTGGTGCATTCAATGCAGATGATTTCAATGCACAAGTTCTTGGGAATACCGCTTATGTGAGATATGGCATTATGGATTCTGACAGAGATAAATCCATGCAGCTTGCAGAACTTCGAAACGATTATGGGAATTACGCTACACAGTATTGGGTAACTTCTGCCGGCGTGTTCGATGATAATAAAACAGCCCTCACCTATCTAAACGATTTGTTTGAATCAATCAAGAATTTTAAATGTGATGGACTTGTAATCGAAGTTGATAACAAAACAAAACGAGAAGAATTAGGACGGTTGCCTAATGGGAATCCGCGTTACGCTATTGCTTATAAGAATCCCGACTGGCAAGAACGATACACGACAAAAGTTCAAAAAATCGAATGGAGCATTTCAAAAGACGGCAAAGCAAAACCTGTAATTGTATTCAGTCCGGTGGAATTTGACGGAGCGACTGTTTCACGATGCACCGGATATAACGCTAAATATATTACGGACAATCATATTTCACCAAATGCTTATATTGTCGTATCAAGAAGCGGAGATGTTATCCCTAAACATTTGGAAACGGTCAGTTACAGTGTGGAACTTTTTCGTGAAATGTGCGATGGTATGATGATTTGTCCTTCTTGCGGAAATCCGTTAAAATGGGACGAAACGCTTACAGATATTGTTTGCATCAATCCTGATTGCAAAGAAAAGAAAATAAAACAGATCGCTTATTTCTTTGCAACGCTTGAAACGGAAGAAATGCAAGAAGCCACCGTTAGAAAATTCTACGAAGGAGGACTTGATAGTGTAGAAAAGATTGTGAATGCAAGCGAAAAGGAATTGTCTCAAATTGGAGGAATAGGAGTGAAATTGTCCAAAAAGTTGCGAGGTCAATTCGATAAATATGCGGACAATGGAGTTCCCTTTGCAAAAATCCTTACTGCCTATAATGTGTTCGGTGGTGTGATAGGAGAAAAGACTTGTCAGATGATCTTTGATTCTTTGTCGGACGAAGATGTAAAAGTCTTGTTTAATGACGGTACATTACCCAACAAAACGCTTCTTTCTATTGATGGTGTTGCTGAAACTACTGCCGCTTCTTTTAATAATGGACTTGCAGTTTTCTTTAATATCATTGAAGATTCACCTTTCCCTATCTCTTATGTAAAAAACAATGTTGTTCTTGCGGACAATCCCGAATCAGTATGCTTTACAGGATTCAGAAATAAAGAATGGGAAGAAAGATTATCCAAAGAAGGACACAAGGTTGTTTCAGGAGTGTCAAAGAACACGACCATCCTTGTAACGAAAGACAAAGAAAGTTCTTCTTCAAAAGTGAAGAAAGCAAAAGAGCTTTCCATTCCTATTTTAACACCGGAAGAGTTTGAAATAAAGATGGGATGGAAAGAGAAATAGAAGATTGGATTAATGACTTCGAAGATGAAGAAGCCTACGATCCTAACGATGATGATCAGTTTGAATAGATAACTTGACACATTACTTTATGAGTAAGATTTACAGGGAAGTAACCTTTAATTTCACTAAAGCATTAAATAAGATGGAATTAAGGTCAAATTCCAGAAGTTTCATCTCCATGCGATGTGCAGAAAAGATTATTTCCCTACTTTTTGAAATCATATTTGATAAACTTGAAAGAGACGGAAAGGTAAACATAAAAGGATTTTGCATTATCAAGAAAATCAAATGTAGAAATGGAAAGTATTATTTTGAATTTATAGACAACAGAAAGAAATGATATGTATTATTACAGAGAAAAGGACTATTGGTATTTTGGTGCGTTGGAAAAATCAGTTTACAAGAACCTTAAACTGATTTCATCCTTTAAACGTAACGCTACCAATAAGGAAATATACATAAAATCCGACCCGGCAAAAGATTTCCTTTTAAAAGAGTTTATTTCCGACAACGAAATAGAAGAGGCTGATCCTCTTTCTATGGTTCGTGACGGTTGCAAAGCCGAAATAAAGCCTTACAAGGAACTTTTATCCCGAAAGGATATAGAACTATTGATAGACAATCTTCCTCTTTTAAAAAAGCCGAGAAGCTATCAAATGGACTATCTATATTACGCAGTCAATCACGGAAATCATATAAATGGCTCTTCAGTGGGGACAGGCAAAGCGCAACCGCTCGATACTCTTATTTGGACACCTAATGGTGCTAAAAAAATGGGTGATTTAAAAATCGGTGATAAGATTTTGGGTGTTAATAGTGGCATTCAAACTGTAACAGGAATTTTCCCACAAGGGAAAAAGAAATGCTACAAAGTAACCTTTACAGATGGGTCTTTTACAAAGTGTTGCGAAGATCATCTGTGGAATGTTTGTCTTGAAAAAGGAGGGCAAAGAATTTTATCATTAAAAGAGATAAAAGAAAAGGGACTAAGGAGGCTACCTAAAAATGGATTTTACGGAACTGGACAACATAAAAGTTACGGACTTTGGAGGTTTGCTCTTCCTATCATAGAAAAACCTATTGAATTTGATTCAAAAGAAGTTTTGATCGATCCTTACACATTAGGAGTTCTTTTAGGAGATGGATGTTTTGCTGGCTCTTTTATATCCATTTCTAATCCTGAAATAGATATAATAAATGGATTGGTGCTGCCAAAAGGGATGAAAAAATCATTCAAAAAGCAAAGGTCAAAAGCAATAGAAGTATGTTTGTCGGGGACGACTTATCATTGCAACCCTATAAAAAATGCGCTTAAAAAATATAATCTTTATGGGAAGCATTCTTACGAAAAGTTTATCCCCGAAGACTATCTTGTAAATGATGCTCAGGTAAGACTCGAAATTTTAAGAGGATTAATGGATACAGACGGTGCTGTTGGTAAACATGGTGCTGTTAGTTTTGAAGTAACCTCTTTGCAGCTTGTAAAAGATGTAAAATTTTTGGCGACAAGTTTAGGGTGTAAATGCTATAATATCCGTACCAAAAAATCATATATAGGGAAAGTTAGACATAGAGACTGCTATAGATTAACGATTTCAGCACCTAAATATTTAAATATTTTTAAAAATTGCAAGCAAAAGATCGAAAGATCATCTTTAAAAGAAAGAAGATATCTTACAAGAAGATTTTTCAAAGAGATAGAATATATAGGAGAGGAAGAAATGCAATGTATCTCTGTTTCAAATGAAAATAATTTGTACTTGTGTGATAATTTTATTCCTACGCATAATACAATTTCAACTATTTTTTATGCTGAAATGCTTGATCTTTTTCCTTGTATGGTAGTCTGTCCGGCTTCTGTAAAATCCGGTTGGTTAAGAGAGTGGAAAGAAACGAACCCAAACAGACGGGTATCTATCATTTCCACATCTTCCCCACCGGAAGATTTTGAAGCAGACGTGATAGTGATAAACTATGACATACTTGGGAAAAGAGTCACAAAAGAAAACGGGAAAACATCTCTTGAAATAAGATTGGATGGAATGAAAAAGAAATCATTCTCCCTTGTGGTAGCAGATGAAATTCATTTTCTCAAAAACAGAAAGTCCATCAGAAGCAAGTCTTTCAAAAAGCTGATACATAAAGTTCCTTCTGTAATAGGGCTTACAGGAACACTTATCATGAACCGTCCGGCAGAGCTTCTAAATATCCTGATGTTAATAGAAAGGATAAAGGAAATTGCACCGGACGACCAGTATCATCACTATTTCTTCGAAAGGTACTGCAACATGAAGGAAACGAATTTTGGTCTGGATATTTCGGGAGCATCCAATATAAAGGAACTGAACCGGCTTTTGGAAGAATGTTGCTATTTTCAAGTAAGCAAGAGGGATGCTTTGAAAGAGCTTCCTCCTATTTCGGAAAATGTTGTGGAATGCGAGATCACAAATAAAAGAATCTATAAAAAGGCAAAGGGTGATCTTTTGCAGTTCATTGAAGATAAGTTTAAGGACGAAGAAAAGGTTGAAAAAGCTGCAAGGGCAGAGTTCCTTGTAAAACTCTCGACATTAAAGCAACTGTCCTTAGAAGGTAAAGAAAAGTTTATAAAAAAATGGGTGGAAGAGTGGATGGAAGCAAACGAAGAAGAAAAACTTTTGGTATTCGCTTCGCAATCCACAATCCTTACAAAGATAGCCGAAGAGTTTAAGGAAGGGCTTCTTATTACAGGGGGCACTACCACAAAGAAAAGAGATGAAATTTTGCAAAAGTTTTTCTCACAAAAGGAAAGTAGGGTGCTTTTTGCAAATATAGGCTGTCTTGGTACTGGTGTGGACGGGCTTCAAAAGGTTTGTTCCAATATGGCTATCTTAGAACTTCCACCGCGTCCGAGCGACCTTGTGCAAGTTATAGGAAGATTGGAAAGAAGCGGGCAGGAAAATCCGGTTACGATCCAATACCTGCTATCACCGGAAACGATCGACCAAGACTTGTGGGAGATGCTGAAAGGAAAGAAAGATGTTACGGACATGTTAAACAAAGGATTCCAGGACGATACCAGTCTTATGATCCTTCAAAAGTATAAGAATGAGCGATAAACGAAAGGGAACACGGATCATTGAGGTTTGGACGGATGGAAGTTGCAATGCTAACCATCCCAAAAAACTGGGAGGTTCTGCCGTTTACATCAAATGGAAAGACAAGGAATATCATATAACCAAAGGACGTTCCTATACTACGACAGGAAGAAGGGAAACGGAAGCGATTCTTCTTGCACTTCGAGCGATAAAAAAGAATCTGAATGTAAAGGCAACCTTCTATATTGACAGCCAGTATGTTGCCAATCAGTTTCGTCACAAGTTCCTTGATTGGGCAAGGGAGAATCTTCATGTAGAAAATCAGGATTTGTGGGATGCTATATTTTCGGAAATGATGCTGCACAGGAAACTCCGCGTTTCTGTAAGATGGATAAGAAGCCATCAGAAAGACTATAGTGATCCTATTGTATGTGGCAATTTCATTGCAGACTATATGGCTAATTACAAAAATTTCAAAGAGTATGAAAAAGAAAATCATTTACAATAACTTGATCCCCTTTAAGGGATTTGCAGCTATAACGATCTTTCCATTCATTTTTGCAAGGAAAGAATACGAGCCTTTAGGGATGAAAACAATCATGCACGAGAACATTCATCTAAGGCAGCAGAAAGAGATGCTTATAGTATTCTTCTATTTGTGGTATGTGATAGAATGGATTGTAAGATTAATTCAATACAAAGATTCCCATGAGGCTTACAGAAATATTTCTTTTGAGAGGGAAGCGTATGACAATGAATATGATGATGAATATTTGGGCGTAAGAAAGTCTTATGAATGGATTCATTATTTGAAATGATAGCGGAAGCAAACGAAAAGAAGATGTTATGAAATGGAGCAAATATCAGTTGGACATTTTTGATGCTTACGAAAATACCAACAAAAACATAGTGATTGATGCAACTGCCGGTTCTGGCAAAAGCAGAACGCTCAAAGAGTTATGTAATCGCACGCCAGAAAACAAGTCATGTCTTTTTATGGCATTCAACAAGAGCATAGCGGAGGAACTAAGACAGAAACTTCCTTATTATGTCGATTGCTATACTTTCCATGCGCTTGGACTTCGTACAATGATGAAAAATTTCCGGTTCAAAGCAAAAGTGAATGACAGCAAATGTTTCAAACTCTGCACGAAGCTGTTCCAATACAAAAAGATGGAATTTAAAGAAAGAATGAAGTATTTTTTTGCGCTCCAGACATTATGGGAACAAGTGAGACTGTCTCTTTGCAAGATAAATGAAGAAAACATTGTTCCTATTACGATAGAATTTGATCTGGATTACGAAGAAGAAATGATTCCCGACCTTCTTGAAATTGAAAAGGCATGGAGAAATGATTGTACAAGGATAAACAACAATCTTGCTTTTGAAATAGATTTTGTGGATATGCTTTGGATTCCTTACACATTTTTAGAGCCGGAAAGTTTTCCGAAATACAATGTTGTGATGGTTGATGAGGCGAACGATACCTTTCTATTACAAAAAGAAATCATGCAAAATTTAATAAAGGCAAGAGGCAGATTCATTGCTGTAGGAGATAAAAAACAGATAATTTATTCCTTCATGGGTAGCGACTTGAATGTGTTTAATTCCTTAAAAAATAACCCTAACACGATTACACTTCCTCTTTCTGTCACATACAGATGCAGCAAAAGGATAGTCGAAGAAGCTAATAAAGTATTCCCTGGAACAGAATGTGCAGAAGAAGCAAAAGAAGGTATTGTCAGAAAAGGTGAACTAAACGAAGCTACCAGCGGAGATTTTGTTTTGTGCCGAAATAACCTTCCCTTAGTGGCAGCTTTCCTGCAACTCCTTAGAGAAGGAAAGAAATCATCTATAATGGGGCGTGATTTTGGGGAAAACATTTGCCGTCTGATGGAAAATCAAACCAGTCTTGACGATATGTACCTTCTATTAGATGATAAAAAGCAAAAACTTATAGAAAAAGGTATTGCGCCTGCCTCTGTGAAAAATCATCCGTCTTATGTTTCTTTGGAAGAAAAAGTGAAGATTGTGGAATTGCTATACGAATCGTATCAAGGAAATTTCTCTTCCTTAAAGGAAAGGGTTAGGAACATTTTCTCTGGTGACAAGAAAGGGATTATCCTATCCACTATCCATAAGAGCAAAGGATTGGAAGCTAACCGTGTTTTCTTTTTGAATCCAGAACTACTTCCGTCCAAATATGCAAAAACACCTAAAGCGTTGTACGCAGAAGAGTGTCTTAAATTTGTGGCAATTACAAGGGCAAAAGAAGAACTGGTTTACTGTCATATTAATGCGGATATTGACCTCCATAAGTAACAAAACATGCAAGGTGGAATGGCGTTGAAATGTTACTTTTAACAAGTGTTTACACATTTCACCTTGCTATGTAATAATATATTCTTACATTTGCAGCATCAAAAACAACAATTAAATTTTAGATTATGGGAATATGTGGATGGATTTGCACAGTGATTATATTTATTGCATTGTGCGTTACAGCTCAATCAATGTTTGAAGACTACCTTTCTTACAAGAGTGAAAAATTTGATAACGACGAAGAAGATGAAGAAAAAGAAGACTAAACTGTACATCATTGTACCTCGTGAGAATGGGAAAGTAACCCTTTTTTCGGCTGACAAAATAGAAGAACTTGTTCCTTTCCTTCCTTCAATGGAAGCAATAAAGACAAACGTAGAACTTCAAGTGGCAAAATGGGAAAGAGACCATTCCTACAAACCTCAACCGCTTACACTTAGCGTTCCTTTGGATATTTTCCTAAAAGTGAAAGCTATTACAGGTGGAAAATGGAATGAAATACCTATCAATCAAGGGTGCAATGGTGTTCCTTCGGTAATTTTAATTCCCAGCAAGGAGAAAACAGAGGAAGATGAACATAGTTGATGGGATCGTAGGGAATACTTTCATTGCTATAGACAGTGAAAAGCAAGCAATGAGATGCGACCAGATTCAAGAAGAAGGAAAGCTCGCGCTGACTGTTTCTTTGAAAAACTCGCATAGATTTGGAAGAAGTCTTTCAGAAGCTATAAAATATGACTACTCCTATGTTGTGGAATGTATTTTGAGCACAGGCGACAGTTTTAGAGCCACAAGCGGGCTTCTTTTAATGGATATGTGGGGAGATTGGGTCACAGTTCTAAAATCGGAAGGAATACCGCTTTTTTCTTATGATTTTTCCGAAGATAGTAAGCAAGCGAAAGACTTTCTTTTTATAGAAAAAGTAAACTTCCTTCCACTGCCGGAAATTATTTTTAATCTTAAAACAGACGACCCTTCCCAAAACTTCGTTGTTCTTCCTAAAGGAAGTGACGGATGTGATTACACAAAAGGGATAGTAGTTCAATCGTTATTTAAACAGTGATAACATGTATTTTGAATCAGTTGTAAATTATTGGACGGATAACCCGGATGGTTTCAAACCTCCAAGAATCCAGGTAAAGAGACATCTTCTTATTAGAGGTTACACCTATACGGAAGCGGAAGCAGTGTCCATAGAATGGGGGACAAAAGAAACAGAGGAAGAAATCAAAATATCACCCATTAAGGAGCTATCCATTTATACAGTGATAGAAGATGATTCTGCTGGCAAATTCTTTAAGGTTGATGTTCTTTACCCGGAAGAAACACCTAAAGGGAAAATCAGAATACAAAAGGTCTCTTTAATGGTTCAATCCGCATCAGATGTAGAAGCGATCGAGGTTGTAAAGAAGTATTTCGATTTTCTTCCTACAAGAGATGAGTTGGTAATTAAAGCTGTTACATTAACGGAAATCGAAGAATATCTTAAAACAGACGAATAAATGAATGTACTTAGTTTATTTGATGGAATGTCATGCGGACAAATAGCATTAAAGGAATTGAATATTTCCGTTGGCACTTATTATGCTTCTGAAATAGATAGATTTGCCATTGCACAAACACAACTCAATTTTCCCAATACAATTCAAATAGGTGACGTTAAGAAAGTGAATGTATTGGATTTACAACCCATTGATTTATTAATAGGGGGGGGGTCTCCTTGCACCAATCTTTCATTTGCAGGGACAAGAAAAGGTCTTTGTACAAAAGAAAATATTGAAATCCTATCGCTCGATCAATACATTGAACTAAAAGAACAAGGCTTTGAATTTGAAGGGCAATCCTATTTATTTTGGGAGTACATGAGAATACTTACAGAAATAAGAGAATACAACCCCAATATATTGTTTCTATTGGAAAATGTAGAAATGGGAAAGAAATGGGAGTCTGTTTTTAATAAAGCCATTGGAACGCAAGGAATCCATATTAATTCATCTCTTGTATCTGCTCAAAACAGAAGAAGGATTTATTGGACAAACATAAATGACGGAAACATTCCGCAACCTAAAGATGAAGGATTGTTTTTAAGAGATATATTGGAAGATGAGGTGGATGAACACTTCTTTCTTTCTGAAAAGGCTCTTAAAGGGATCGAACTTCACAAAGAAAGAAACAAAGAAAAGAAAAACGGGTTCGGTGCAGACATAAGGAATCCTTCTGACAAATCCCAAACCATACGAGTAGGTGGAAAAGGCGTATATGATTTGGTAAGTATTCCTTCAAGAAAAGTAATCCAGTTGAACAAAACAAATGAATTTGGGAAACAACCAAGACAACAGAACAGTATATATGATCCACAAGGAATATCCCCTGCGGTTTTGACAAACATGAGTTGTGGGAGTCATGCTGTGTTAGATAATTTCTGCATACGAAGACTTACTCCTACTGAATGCGCAAGATTGCAAACCATTCCTGAGTGGTACAAATGGCAATGCAGCAACACTCAACAATACAAGATGCTGGGTAACGGCTGGACAGTAGAAGTCATAAAGCATATATTTAGTTATATGATAGAATAAAAAAACAGTTTTGTATTTTCCATAGTAATTTAAGTTAGATGATTCGCAAGGGAAAGATGGTTTGGGAAAATAATCTTTCCCTACTTTTCACAAGTACAATTTAAAAGCAACAAGACATGAGCAGAAAGAAAGAAACAGAGCTTCAAAAACTTATTAGACATATCAATTCCATAGATCGTCCGTTTGAGTTTTGCGACATCTCCAAATGCAATTTATTCTTTAACGGTACACTTAGAAAAACTATTACCTATCTTTACAGGGCGGGATTTATAGAACGGATTGAAAGAGGACGTTATAAACGCCTTAAAACAATCCCGGAGAATATAACTACTGTGGAGTTAGAAAAAATGGCTTACAAACGATAAAAGATATGGAATTTTCGACAATTTGCATTGTATTACTGGGAATAATAACGGTTTTCCTATTGGGGACTGTATTTGTTCTTTGGTTGAGAGTTAAGAACTTGAGACACTACTGCATGGCAATAGATTCAAGAATTGATTCTGTAAGACTTAACTATCTTATCGGTTTTAGAAATATCTTGATCCAGCAAGAAAGGTTTGAAGATGTGGAATACATAGATGAACTGATCAAAGATGAATATCCCGGTATAAACCTAAAGAAAGTGACGGTAGACGATATGATTAATTTGCTATAAACTTTTAAAAATCAATTGATTATGGAGATTAAAGTAAAAAGAATAACACCTATTGATTATCCCTATACAATAGGAAAGATGTACATTGATGAGACTTATTTTTGTGACACCTTGGAAGATCGTGTAAGAGACAAGGACAAGTCCGGTAAATTTGACAACGGGGAAACAAAAGTATATGGCGAATCCGCTATTCCTTACGGACGATACAAAGTTGTTGTAAATATGTCTCCCCGGTTTAAAAGAGAACTACCCTTATTGCTGGACGTCCCTCATTTTGAGGGTATTAGAATCCACAGAGGGAATACAGACAAGGATAGCTCCGGCTGTATTCTTGTGGGGGAAAACAAGGTGAAAGGGAAAGTTATCAATTCCACACCTTATGAACAAAAAATTGTTGCTATTCTAAAAGAAGCACAGGACAAAGGGGAAGATATTTGGATCACAATTGAGTAAGAAATATATACCTGTATAATTGTTTATAGTTAATCGAGTTGCAAACCCATTAAAAGAAAGGAGGTGAGAGCATGAAATAGCAAAAATCTATTCTAAATTCCTCTATGAACAAATCTAAGTTTTAATAAAGGAGGATGCCGAAAATCCTTAACAGAGTAGGTACATTAACAATCTCGTTGTTAGTAAATTACGTTAATCAAGAAAGGGCTTTGAACACAATCTGTAAAAATCGGTTCTTAGCCCTTTCGTCTTTAAAAACTAATAGTATGCCTTACGAAAAGAAGAATATTGAAACTCCCAAAAAGAAACCTATGATCATTCCGGTAAAGAATGCTGTTCCTGCTTGGACAAAGACAAAGGTACGGAACATTATGCGTGATTCCAAATATCCCGAACTTCATGGAGAGATGTATCTGGGTTAAGAATAAGCCCGGAAAATAGTTTTTGTATTGGGTATGATCGACCGGTCGTATTTTGCTTTTAGTCTAAATAGGATTTCTCTTTGAAGGGCTGATTCCTGGTTTTTCAATTTCAGTACCGTTCCCCTATAATCCGATACAGTCCATTTCCCGTCTTTCTTTTCCAAAAGAGACAGACGTGATCTCATATCCCCGTTTACAAATACTTTTATAGATGGGGATATTTTTATTTTCGCGTCCTTTACGTTTACCAGATACTTTTTCAGTTCCGGCAGCATTCTTTTCCTTCCATCACTGCCTGCATCACCTTCCAGATACTTTATAAACTTTTCTACTCCTTTTATCTTCCGGTCTATGCTTTCTTCTTTTTCTTCCGACAGAGCTATTTTCAAATTCCGTCTTGTAATAGGTTTTATGATCGTCCTTCCCCACAGGAACCCGTTGGAAGGACAAAGCTCATTAAACCTTTCCACTCTTTTTACATAGAGGTTTATCTTTCTTTCCTTGTTCGTCATAGCCTCCCTTTCTTATTTAAGCCGTAAAGCCTTTAATCTGTCCTTTACAGAGGCTTTTCTTTCGTCATCTATGTAGGTAGCTTCCTGTACTTCATAAGGCGTCATTTCGTCCAGGAACTTCTGGTTTTGCTTTTCCAGCTCTTCCCAATTGGCCGCACGGATCAGATCACCCGGAAGCATGATCTTTTCCCTACCCAGAATAGTTTTATTGAAGCCGTTAAAGTCCTTATAGTAGCTTGTTGCAAGCTGATGCACCAATACAGTGGGGTCAAGACCTGATTTTGCAGCGACGAGACCTATTATAATAGAATTGATGGGAAGTGTACGGAACACACGAGAAACGTTTTCCTGCCCGTGCAAAGTAGCGACAATGTCTATTTTCCCGTCTACAGTCAGCTTTAGTTCATTGCCTTTTACTTCTTTCCGGGCTTGTTCGAGCATGTTTCTTATTTCCCGCTCGAATATCAATGCCTTTTCTTCCTTTTCTTCTGCAAGGTATTTTTGATACCGGTGCTGTAGGTCTATTATGATAGTGTTTATGATCTGTAGCCTACCGGCTTCCGTTGCCACCTTATATTGATTGGATGAAGCAAGAAATACGGCACGTTTGCTTTCGATTTCCGCTTTCTTTTTGGCGAAGATGGCTTGCAGTTCCTTTTGGGTAAGTTTTATCTTCTTTTCTTCCTTTAGGATTTTCTGGACATCATCAACGCCGTTCATCTCCCCAAACAGTTTCACGATATAGAACATGATCTCCGGCGTGACGGAAGAAAGCATTTCTTTTCGATAAATGTCGTTGAATGCCTCTTTGCACCTCTTTATTTCTTCTATGAGAGGCATAACATACATTTCTTTATGTCGTTGTGCTTTCTTTACGTCCGATTCTTTTCCACCGTGACGAAGGATAAAACCCTTCGCAGAATAACTTTTCAAATCGGCTGTAATCTCCTCCCCGTCTTTACCTTCAAAGACAAAGAAACGGTAAGACGATTCAGAAAGTGCCCTTTCTGCCGTTTCCAAAGCGACAAAAGCGTTTTTTAGCTCACTGGAAGCGGTCTGGATCACTTCTGGAGCTTGTTCTATTATTTCCACAAAGTCCTTTTGGGAAATAGCCGGTAAATCTTTATTAGTAAGTTGTTTCCCCTTCTTCATTATTCAATTCCTCTATTTGAGATTTAGAAAGCTGTGCACTATTATATTCAAAACATTCTGATTTGTCCACATAGGGACATTCGATTCTGTATCTACAGTTATCGCAAACTATAGAAGGTTTGTCTACAGACTTTTGTAGTTTCATTTTGACAAAAATTTAATGGTTGTTCTTATTATGTGGCAAAACTACACTAAAGAAAGGACAAAAACAAAAGTCCTTACCTATACATCGCGTACCGGTAAGGACGGCAAATAATAACATAAACTAATTAAACTACTAAATACCAAATAATAACATAAACTAACAATATATGACAAACATAAAATTTTCTACACATAGCAAAGATAGTATAATTCTTTTCTTTGGAAAGACTAAACACTTTCAAAAAATGCAACCGCTTTAAGCTGATATATTTTCAACTTTTCCCCGTTCTCTATTTTGTAGCCGACATACACTAATTTATAAAGGAACTGATAAAAGTTGCCCGGCAAAAATTTCTTTTTGTTTTTCTTTAGGATATTCTTCACAAAATACCCTTTGCAGAAAAAACCTTGTAATTTTCTTGAATCGTTCAATAGAAGCACATTCACAATATCTACAGATTTGTTCAAATAGAAGCACGGCACGCTGGCATTGTATTTCCATGTTACAAACTTAACATTGTCTTTTGTGTAATACTTCATTCTATTCTTTCCTTTTGTTCTTTCCTTATCTGCCTTTTAGAGACAAACAAGGAAAGGAATTTGTTTAACCGGATCATAGCGTTACATGCTTTCGTTTATCTTTTGTAATACACTTTGCAACACACTGTCGCCGTTGAAAGTTGTTTCTATTATAGTATTTGTATTTCCATCACCATAAGTAAACACTATTTTCCCGGTTTTATCATATAGCTTTATATCCTGTATAACTTTTAACTCTTTTGGGCTATCCTGTTTTACTTTAGATATGATACTTTCCAGGTTAAGTCCGGTTACCTCTAACATATCGTCCGTATAGTCCGAGACATTAAAATCAAAATAGCTTTCATTCTCTTTATTCTGGACAAAGTTATATGCTTCAAATTCATTTTTAAACGCCTTTTCTTTTCCGTTCTTAAATAGGTGGAATGTTTGTGTGTTTGGTTGCTCCCAATGATAGCCTTCTTTCTCCAAGAAGAAAAATACTTTGTTTGTAGCATGTCTTTTTAAATTTATCAAAGATTGCTCCAAAAAATCAGAGAAAGGAATGCTTGTATTTATATCCTTTTCTATATGAACGCCTACTTTTGTATTTATCTCTAAAATTTCTGTATAAACCCAAATGCGAACTTCACGTATAAAACTGTCACCGTCTTTGGAGACACAAAAAATATTGTTGTCTTTGTCTATAGTGACACTCAAACCTTTGCTATTCAAATATTCTATCACTCCATCTAAAGAACACCCGGTAAAATATTCTTTTTCGCTTGTTTCCGTTACGTTTGCAACACTTTCTTTGCTCTCCTGTAGGTTTGTATCATTTTTATTTTCCGACGTTCCTACAGGCTTAATATCTGTGTCCGGTTCTTTTGTTTCTTTTCCACAATAAACAGACGTTAACTTATCCGGGAAATAATCGTTCTTATCTCTAATTGAATTAAAATAATTAATTTTGTTATCAATCATAAAACAGTTGTCACAGTTGTCAGAGACAAAAGAAAGTTTACAATAACTATATTCTTTTGTAAAATATATTTCGCCGTTCCAACCGTCCAGACAAGAAAGTACTTTACTTAATCTATTATCTGATCTATAACTAAAATTAGACGGTTCAGACAATTGTACAAACAATTCTCCGTATTTACCATCTGTGTCTCCTTTTCCTAATTCTGTGATATAATTCACTCTTAATCGGTCTGATCCTTTTTCTATCTCGAAAGAAACAAATTCTGAAACTTTAGATATAGTTTTTAAGTCCTTTGTGAGCTGTTTGTTGTCCTTAACTGTCAATTTTAATTCCTTGTATAAAATAGGGTAAACGCCCTCTATATTTACATTCTTATTGAAATCATTGTAACGACACTCAAATATTTCACCTTTATCCGTTACGATCGTTACGACTATTTGTCCCTCTTTGTCGTCGCTACCAACAATAATATGACATTCTTTCCCTACCAACTTTTTAAAGATATCAAAAGATATACATACATACTTACCCCAAACACCGGAAAAATTGGATATTTTCACATTTCTACTTTTGCAGATAAAAGAATCAGTAGCATATATTTTGCTTAAATTTATATCTATCAAAATATTGTTATCAATATATCGACTTGAATTTTTGGTTTTTACAGTTAGAAACGTTTTGTCTTTCTTATTAAATACAATATCAAAAGAACAAATACAATTATCCTCGCTTTCTTGTACCTGATTTCCTTCTTTGACAAATTCTAATTTTTCTTTGGCGCCGGACAACTGTTTGAACCTTTCCAAATATTCAAACAGTTTGACTATATCAAAACTGCATTTAAAATTGCCTTTTTCAATAGAGACAATATTATTAGACACCTTACATACATAAGACACGCTATTTATAAAAAAAGAATCAATATTTGAATAATAAGGACTTTTTGTGTAGTATTTTGTCGCTTGTTCTTTTTCTTTCTCTGTTAGTCTTTCTGCTTTCCCTTGCTTTGTTTCAAGGCTTTCGCAGTTTGCGATATAGGCGTAAACGTCTTTCAATGTATATACGCCCGGTTTTTCGTTTTTAAAAAGTTCTTGGAAGTATGTTTTTGCAATTGCCAACAATTCTACAAAAATTTCCATAAATAAAGTATCTGTGTTATTATTAGTTGCTTTCATTTTTAATATCTCCTATTAGTTTATATTATTGTTAATAAATTGTTTATGCTTTATAAATTGATTGATAAAATAGGTAGGGTCATTATTCCCTACCTTTGTCCAGGTTCGTTACCTCTATTCCTTCTGGTAGGGTGTTACTGCACACAAGTTCGTTGATTAAATCAGAAGGAACCTTTTTGCAGCAATCTAACCAGTTAAAACAAAGCTCGTTTCTATGATCGTAAAGGGTAACGTTATCCCAACTTATGCCGAAAGAGACAACCGCCTTTTTTACTTCGTAAATTCTTTTTGCTTTTTCTACACTTTTGGCAAACTCTTTTTCAATCTCTGCAAGTTCTTCTAACCGTTTCTTTGATCTTGCAATTTCTTCACGCACTTGTTTCATTTCTTTTGTCGCGTAACCATGTTTAAACAAATAGGCCATGTCGTTACACTTTTCTGCGTCAAATTGCTTATAAACTTTATCCTTATTTTCAATTTTCAAAGTTAAGCCCGTTTTTGCTTCCATTTCCCGGATAGCTTCTTTTGCTTGCTTTTCCCAAGCATCAGCAACGCCCAAGTGAAAAACAAGGTAGTGAAATAAATCTTTGTTGTCTGAAGCGTTACGTAATATTTCGATAGCTTCCAAATTAGAAATATTATACATTTCCGCTATTTGTTCATTTGTTTTGCCTTCATTGATATGAAAGCGAATGTCATCTATAAACATTGGTTGTCCCAAATGATTAAAACCATGTAACCGATTAAATTTTTCAAGTTCCGGCTTAAAATAGGCAATTACATCAGCAATCGCGCCACTTATATAAGTGTAAAACCTTCCATTTCTTTTTTTAACCTTAATTTCGCCGGTAAAATTAAAGGTTAAATGTCCGTTTTTGCAATCATCATTTAACCCAATATAGTAGGCAAAGGAATAACATTTACCGCCTTCAAAAAGATAATCATAGACTTGTGTGTCCTCTTTAAAGAACTTAGAAAATAATCCAGAGAAACCAATACGATTTACAGTTATCTTGTTTTCGTTGTTATTTACTGTAGTTGTCATAGCTTTATTGCGTTTTGTCAAGGTTTGCGCACCTTGTTTAATTAGTTTAGTTAGTTGCTTTATTAATAAGTTAAAATTTGTACTTTGTACCCGTCTTTCCCGGAAAATTGATATATTTCGCTTGTTGCTTCTACATATTCGCTTTCGATTATGTCTGGACAGCCTTTCACTTTTCCGTCAAAAGAGTAGGTTTTAAGCTCCTCAATAAATTCTGCACAATCACCCTGTAATAGGGTTAATCCACCACCTCCATTGCCCAAAGTTGCTACAACAATAGTATTGTTGTTTTTCAGTTCAGTGGCAATAAATTCAAAAATTTGTTCTTTTGTTCTCATGATCTTTATTTGTTTATGTTATTATATTGTTATTACTTGTTTTCTTTGATACAAATGTAACACTTTAATGTTACATACCAAAGG